GTCCAAAAGCCCCCTGGCCACTCACGCTCCCAGCGCTCCCGCTCGAGCCGCCCACCCCAATATTGACAAGGGAGCCCCCTGCTCCACCGGGTCCGGATGTCCCGCCAGCCCCAAAATTGCCCGCGGCTCCGGCAGAGCCTCCAGGACCTCCTGCACCGCCTGAACCACCAGATCCACCACCACCGCCGCCTGAACCGGCATTCAGGTAGGGGACGGGAGTTGGAAAAATCTGACCTCTTTTGTACTGCCCGCCGCCGCCGAAACTGTTTGGGGCGTTGCTACCCTGCCCTCCGAAACCACCCAAGGCGGTCCCGGTCGGGTCGCCAATTTGAGCGCCTTGACCCGCATTACCGCCCGTCTGGCCGCTCCCAGGGGAGCCATTGTTCCCTGGTACGTCTGCCGGAGAAAGTCCCGCGGAACCACCGCCGCCAGCTGACGTAGTCCCTGCTCCGCCGCCCGTAGCCGCAGTTGAGTTGTTCGCCAAGAGAATTCCGTTGACGCCTGAAGCGCCTCCGGAGCCGCCTCCGCCACCACCAAAACCCGGCGAGCCGGAAGCGCCAGTAGAGCCGGTGGAGCCCGCCAGACCTGGCCACCCAGCCCCATTGACAGGGGCAGGCGTAGGGGCAGGAATGTAAGGAGGCCTCGGCGCGGGAACGGCCGCTGCACCTGAAGGCCCAGGCGTCCCTGCGGTCGGGGCAAGCGCTGCCGCCACCGCTGTAGCGGTTCCGTTCAGTGTTCCGAGGGTCTGACATGCAATCACTACCTGGCCAGAGGCGCCGCTACCGCCCGAGGCTCCAGGCGAACCAGAGCCGCCTGAACCGCCATTACCGCCCTGCCCGCCCATGCCGCCGATGCCACCTGTACCACCGGTTCCACCTGTTCCGCCGCGACCACCAGATCCGCCGCCACCACCGCCACCACCGCCTGAATACGCGTTGACAGTTGTCGAAGGGTCGATCTGGACGACAACAGCCCCGGAGTTACTGCCTGCTGAGCCATTGGACCCGGCTGAAGCGGCATTACCCGCTGACCCGGCGTTGCCGGGGGTTGCTGCCGAAGCTGCTAACGCTGCCACGCCAGCCCCGCCCGCAGTGCCAGCCGTATAGTTCGTGCCTGCCGAGCCGAGAGACTGGCAGCTGAGGTTGGAAATCGTTTTTGCGTAAATAAATACGGCACCGCCGCCAGCCCCTCCTGACCCAAAGGTACCGCCAGGCCCTCCCGCCCCGCCAGCGCCGCCCGAGGTGCCGGCAGGACCAGGAGATCCCGCCCCACCGGTACCCCCGCTTCCGCCACTGCTCCCGGCACCCCCGCTTCCGCCAGGCCCTCCGCCCGCGAGAAGAACCCCAGGAGCTCCCGGGTTGGAGTAGCCGGGTGGGCCCGATCCACCGCTGGAACCGCTTGCCGGCGTCCCGGAAACCCAGTTTCCTCCGCCGCCAATGGGGGTGGACGGGTACCCTGGAGAGTTTGCAGATCCACCAGCCCCACCTCCGCCGCCACCAAATCCGGAGCCACCTGGGCTTCCGGTGTTTCCAGTCCCGCCTGTCCCGCCCGGAGTTCCGTTACCGCCCGGAGTCCCGGACGTCCCTGTAACACCTGTGTTTCCATTACTCCCAGCAGAGCCACCACCGCCGAGAAAAACTTTTTCGAGCGTCGCGCTGCCTGTCGCCGCACCGGCAACACCGGAAACCGCACCAGCAGAGCCCCCGGCGGCGCTCACGATGGCCGCGGTTTGAACTGTGTTGCGTCCGCCAGCAATGCCTTCGCCGCAGCCCGACTGCACGGATGCTCCCCGATAGCCTTTACCGTCGGCGTGAATTTTACCGCCTCCAGAGCAGTCAATGGACCGCGCGAAAAAAGCAACAACACCGCCCAGAGTGCCGTTGAAAGCAGAGCAGGTAAGGTTGGAGGCTGCCGGCATTGTGAGATTATTGAACTCCGGCATGCGCATGAGCATGACTTTCTGCGAGCCGATGCTGGAGTTGTCCGTGTCACCGTAAAGCTTTTGTACCGGGGTTTTCAGCTTAAGCGTTCCCGGCGCAATCACCTCGTCTATCACCACGTACTCAAAATTTCCCACATTGGAATTGTTGGAGACTGTGCCTTGAAGATTGATAAGAAGGCAGCAGTCTCCAGCCTTAAAGTCGGTGATGACACCGGGCGAGAGAATGCCAGTGATGGTGATTTGAAGCCAGGATATGGCTGTCACAGTCGCCGCTGGAGCATCGACCGTTCGCGTGTAGATGGCATTACTGCCGCTGCGCGTTGTGTTGATATCCTGCGTCCCGGACCAGGTTACGTCTCCGTCCACGCCCCTTCCGAACGTCGGAAAGGGCACCGCACTTTGAACACCAAAAGCGGCACGGTTTTGCGTGAAAGATGCGGGATCAGTGGCTTTAATCGACGGCATGAAGCGGCCTCACTCAAAGTATGAATCCTGATCGAGGTTGTCCGTGCCGCCCGCGTAATCAATACCAGCAGCAGGACCTACGCCCACAACGCCTGTGAAAGTTGTCTGCAGAATTCTATTATAGCTACCGGTCACGTAGACACAAGTCACCGGGTCGTCGTTATCGACCTGGAAAAAGCAGTCCTTTATGATCGCCCTTGTCTCGGGCATCTCAACAAGGTTTCCGCTGGTTTTCCCCGAGATCACGGTGAGATCGCGTAGCTCTGACTTTGCAGCAAGGCTGAGACTTCCGCCCACACCGATGGTGAGTTTTTGGGCCCCATACTTCCCAAGCAGAAGGACTCCGGCAGGCACGACCAGTGCTGCGGTGATGGTGATATCATCCTGAAGACAGATGATCCCACCCGCCCCGTCGAGCGATGTGAGCGAGTTGGCAAGCTCGGTTGCCGTGGAGACGAGGACTGTTGGGTAGCCGTCTGAGATGCCTCCGCCGGCGCCTGATGTAACGATGGAATTTGGTGTGGGCACGGATCACCTCTCGAAAGTTTCAATTTTTCAAAGTTCGCGCGCGTTGAGTGTTCGATATGTGCTTGGCGCCGTGCCTGTGCCAGCCGTCACGTTCCAGAAGACCTCAATCAGGTTCTCACCCGCGGGGACGGGTACAACGGTTCTACAGGAGACCGTCTGCCTGTAGCCTGCGGTGGAAACCGTGACGTCGCTTTCGGTGAAGCTGTAGAAGACGCCGTTGACACAGAGAATAAGCGCTGTAATCGCACCAACGTTATTGTTGGTAACGACACAATGGTAGGCGATCTCAATGGGATTTCCCGATGTTTTTATAACCGTTGTGAGGTCTGGGAGAGGCGCAAGGGCGGTTCCTGAGTATGAGGGACCGTTCAACGCTCCGACTGCTTGTGAGACTGGTTTTAGGGTTCGATAGGCGGCCGGCAGTGTCCTTAAATCACCGATGGACGACGCTACATGAGAGACGCTTTGGTGTCTCATAGGGCCTAGTGCTTCGTAGGAGTGGAAAGGCGTGATGACGTCCACGCAGTCAAAGAGCATGGATACGGCGGAACCAACCTGTCTCGTGACTCGCAGCTTGTGAAAGCCCTGTGGAAGGTTAGTGACGCGCACCATCCACGTTCCCTGGTCCCCAGTTCCTGTAACCACACCCGCGGCGCTGAATGCGAGGCCTGCGCTTGAAAAGATGGCTTTCGAGGACGCCCCGTTCGGTCCGGCGTTCAGCGCAAAGCCGTCAACAGTAAAGGCAAAGTTGACGTCAGAGTCGTCGGCGTAGCTTCGGAATTCAAAACCACTCCCGTAAAAAGTAATCTCGCCATACGAGTCGTTGGCGGTTGCTCCGAAATAAAAGCTTCCGCTGTTGCCGTAGTTGTAATTGACCTGGGTAAATGTGCCGTTATAGAAGGCCTCACGGTGGTATGTTTTTCGGATCACCCCCGTTGATACGCTAAAGGCTTGGTGGAGGTTGTTACTCACAAAGTTTGCAAGTATGAAATACCGGGCCAGGGCTTGAGCCCCCGCCGGAAGGCTGGGTGTGGCAGGAGTATATACCCGGAAGCCGACAAACCCAGGGCGGTTGGCTGTCGCTGCCACGTTCAACCGTATTTCCACAGTATGCGTGCCGTACGGTAGGCCACTGGCGATCTTCTCTATTCGTGAGAGCGTGCTTCCGGTGCTCGATAGAGTCCCGACAAGAGTTCTGTCGATATAAACCTGACAGCTATCGACAGCGGCGTTCGCAGTGTCCGCACGAATAATATCGAGCCCTACGCCTACGAAGGTTATGAAGATGCTACCGCTGGTATTTATCGTAAAACAGTGGACGTTGTTGCCCGGGTTTGCCCTTGCCAGAAAGCGCCCTTGGACAGACGTGCTGTTATCGTCAAGGATCGTCGTCTGACTTTCCGTGGGGCCTCCAAACGAGATGGACAGAAATTCGCCGAGGTAATACTCACGCCTTGTCTCCTCCGTGCCGTGATCGGTTGAGGTGAGGTAGGCTGCCGAAGCTCTGGTCGGTGTCAAGGCTCTGCCGATGGAGCCGTCCGACTTCTGGTAGACCAGCACATGACCGCCACGACCTGCGAGTGTCCCGGACTCAAATCCTGAGTTGTAGGTAAAGCTGCCGGCGGAAACCTGAAGTTTTTTTGTCCCGTAGGTTGTTGTAGCAGGCATATACGAGGTGGCGTTGGTGACGACCTCAAAACCGTAAACGTGAAGGTTTGTTCCGTTGTTTTGCGTGAGCCTGATTGTGTGGATGCCCAGCGATAGGTCTCTCGCCACATTCACCATTGAGTAGGTCGCATAACCTCTCGAGTTCATAATTCCGCTGTTGGTGGACAGATCCCAAATGAGAGTTCCCGAGGCAACACCGTCAATAGTAACAGCTACACTTCGCTCGTTCCCGTTTCCTGTTACGGTAAGGAGGTTAAGTTCAGTGCCATAAAAAGTGATCTCTACCGCTTCACCATTAGCAGCGCCCGATGTAGTGCTTACGTAGCTGCCGTTCGCTCCAGTCTGAGTAATCCAATTCCCGATAAAACGCAGCATGTCATCAAAGTCGTTCACAGCCTTGAAGACTGGCTTGTCAGGCGTAACGACCTCGGCCGGCATCCGAATGAGCGACGCGACGATGATACGCCTCGCGCCATGTTTTGGCAGACCGTCAGCAGTAAAATCAGTGACCGTTCCACGGCCTGTGACAATACTGTTGGGCGCAGCGATCCTTGGGAGGTCCGTATAGGTCTCGCTTATGAGACTGACTGGCACCGGAGGTAAAATTTCAGACAGAAGAGCCATAACTTGCACCCCATAGTTTACTTAGAATACGCCCCACCCTCTTGATCCGGCCATATAAACGAGCTGCACCTTGCTCCCGCTTACGTTGCAGACCAAATTTGACGCTGCACCTTCGATCTGACTTCCGTTGCGCGCGACGGTGAGGTTGTTCGTACCCCACGTGCTTTGTCCGTCCCAGATCTCCACCTCATCGCCGACTGAAGGCGCTGGAGGAAGAGTTAGCGTAAAAGGTCCCCCTGAAGTGTTTGCGATGATTCTGTCGCCGTCGACCAGATCATACGCGGCAGTCTTTACCGTTGGCGTTGAAAGCCCCCCACTGGCTGCAATCGGTGTCGCATCCGAGGACATCGCCGGGTTGATCTGAATGTCTGTCGAGCTTCTTGCGAATCCGACGGGCACGATATATTGATTCAGTGTTGTTGGTCTTGTGGCAGTAAGATCGCCTGCGCTTGCGGGATCGGCATAATATGTAAGACCTGGAGTCAAACCAGCAAACCCGGTCATAGGTCCTGCACGCTGAACGGTAACTGTCGCACCGGAGAGGACAGTGGACTGCACAAAACCTATAGCCTGAGAGCGAATGGCGGCAAGCGTGGCGTGCCCGGCATTGACCAGGTAGAACTGACCTTGTGTTCGGCCCGTATCCCCCGCAGCATTGCCCGGCGAAAGATAGACCAATTCATTTGCCGTAAGGTTCTCACCAGCCAAACCTGATATGGTCTCGACGCCCGATTGCAACGAAACAATCGAACTGTCGGGCGACATCGAGGGGTTTACCTGGATCTCAGTTGCCGAGATTGCAAGTCCAACCGGCACAACCCAGTGGCCTAAGGTGGTCGGTCTCGTTGCCGTCAAGGCGCCAGGAGTTGAAGGGTCAGCATAGTAAAGCAGACCGGCTGTCAGTGCACTGAAGCCGTCCATAGGCCGGGAAAACTGAACGGATGCGGTGTTTCCTGCAGTCACAGTGGTTTGCACAAATCCAATTCCCTGGCTTCTAATTGCCGCCAAGGTTGAGTTGGCATTCCCTGCGTCACACTTATGGACCTGACCGAGCGTGCGCCCTGTATCACCGTTGGCGTTTCCGGGACTGATGTAGACCAGCTCATTAGCTGCCAGATTTTCGCCAGCAGTGAAATCCAGCGTGGGTGCCGTATCAGCTTCAACCTGCTGTGTTCTCGCAGCCATGGCGGGGTTGATCCAAAGCTGCGTAACGCTCGTGCCGAGACCTACCGGGACACTCCACTGCCCAACTGTCACGGGTTTCGTTGTCGTCAGTGCCCCAGGCGTGATGGGATCGGCATAGTAGACCATTCCCACGAGAAGCCCGACAAATCCACCCTTCTCGCCCGCCAGCTGAGCTTGCGAGGCGTTGCCCGCCGTGGCCGTCACCGTACAGATGCCAATTGCTTTGGCCCTGATTTCCGCGAGAGCGGGGTCTGCATTCCCAGCGTCGCACTTATAGAGCTGCCCCTGAGTCCGCGCCGTATCGCCAAGCGCTGTGCCGGGCGAAAGATAGACGAGATCGCCTTCGGTAAGGTTTTCCCCTGCTGTCGCGGTGAAAAAGTAGGTCAGCGCGTTGGAGCCGCCACTCGACGGCCTGAGCGGCAAAACCATGAGCTGCGTGGCGCTGAGGGCAAATCCGACAGGGTTTGAAAAGTAGGGGGCGGTCGGCTCTGTGACTGTAAGAGCGCCGGCCGTATCCTTGCTCACAAAGTAGTAGGCGCCCGGCGTAAGGCCGCTCAACCCTTCGACCGGACCGACAACGCGCACCGTGAAGTTATCAGCATCGGTGACTTCTTTGACAATCCCCTCGGCCATGGTGTAGCCGCTATCGGCCTGAGCGAGCTGCCAGTCGGTCCCATCAAAGTAAACCGGCTGGCCTACAGTGAAGCCGTGTGCCACCTGATTTGCATCAAAATCGGTTGGGCTGGCCACGACCTCAATAAGCTCAGCATCTGATGACATTGAAGGGTTGATGTCGAGCTGCGTGGCGTTGCGAGGCACTCCGACAGGGACAAGCCATTCGCCATCAGCCGTCGGCGCAGTTGAAGTGATCGCGCCTGGAGTGGACGGGTCCGCGTAATATTGAATACCGGGCGTCAGGCCTACAAAGTTTTTTCTGAGCCCACCGAGCGCAACCTTGACATCGGCCCCTGTGAGCACCGTTGCCTGGCAGAAGCCGATCGCCTGGCTCCGGATCGCTGCGAGGGCTGGCGAGGCGTTTCCGGCGTCCACAAGGTAAATATCGCCCTGGGTTCTACCCGTATCGCCAGCTGCGTTTCCGGGAGACATATAGACAAGGTCATTTTCGCTCAGGTTTTCGCCCGCAGGCGCTTTGAGCGTGGTGGATCCGCCGCCCCCACCCACATCGAGCGTCAGAAGATTCACGATGTTGATGTCAGTGATCGGATCGATTGCTATGCCGTCGGCGCTTGTGATAGCCACCTGACCGACCTTGGGACCGGAGTCAAATTCCGCCCGGACGGCAGCCGCCTGGCTGGCGCCGTCAGCGGACGCGGGCGTGACGATCACCCGGAGCTGGATTTGGTTTTCCGAGTCCGGCGTCGTTGACTCGAGGTTGATTGCAAACCAGCGCCAAAGGCCAAGAGCCGGGACAACCGGCGTAAAGTTGAGACCAAGAGGCGTGATCCCGTCGGACTCGTAGATATCGCCCGTCGCAAAATCGATCTCAGCGCCGTCGAATTCCACAAGAAGGTTTTCGACCTGCGCCCCGAGCACGCTGCCTGAGAAGAGAGTTTTATAGGCGCCCGTGATCACGACCCGCGTGGAGTTGGGTGATTTCGGGAGAATCGAAACCTGCTCCAGGATCTGCTTGATGACGAGATCGAGATTACTGATGGCCTCGGGGTAGTTGTCGCCCGCCGCAAGGTTTTTCGTCGAGGAGTAGGCGTCGAAGTTCACATCGTTTGTGAAGCCAGCTCGATCTTTGAGAGCGACAGGAAGGCTTTCGCCGAAGACCCTCTCCTCGCCAGGCTCAAGAACCTCCAGGTTCATCGCAGCCGGAACGAAACTCCCTCCTCGAATGACACCGATCACATAGATGTTTTGCGTGGTGGGTAGCGATGAAAGCGTCACGACCTGCGGAGTTGGGGTGAGATCAGCTGTATCAAGTTCGATGTAAAGAGCATCGTCCTCGGCCATCGCATAGCCGCCAGCGACAGGCAGCCAGCTCACGCCGATGGTAAGGTCGCGGATGGTAAACCCTGCACCGAATGTAAACTCACCCGCTGCTGTCAGCTCCCAGTCATAGCTGAAGGCGCCGCTTACCAGAAACTGACCGCCGCCACCACTGGATCCTTCCGAAGTGGAAAAGTTGGTCAGGAGGTTAACAAGGTTTGTATAGTCGATCGCATCGATCGTGATTCCGTCACTGCTGAAAACAGCCACCTGACCGACGTCGGGTTGATTTGTAAAGGCCGCACGCGGGGCAGAGTCCTGCGTCGCGCCATCGCTCGCGGCAGGTGTCACCTTGAACTTGATCGAAAGACGGTTGTCAGAGCCGATCGTTCCTGGAAGAAGATTCACGGCATACCAGCGCCACTGGCCGGCTGCGGGTATGACTGGCGTGAAGTTCTCGCCGAGCGGGGTGACATCATCGTCCTCGTTGATTGTGCCAGTGGCAAAATCAATCACCGCACCCGTGAAATCAATCAGCCGGTCCTTGTACTTGATCCCGAAGATCGAACCGTTCAGGAGCGTGCGGTCCACGCCCGACACCAGGACCTTGGTTGAGATGGGATTTTCAGCCGTCATCTGAATCTGGCCGAAAATGTTTTGCACGGCGGTATCGAGGTTACTCATGGCCTCGGGGTAGTTATCGCCCGCATTGATGTGTTCGGTTGAGGTGTAAGCCTCAAAAGTCACGTCGTCGATAATCCCGAGTCGGTTTTTTATATCGACGGAGAGGTTCTCACCGAGGACCATTTCCTCACCCGTGATGAGCGGTCGGAGGTTGGCCATCGAGGGCTCAAATTTCCCATCGACAATGATACCGATCACACCGATCTCGTCGTTCCAGGGAAGCGTGGGAATCGGTGTCACAAGCGGAGTTGGTGTAAGGTCCGAGGGGTCGAGAGGCACATAAAGCGCGTCGCCCTCGGTCATGGGATAGCCGCCCGAGGTCAGCTGGAACTCGGTAGCTGTGAAGATGTTGGTGAGTTTCACAGTCCCTGTAAGGGTCAGTTCGCCCGCTGCCGTCTTCTCCCAATCAACCGAGCCCGAGCCCCCGATCACAAGAAAGTCTGCGAGGTCGCCCGCAGACCCTGGCGGCAGCCAATTGAGGATCGCTGTGCCCGGCGCCACAATGCGGCTTAAAAGAATGTCGGATGGCAGCTCGAATAGACCAAAGACCCGATCGTGCGATTCGGAAACGGATTTGACGTAAAAAGCGTTGTTGCCATCGGGTGCCTGAAAATCACCGTTCGCGGTTGCAGGCTCCTCGGACGCCGTGAAGTTGTTTTGCACGGTGACCCGGTAGACGTCATCAATGGCGTCAAGCGACAAGAGCTCGACGTTTGTGATGAGACGGGTCGAGTTGTTGCCGCCGATGCCGGAGCCTGTGATCGTAACCTGATCGTCGATGTCGGGCGCCTGCGAAAGCGAGGCTGCCGTCACGAGAAATTGGTTGGCATCGACGTTTATCGTTGTGATGCCGCCGATGACGCTGACTGCACCGAAAGCTATGATGTCAGTTACGGCATCGTAGCTTGTATAGGTTCCTGCCGCAGCGTCGGCCACTGCATGAAGAAGGGAGCCGAGCTTGTCACGTGCGACAGAAACCCCACGACTGCCTGAGGCTGCAAGGTTTATCGAAAAGCTGACTTCCTCTCCGTACATCTTGACGAAGTCAACACTCGACGCCTGGACGAGCGTGAGCATGAGGGAATTGAAGATTGGGTCCGTCTGAACGTCGAATGCCGTGAAGTTTTCCGCCGGGGCCAAAAGCTCCTGCATGAAGGCGCCGCTTCCGGTATATACAGATATGCCGAAGGCGGATCCACCCTTATCCTGTCGAAAAAGGACAAACAGTTCACGATTGTCTGCCACGAGGATGCGAGGGTCAGCCGCGTTTCCTGTGAGCGTTCCCACCCCGATCTGCTCGACGTCCGTGGAGACCGTCGTGGCGCTGCCATCAAGAGGATCGCCGATATCATCAAAGCGGCGATAAAGAATTGAGCCGAGAGTGTCGTTCTCCCAGGCGACGAAAACATAGAGGTCCTCGCTTACAAAAATATCGGGCGTAATCAGGTTCTGGGCCGAGCTGTTCAGGTTCTTTGGCGACGTTATGAGCGAGCCGGCCAGTGTACGAGCTGTAAAAAAGATCTGATTGTTGTTCGGACCCATAAGGGCCTGATAGACGACAAAGACCTTGGTGCCGGCCGGGTCAATCGAAACCCGCGGATGATCGCACGCCCCTGCCTGCGTGTCGAGAACCGTCTCGGACACAAGGTTACCGCCAACATCATCGAACTTCTGATAGCAGATGTTGCCCGATTTTACGTAGACAACGTGGATATTGTCAGCCGGATCGATGGCCGCGCTGAAATACTTTGAAGTGATGCCTGTGATGAGTGTCGTGGGCGCAACGTCGGCGCTCAGACGATCGGAGGCAATCTTCGTATAGTCAAGCTCGTAAGAGGTTCCCGAGCCGCTCAGCGTGAGGATATGCCCCGCGTTGGCTGAATCGATCAGGACCTTCTGCGTTTGACGAACAAGCGTGTCGTCGAACGATTCGACAGGAGCAAGCGATGCAGGGATTGTTTCGTAGGTACCGCCGAGAAGAAACTGCCGCGTTCCGATCCGCGGCGAGTAGTCTGTTGGGCGACGGTAGACAATTCTGTCAACACGAGGCCAGTCGGGGTCCTCGGCGACCACAGGAAATGAGGCGATCTCTTCAAACCGCTGCGTTTCCCCCAGTTTGTCAACCAGGGTCCCTGGCGCGTTATCATAATTGCCACCATTGAGCGAGGTGCGGAGCCCACTGAATGGCCCAATGCGCAGAGTGTCAATATTGGTCTGGCGCAGAAGATCAAGAAGTCCCTTGATGGAGATCTTCTGCGGGACACGCCACTCAACGCCGTCGTAGGTTCCAAGGATGACCTCGTTGTCAGATACGTCCTCGGGGGTTTTTGCGAACGTGAAAAGAAGGTCATCGATCGGGCTCGACGTCGGTGCCGTCACCACGAGATAAAAAGGGGCCGCCATGGAAGGGGCCGTGAGTGTGGTTGCGACATCCTTTTCGTAAATCAGCCCGTTCTGGACAGCTCGAAACGCCGGCAGCGTAATCGTGGGGCCCGCCTGAGTAATTGGGCCGTCCATATCGAGAACGCCATGAACGCCTTCGATGGAGTCCACGATATCCCGGAACGTGCTAGCTGAATATGGAGCGCGAAAGCCAGTAATCTTGATAACAGCCACGGTTTACCCCCGCTTGCGAACCACCACTCGAAGAAAGCCAATTTGTTGATCGTTGCCGTCGTAGTCCGTGTAGAAGACGTTGCCGACAACGTTTTTGATCCAGATGCGGTTTTTGTCCCATTTGACCCGGATCGCGCGTTCCATGTCGACACTGCCCGTGATCGACGCGCTCAGAGAACCCGTAAGCGCTCCTGTGACGGTCCCCGTAAGGGAGCCAGGGATATAGGAAGCGTCCGTCGTTCCGGGGTTGAAAACGCCCGGCGTGAAGATCAGGCCGTTGGTAATGGAGACGCCAAGCGTATTGTTCAGGGAGACGCCCGTCGTGTTTACGAGCGTTGCGAGGTCGAGCTCTTCGACCGGGGAGCTGCCGTCGTTTGCAAGTGAGACCTGCACCGAAAAATCCAGCTTGTCCGAGCCGAGCTTATGAGAATAGATTTCCTCGAAAGTCGGCGTGCCGCTGACGTCAATGGCCCGCCATTCTCCGACAAAAGTGTCTCCGAAATGTCTTGCTCTTACGGCTGTGACAGCCGAGCCGTCAAAATCCGCCTCGCCCAGGAAAAGGCGTCCCGTGGCGGGTATTTCGCTCGTATCAAAGCCAAGCGTTACCGCGAGAGCATCACGGACGACGTAATTGATGCCGCTGATCCCCGAGGTTGGGAAGAGACCGACAATCTCAAGGCGGCTCACAACCGCACCAGGCGCCACGGTTTTTACGATGTAGATGCCTATGCTCGTGCTATCGAGAAGTTCGAGAATATCTCCCGGCTGCACGTCCTCGGCTGTAAAGTCTTTCGTGGCGTCGTTGAAGTAAACTGCGTAATTGTTTACGTCAGTTGAGATCGTGCCGTTACCGGCGGAAGGACTGAGGTCGCCATCTATTACCTCGACGCCACTCGCCTGAAAGTCTGCGTAGACGTATTTTACGCCTGAACCGCCGGTCAATGTCACTTCTTTCAGTGTTCTTACGCGAGAGACATAGCCCTCGATCTGAAGCTTAAGAAGATCGACTGAACCGTCCACCTGGACCTTGTTTGCAGTAAAGCCCATCCACGCGGGGTATCCATTGCCGTCCATCGAGCCCGATATGATGCGGTTCGGGATGGTGGCGCGAGCAGCCAGGGCTGCTCTGAGCGAGTCCGCGCCCTCGCGCGCATCGAAGACTTCATCGTCACCGGCCGAGATGCGGTCGTTAAGAGAGAAGTCGCTCGTATCCGGATTAAGATAGCCGTAAACCTGAGAGCTCGATGCCTCAGCCTCTGAAGTCGTTGGCTTGAGCGAGCCATCGGGGTTATGAGCGACGAGCAGGAAGGCCGAGAGAGACGCTTGAGAGCCGCGGGCGTCGCTCAGCTCCTGGCCCGTACTGTCTGCAAAGGCATCTATTTTTTGCATGTTTTCATTGACGGGTATATGCCACGTATCGACATATTCACCGCTACCCGGCAGCACCAGACCCAGATAAATCGTCTTCGTTGACATATATCACCTTCACTCAATGAAAATGGTATAGCGTATTGTTACCGTGATGTCGTTCGCCGCTACAAAGGGCACGGAACGATAGGTGCGGATCGAGAAAAGCGCTTCGTCCGAATCCGGCGCGTTGGGCGCAGCGACAGCTGGCCGCGGGAACGGGGCAGCGTTGAGATTGGCCGTAATCAGCCCCACCTCATTCACAACAGGGTCCGCTTGATTTGAAAAGCTTGTGATCGGAACATCCGTGGCAGCGAAAGTCTTTATGAACTTCGCCTCGTGCACGGTGGGCGTCCCCACGTTGAGGATAACGGCGTCGATGTCCGCCCGATAAACCTCGTTATAAAGCTCGGTCATCGTCGAAACTGGTGTTTTTGGAACGGTCGGGTCCGAAGGTATCGTGCCCCGATCGCCAATGGCCATTCGCATAATAGGGAAGAAGTCGCCGCTTGTGAGCGATTCGATCACGCTGTCTTTGCCGACGTTGACGATGATGTTTTTGATCTTCATCTGATCGAGGATGCGGCAGCCACTGAAGTCCAGCGAATGCCCTTTGGCAATGATCGGGCCGCCTCGCTTCCGGGCACGCGGACTATCCAGGGAAAGGACGGGTTTGCCCTGACAGACAAAGATTTCGACCATACCGATAGGCTTCAGTCCGTCCGTGATGGACTGCGGACCTTCGCCGCTGTGTGCCTTCGAGGCTCGCTTCATCGAGTGTTCCTTTATTTGCTCTTATCCTACACTGGTTTAGATCGTGAAGCTATCAATTAGGGTGCCCCCTTCACGGACCTCAAACTCAACAGACTCGTTGAACAAAACCGTCTCGGGATCGGTATCGAGACCCTCGTTGGCCACCGTCTCATAGGAAAGAAGAGTTGCCTGGGTCTGCCAGGTCGTTTCGTTCCAGTCAAGGCTCGGCGTGAGGTCGATGTCGGGTGAGAACCCGGCCATCTCCCCGAGGGAAATCTCATCCTGAAACTCGCCCACGATAATCTGAAAAAGGTAGGTTTTGTTCTTCGGTTTTATGGCTTCAAGAAACGTCACGACATTGGAAAGGTCGATGTCGGGGTAAATAAAGGCATTGACCGAAATCTGCGGGAGGAATGTGTATTCCTCGAGCATCGTCAAAGCCTTGGTCTCGTCGGTGTCGCCGGGACCCCGGGTCGCGTCCTCGGTCAAAAACCGCTCAATACCAAAGCGTCCGACTTCCGCTTCGATAAAGCCGGGGTAGTTGACTTTATCGAAGACCGTTATGCCCGTGACTAGGGGATCAAACCTTAAAACCCGCTCGCCAGTCACGACGTCCGGGGCCAGCCCGGTCGGCACTTCAAATGTCCTCTCAACACCGTTATCACCGAGCGTTACGACCTCAGTTGGGGTGGCGGAGAGAACCGTGCCGTCCTCCTGCGCAACGGGGAGGCCGAAGAGAAGGTAGAGGGCGCGCCTTACGTTTTCGGGGGTGGGGCCATTCCAGAACGCGTACCAGAGGCCTTGAATAACCTGCACATAGCGAGGGCTGTTCTCCTGATAGATGTCGATGAGAAAGCCGAAGTTATTCCACGGCGTTTCCTTATCGACGAGCGTTCTTTTCGCCCAGAGGATGGCCGGCGGTGGCTCCGCAAAGCTGATAATTCCCGTGTGCCGATCGACTGCGTAGTCGGTACCCTCAACGAGCGATACCGTTACACTCTCATCCCGCACCGCGTCCCGCATTTCAGGGATGGAGACAACCCTCTCCCGCCCGTGGGCGTAAGGGTAGCGGAACTCTGGGAAGGTCGTGGGTAGAGATTCGGCATCAACACCAAGGATAAATTCGCAGCAGTTTGCGAGAGGAATCGAGGTCGGCAGGATCTCAATGGAGCTTGATACGCCAGCCACGTTGGAGACGAGCTGAAGAATAGTGTTTTCAAAAATCGCACGCGCAAAGTCAAATCCCGCTGCGATATTGATCTTTGTCACGATCTCGTCAATGGTCGTCTGTATAGGCACAAGCCCTTGCAGGTTGACCTCAATAGGCGACCCGCCGTTGATGGCAAAGCGGAGAAGGTATTTGGAGGTAAGATTGATACCGCTGCCTATATCCTGGTTTCCCGTGATGACGGAGGGTTTCGTGATGAAATTGTCGGAGGTGAAACTGTAGTTGAGCCAGCGCTCCGTGGCGAAGGCCTGCAGATCGCGCACCGCAATGTTTAGGTTAACCTCAGCAAACTGCTGGTAGACAGCGGCAATGACCTGCTCGAAGCCGTGCCACGTCTCGCCCATCCGCTCCCGGTCTTCCTCGGAAAGCTCATCCCAGACAGTGCCAAGAAAATCGAAATACTGCGGTGACGACATCGTTACTTCCCGCGCATGAGATTGCCGTTACGATCCATAAAGCCGCCGCCTTTCAGGTCTTCCGGGGTCACCTTGCGCTTTGGGAACTTGCCGTGCCACCTGCCGCCGTCGGAGTTTTTCGACCCGTCCTTGTAGGTGTCAGGCGAACACTCACTGCAGAGGGCTTTTCCCACAAGCTCAGGCTTTCCAAAGTAGTCCTGGTCTCTTCCCCAGTAGTGTCCGAGGGCGGTGTTTTCAACACACTGGCAAAGGTCACAGACAAAAAGCGGCATCAGCGTCCTCTTCTCAAAAGTTTTTTGGCACCTTGAACTGCATATGGTGCCGCAAGCGTGCCGAGACCGGCAAGCTCGAACTTGTCTTTCGTGTGCTCGTTCATCGGTTTTCCACGGAGATTTTGGATGCTCGGCACAGCGAGAAGACCAAGCCCGCCCAGTTCGGCGGCGATATTGGCCTTTTTCTCGAAGCCGAGCCAAAAGCCCTTCTCGAAAGCCAGTTTTTGAAACCAGTCGGTCTCCTGAATGGCTTGCCAGGCTGCATTGATTTTCGACATGGTCTCCTCGCTCCCGCCCTTGTCGGGGTGGTGTTTCATGGCAAGATTGTGAAAAGCGCGCCTCACCTCGCGCTTTGTCGTTTCGTTGCCGGATAAGTCGAGCGTTTTTTTAAGATCGCTCACCGAGGCCGAGCCCCGGTTCCAGTTTCCGGCGCGATGCCAGCTCTGCTCGTAGCTCTGATTCCGGTATTCCTGGCGACCCTGCTGGCGGTAGCCTCTGGAACCCGAGGTCAAGGAGCTCGCCCAAAGACCCGCCATGCCCCCTGACAGCGCACCGATAAGGGCGTCACGCCGGGGCGCATCCTTCAGCTCTTTTTTCACAGCCTCGTCCTCGAAAGCTTTCAGCTCCGGCGTGTCGGGCTTAATGCCCTTTTTCGCGGCCTCGCGCCGCACCTTTTTCATGAAATCGGAGTCGTAGCGGATGTCTTTTTCGTCAAGAGTGAGCCTGGTCGAAAGATAGTTCGTCGCGCCGGCTGCTCCTGCGCCCAGAAGAGGGAGCATCACCATGGGGTTTTTCAAAGGGTTTTGCATGATCCGCCTCAGTATAAAAGGTGGGGGTTGCTGTCGGCCTGGAAAACCGGCCCCTGGTTTCCGACACCGAAATCTCTCGGGTTACGCTCCCTGTCGAGAAGCGTTTTGTCCGTCATAAGCTGATTTCGCGGGTTTTCGCCCGAGACGTTCGTGCTTGACGCCAGAGGGCCATCAAACTCGTATTCGCCGTAGATTGAGCCCTTGCCGGAAGACGAAAAGCCTCCACCACCCGTGAAGGCCTCCGCTCGCTTGATAAATCCGCACCAGAAGCTTTTCACCGCGCCCGCCCCGCAAAACCGGCGAGGAATGCGTCGGTGGCGACCTTCTCCTTGCCGACGTTTATGTTGATGGTATGACCGCCCTTGCCTTCGGACTTTTTGCCCGAGCCCTTGGAATCACTGTCTTTTTTTGTTTTGGGCTTCGGTTTTGAATTTCCACCTTCCGGGCTCGATTCCGCAACCCCCGGGGCACCGCCCTCCTCCATGCTAGACTCGCCGGCAGGGCCGCCCTCGCCTTCCATCGGCATCGGACCCTCACCGCCACCCTGGAAGTCTGACATGATATTTTGAGCTGTGGGGTCGCCTTCGGCGTAGGCCTGACCGGCCATCGCAGCCTCCTGCGCCGCCTGCTCCTGCATCGCAGCTTCCTCTGCGGCAGCCTCGGCCGCGGAATAAGCCCCGGGATGCGACCAGTGGCCGCAGAGCATACGAGCTGTCACGTCCTGCTTGATCGCAGGGTTGGTGCAAAAACCCGATCCGAGCTGGGGATTCAAGGCGCGGAAATGCATGCAGTTGCCGCAGTTGCCGCCCTCGATCTCGGCAGGCAAAGTGATAAGTCCAACTGCAGCGCCGGCCTCCATGTCCTCTGGGGTGCGCGGGTCAACGCCGCCAAGCTCGTTCCACTTGAGCATTTTCTCAGGAGCAACCCCACCAGGACTGGCGCCCTCAATCATGGGGTCGGCCGGCTCAGCCTGCACATAGGTTTCCGCTGCACGTTTTTCAAATCCAGCCCAGAAATTCATTGCCATGGCTCCTGTTTTCTTAAGACGCTCGGGAAGGTCCTCGGGGGTTTCCTTCTCCCACTCGTCGATCGTTTTCTGACTCATCTTCCCCTCAGCCTTGAGGGCGTAGAACTTGCGCCTTTGCGCCATCGATTTAAAGGGCATCAGTCAAGCCTCGTCAAAACAATGTTATCGGCCAGCCAGTGCGTTATTCTCGGGCTGATCGGGCTTGTCGTGTACCGGGGGAAGGGGTCCGGCGCCTCCACGCGGAGGTAATCCTGACCAGTGATGACGGTGGTGGACCCGTCCGTCATGTGCACGACGGCCTCCAGCGTAAACGAGCGAATGAATGTCCCGTAGCGACGGTAGGGGTCGGTCGTCTGTTGGATGAACTGGACGATGTCGGAGTATTCGAGATCAGTCCCAGCCTTCTGCGCGTTGATAAAGTCTTTGACGAGCTCGGTGAGCGTCTCATTATCAGGAATGCTGGTGTCCGTCTCGTCCACGCGGTACTCGATGGTGCCTGACACAAACGCCGGCAGATAGTGGCGAATCAGAAAGTCCCCGTCGAGGACCCGCTCCTGATCGGACCGGCAGAAGTTGTGAAGATCGAGAATCTCCGGCACGTAGTCGTATTCCACGCGGAATGAAAGACCGATGAGGCCGGAATTGAAGACGATGTACGAGTCTTCAAAGGCCGAGAAACGGTCCGTCGGCGAGTTTACGACAAGCCTGTAATCCGCACCAGCGCCTATACCGAACGGGCCTTGACCGAAACCGCCGAGACCAAAGCCCGCGCGCCCATCAAGGAATTCTCCGGTGGGCTCAAGCGTCAACGGGTCGATAATCTCGATGGCCCGAATCCGTAGAAAGGCCACGTCGGTAATTGTGAAATCCTCCCGACCGGGACGAATGCCGCGCGTATAGCCCGTGTCATCGAGTTTTACGAGGGGGCCTATGTCGATCGAAAGTGGGTTGTACCAAAATTGGACGTAGACGACTTCGCCGTCTTTTATCCCCGTACGGCGAATGTAGTAGTTGATGCCCGACGCCGAATCGGTAAGCTCAGCATCGAGCACAAGGGTATTGTCGTCAATTTTCTCAAGAACCCTGTAATCGCCGACGTCATCACCTGTCGTGATCGTTACGATGTCATTGGCAAGGACGTTGAGAAAGACGCCCGGGGTTGGGTCGGAGAAGGTGTTGTCGCCATCGACCGTGACGCCTGTGGTCTGGGCGCCCAGCACAGAGGGACCGATCACGCGGCGAATATTGCCGTTTGGATCATCGACCTCGTAATGAGTGATCTCTGTAAAAACGATTGGCCCGTCTCCGAAGTAGACATACGGGCCGCCGCCGTTGGTGAGACCAAAGACTGCGTTAAGAGCCGATGTGCCTGAGATAGGATCGTCGAGCACGATCTCTGAGGTGAGACCCTGGGTCGGCGAGGTGATACGGATCGAGTTACCGGACGCAAACGCCACGTTGAAGCCAAATGCCTGGTTGATGGCGACAATAATCTCCTGACGGGATGTCGCGGAAGGCACCGCCCCGGCGACCTTGATGTTAAAGAAAACACCGCCGATCCCGATGTAGACATATTGAGCCAAAGCGAGATTGAGAGGCGAGTTCATGTTTACAGGGCTGAGGTACGAGGCCGCGGACGCGGGCTTCACCTGCTGGACGATAGGATTCTTTCCGCCAGTGCGGTCGAGATTTGTAGCGCGAACGTTGACGTAAGACGTCCCGTTGAGCTGTATGTTGCTGCTGCCGTAGGCCTGCCGCGACGTGTCTGTGAGAACGGCGACGAAGTTTTTCTCGCCCACCCGCACAGATGTCGTTTTCACGAAGCCATCCACCTTGCCGCCGATGTGAACATTATATTGAATGTCCCGCATCATCTCGGGATCCCCGAAACCTATGGGGGTGATCTGCTTCAGGAACGTGGCAAAGTTTTCAAAAAGAATGGCGTTGATACCCTTGCCGGTGACGAGATCTCTGACGCCGATCGAGTTTTTGACTCTATCTATGTAGTCGATGTTGGTTTCGCGTGAGGCACCGCCCTCGAAAGCGAGCTTGTTTGTGACAAGAACAGCTTCCGAGTCGTTTGTGATTTCAATGAGGCCGCCGGCGTCAAGATCCCCGTCAGTCCCAAGCTCGGTGCAGACCACCGGGATATCGTAGTAGTAATTCCCGTCTTCGATTTGAGCGGACATTTCCGTTGCGAGGATTGCGAAGGGGGAGGGGTTGGTGTAGGTTTTCCCGTTGCTCCCCGTGAAAAGCGCACCTTCAGCAGGCCATTCTCTATCGACAGGCGAGACGTAGTAGACACGCGCTGTGCCGCCGGCTTGGTCGCCCTCAACACGTGGAACGTAGAGGTTGCTGGCCAGTGCGTCAACAGCCTCCTCGGAGAAGGAGTTGGGGTCGTCCTGCTGAAGGATCCGGCGGAAGCTTTGTGCGATTTCGAGCGTGTTGGCTTCGTCAGCAAACGGCTGCAGAATAAACTGCATCGGCTTGAAGAAAAGCGCTTCAAACCCCGTGCCTGGGCGCACGTCAAACTTGGGATCGTACTCCGTAAGACGTGTTCGCAGAAAATCCGCAATCGGTAGTTGTGCCATGTTATATCACCACATCCTGCTGTTGCCCGAGTTCGTTTGTAATCCGAAGCCTGACGAACACCGCGTCGATAGCATCGCCCTCTTCAATACTGACGATTTGAATCTCCTGCAGACGCTCTGAAGCGGGAACCGTGAGGCCTATTTGCTGCTCCAGCACTTCAGCCTCGGTCTTGCGAACCCGGCGTGTGACTTCGGCTGCAATCTCGTTGAAATCACCCGCTCCGAAGTTAAAGCTGATCAGCTCAGGGATTCCACCGCCCAACTCAGGGTCCAAAACGTCCTGTCCTGGTATATTTAAGAGCGATAGTAGCACGATTTGAGTGAGTTTTAAAATGCCAGAGGCGACCTTTGGCTGGATTTTAAAGGTCACCCGGCGCGTGTTAGGGTCGGTATAAATCACGAGTATTTCCACGGCGACTCCTTAGAAGCTGAGTACGTCTTTAAGCCTTGCAAGGGACTGGCCGACGCCGCTGCTGGAGATGATCCCGCAGAACGCCTCCTGGATACTGAAGGAACCACCGAGGCTGTTGAAGCGAAGGCAGTCCTGGAGGTTTTTGAAGATGGCAAGATCGAAGTCGATGGAGAACTGGATATTGAGAAGATCGGCATCCTTTTCCAACTCGAACTCGATCTGACTAAGCTTGTCGCGGCTCGCCTGGTCAGGAAAGCACTGCTTTAAAAGTGCCACGGATGCGAGAGCGGCACCCACAAACGTCGCCTCTTTGCTGTTGAGCTTAAAGAATTTGTTAAAATCGCCGGACTCCAAAAGCTCCTGCGCGTTATCGAGCCCAGCGCTTTGAAGAAGCGCAAAGATTCCGTCGCCGATCTTTTTTATGGTGTCCTCAAGCTCAAAGGGAGTATCGACAAACCGCTGGAGGATGGCGGCTATCTCGTTGTCGCGGGAAACGGTGATGGCGAGTCTTTTGAGGACCGAGCGGGCCACGCCCAGCACTTCCGTCCGCACCGTGGCACTGATAGGGGCATTATTTGCCTCAAGAAGAAAGACGAGGAGCTGACTTTCAAGCTCGGCCGTCTGCTCCTGGGCATCGGTTGCCCGGAAGACCGCCCCTTCGATCTTGATATCGTCAAGCTTTTTGAGGTTGACGACTGCTGTTTGATAGGCGTTTGCCGACTGCTGACTTATGTTCAAAGCATCAAGTGCCCCGGACGGCGACTCCAGTTTAGCCCTTGCGAAAGTCGGATATTCCGGCTCAAGGCGACCAGCCAGCGTAAGAAGCACGACATCGTTCTCCTGACTAAGTGTGGCGGCGTGCACCCGTGCCAGCGTTGTGACCACATTGTTGGCCGCAATTGATGCTCCAAGCACAGTGATGCGATCACCCTGTTTCGGAGTCCGGGGCAGGCCTGCACTCAAAATGAGTATCTGGTTGGCCCCGACAGAGACCTTTGCCAGTGCGCCTGGAATCTCAGCCGTCCCGATGGCGACAATCGTGGCAGCTTGCACGTAGGTCGTAAACTGCCCGGTTGGTATCGTCTTAAAGTTTTCAAGGATTATACTGAGGTCCATCCCCCACTTGAACGCTTGAACGGAGGCGGTCAGAGGCTGAGGCTTAAAGCCGCCGATAGGCCCCGCAAAGGCCGTAGGCGAACCGTTGAGGATATCAGCCATGGAGCCCGCGACGTTATCCACCCGGTTAAGGAGAGGGTCAAAGAGTGAGAGGATATATTTTTTGTAGTAGGCGGGAAGACCGCTCGTCATCTGACTTAGAGCCGAGATGAAGGCAGCGATTCGCGCATTGATGTTGACCACGATTTCAAAGTAACCTTCCGCAGCCTCAATCACCTGTTTTGAAACCTTGGGGATTGAGATCGTGGCCTGAACCTGCTGCTCTGTGGTCGGCACAGGCGGGTTCTCAAAAAGCCCTATGGCCGCGATTTGCCCGGCTTTCACGGCATCGACCGCGCTGTTCCCCGTCGTGCCGTTGGCAAGGGGGTTATTGACAACGCTTGTCAGTGTGCTCTTGTTGACAGTTCCGCCGGCCACGCCGCGGTTGATGCTTTGGTTCGGGAGGGGTGGCGTGACGAGCGACCTGGCTCTTTCGAGCGAAGCCTTCGCCGAATCAAAGCGCCTTGAAAGCCATAGATCCCTACGGACGAACGTATTTCGGACCAGAAGAAGATCGGTACGAGCCGAGCGCACGTCAAGGAGGGCTCGTCGAAGCTGGGCGATGTAAGGGTCATAGACCGGGTTTCCCTGAGTGAGAATTTTAAGAAGGTTATAAAGCTCTGTGACCTTTGATGATAGCTCGGCAAGGATCTCCTGCTTTTCCCGCAAAAGCGTGATGGTATTGGTCGCCAGTCGCCGCACGAAGTACATCACGAGCTCGTTGTTAGCCATGATGCTCGCCGCGAGAATGTTGTTGGCGAGGTTGAAGGCCTGCTGAGCTGTATCCTCAAGCCCTGTCGCCTGCAGCGCTTCAATGAGGACGACGCCTGTGTTCTGCCTAAGATATTCGCCCGCAAATGACGAAAGGGGACCGAGGCCCCCTGACGCTGCATCGACGAGCTTGCCGGAAAGCTCAAACGTCACAAGGTTCCCCGGGTCAGAGAGCTTCATCTGAAGCAGCGCCAGGTTTTCAATAATGTTATCGGTACATTTTTTAACGAAGTACGCGCCAAGACTCATTTTTTGAAAGCCTTCTCCGCGCGCTCGCGGATCCGTGCGTGAAGCGCCCGAACCTTGGACGCCGACCATCCATTTCTCTGCCCGATACCTTCAAAGTCAATCTTGCCGTTGGCCTTGACCATCTTGGGTTTGCCGTGCTCGCCCGTTATGAAATCGTAGACGACCTGCTCATCACCAGGGAGGCTATAGTAAAGGTCCGAGATGATCGCGCGGTCAATACTTGATTCATAAAACGGATGAGTCTCAACCCCGTCGGAGATGGAAAGGTTTTTGTGAATCTCGCGCTGCGTAAGCTCCACGGTCTTGACGCTCCACCCCAGCCGGTCGGCAAGCTCCACGGCAGACGGCTGCCGGTCAAGCTCGGCGCGCAGATTCTCCGTCTCGTTTTGGAAAAGCCCGATACGGGTCGCTCGCGGCTCGCTCATCTTTCCGACGTTCGCATAAAGATAGTTGAGGCGTTTTCCCTTTTGATTGACGGCAGTATAGACGTGGCTTTGCAGCGACGCCCCGCCCTCAGGTTTAAACGTCCTGAGTGCATCGAGCATGTTTTGAGCTGCCCAGATCTGATGGGCACTTTGGGGGATCGTTGAGCCGTAGGAGGCCTTGCGGGCGGCATCGAAAAGAAGCGGTTTCATGCTGTTATAGAGACCCTGGAACGCCTCTTTTGAGCCCGTCTGCTTCCACTGGTTGTAAAGATCAATCTCGGTTTTCTTGCGATCTTCAGCCATTGAAGCCCCTCTGCTTTTTGAGGATGTCCCGGTACCGCACAATCACATTGCGCTTGAGCGTGATAACCGATTGGTCGGCCTGCCCGACCCGAAGGAACTGGTTGCCCGAGAATTCAATGAACTGGGCGTTTTCCAGGTCCTTGACTCCGGTCGTCGCGCTTATAAAAGTCATGGCGTCACGCATTTTAACATAATCACGAGAAGTCACAGAAGCTATGTATCCCATGATATCAGCGTTCTGCTCGCGCTTCTTCGCATATTCCTGAAGGAGCTTGCGCGAGGCCCCAAGAAGCGTTGTCTCGCCCGCATAGTAATTCGTGAGCGCCTTTGAGCCCTTGGCACCGAGAAGATCCGCGTAGAACTCCGAAAGTCTCGCAGTGGAGACGTGCTGATTTCCAAGGCTTTTAACCTCCTTCGGGGCCGCCTCCGAGGGGGGAGGCGTTGTCACGGCACCAAAGATGGCCTCGTCAAACCAGGGCGGGATAAGAAGCTGCGTTCCAAAGCTGCTCGATACGTCCTGCTCTGCGACGGTGCGGGCGTAGGTCAGCTGCACGTTTGTGTAGCCGCCCTCGGTTGCGTAGATCCTGTGGGTGACCGATGCGCAGTAGGCCGTGACGGTCTGGTCGGCATCGCTTTTATCAAGGATGAGGACGGGGAAGCCGGGCACAACCGACATTTTAAGGTGGCTCGTGATCTGAAGCTGCCGCTTCTGAAACCGCTTTTTAAAAAAGAGGTAACGCGCGACGCGCTGCGTGAACTCCTTCTTCCCATGATCGTCGAGGGCTGAGCGGAACTGGGTGGTCGCGGGCATCATACTTTCCCTCGCCACCCATATCCCCTTGTAGATCTCTTCGTTTGTGAGGAACTGAGCCTCGCGTTTTTTAGCGTTGTTGACCGAAGCCGCTGCCGACGAGTCATCGTCATAGAACTTCCCGTAATCGACGCCCACAGGTGTCTGGAGGGCATCGCCACCCGCAAAATTAGCGGAGGGCTGCTCGCGCAACATGAAGTTTGCAAAGCTCGGCGGTTCGTAGACATGAGGCAGAAAGACGACGCTGCTCGCGGCGCCTAGTCGCGCGGGAAGCTCCGGCGTATAGATGAGGCGCGTTGGCTCTTCAAAAAAGTTTCTGCTAAACTGAAAGCTCGAATATTCATCGGGGAAAAAGATATTACAGACTGGAGGCGGCATCATGTAAAGGTTAGGCTTGAACACAAAACTGCCGATGGTCTGAGCATTGCTACTCACACCGGGCAGAGGATTTTTGATTTTACTTTTTACGCGGCCGGGGAAAGGCACGGTGATCATATCGTGGAAGATGAGCGACATCAAATCTTGAATGATCGAGCGGAGCGAGGTGTAACCTGAGTTGCGCCCCACAATCCCCTCAAACCATTCAAGCGCCTCGTTCTGCTCCAGTAGTTGCTGCAGCTTACCGCTCGATCGCAAAACGATCCTGTCTATGATGCGGAGCCGCTCCTCTGCGTTCTTATAGAAATCGTTCACGACCGAAAAACTTTTATAAAGCTCGACGAAAGCATCAAGAAAATCTTTCGTGGGATCCTTCAGGACGTCAGCGATCTTTTGCCTATAAAAACTTGACTGTGCAGGTACCACGGGCTGGATTTTTATGCCTTGCTTTTCCGCATCAGTACGGTCGAGTGCCTGCCCAGATAGCTCGTTTGTGCCTTTGCCGAGACTCTGCTGCGCGTTGAAAAAGTAGGAGAGTACGTTATCCCAGTAGGAGCTCTCATCGATGCAGGAGATTGAGAAAGTCCTGTCCGATGCGGTCTTGCCAAAGTTATACCCGAAGACCTCACCCTGCCAGGCGAGAATATAAGGGAAGGGCGTCCCCGAGTTGGTGCCGGCCGCCGTATCCATGTAGTTGCGGACAAAGATCTGAACGAGCGAGCGGGGCTTGATCGAGTTGATCGTCTGATGCGGGACAAGGTCCACATAGGCGATCGATGCCTGGTTGACCCCCGTGTTGATCGTGGCCCCTATGAAAGGGACCTCAATACCTTCAATCAGAAGCTTGGCGCCTAGTGGCCTTCCTTGTGCCATGAGTCCTCACCCGATGAGAAGTCCGACGGCAGGTGCACCTGCCATGGTTTTCCGAACAGCGCTTTGTGCCGAGGAAACCCCTGGCTGCGAGCTGCCGGCCCCTGTGGTCCCGCCCGTCACCTGGTTGAGCATCTTAAGAAACTGCTGGTCGGCTTTTAGATTTTGATTGTCACTCGTAGCAAACCCGAAATCGTCGGAAAAGCCAAGGAATTTACGATCGAAGACCACCACCTGAAAGGAAAACTCGACGGAGCCTTCGATGGCGGCCTGGGTGGCCGTGTTCACATTGAGCATGAGCCCTTCGATCTGGCGACCGCCATAGGTAAGGATGAGGCGGCTGTTGAGCTCCACGCACTTTGTCCCGCGCAGATAGGTGCGGTACATGAACATGAAATCAGAGAGCCAGTTGGCATTGCGTGTGTTGACGAGTTTTCCCGAAAAGGAATAGACGGGAGGCCTCTCGCCAAACATGAAGACGTAAAAATTACCAAAGGTCTCCACAATCTGGGAGCGCTCGACATGAGCCTCCTGCACGGATTCTATGAAGAATTTGGTGTAGGCCGGCAGGATATCCGACGGCCTTTTATCCTTTGGCCTTTGTCCGAAAAGCCTTATCGAAGCCGGCCTCTGATCCTCGGCAGGATCATCGAAGGTCCGCGGCTGCGTCTCGTAAACTCCATCGGTTCCCGTAGCAAACTTACCGAATCTGTAATAATCGGCAACCTGCTCGAAGGGCTCCGAGACGGGTGCGGTGGGGATGGAGCCGGTGGCAATCGTCGGGAAGAGTTCTTTTTTCTCCACTTCCCGTACTGGGCTGGCTTCATTTGCCAGAAGCTGACTGACGCGCCCCTGAAGAGGCTGCTGCAAAAGACTCCCGGGGTCTGTTCCGAAGGCTGCAAATTGTCCCATCAGGTTCCGAGCTCCTCAGTGTTATTAAGCCACACAGAACTGATCGTGCGCTGCGCCACGGGTTTTCCCTGGTCGATCTGCTTACCAAGGTTCAGCATCTGGACCGCACGCGCCTGAGAGAATGCCTTATCCTGGACTATATCCTCGACGTCATAGCCAACCACTGTTTTAAGGCGAACCTGAAAAAGCCCAATATCTGCGCTCACAACATACGATGACTGCGATACGACCTCGCTCATGCCATCCCTCCTCTTGTGCCTTCGCGCCTAAGCCTTTGCAGAAACTCATCGGCGATCGGGCTTTCCTGAAAGCCGAGGTTCAGCTCCTTCAGCTGCGAGAGGACGCTTTTGTTTTCCGATAAAATCTTGTCCGACATACCCGTGAGTACGTAGGTGTCGGATGAGCTTACGGAAGGAGCCTTTTTTCCGCCGCCATTGACCTCTTTTTTTTCCACCGCCGTTACCTCCTAAGCTGTGCTGAAAGCGCCTGGAGCGCTGTGAGAATTTGAAGGTTGATGTTCATCTGAAGCTGCATCTGCTCCTCGCCGGTACCCTTCTCTGTTTCACGAAGGCCGCCAGCAGGTGCTGCCGTGACCACGTCACCGGCCAGCTGCGAGGTGAACTGAGTGAAGGCCTGCTCGGCTGCAGCAGCCGCGCCTCCCTTGCCTGTAAAGGTGTCGGCGAGCCGGGCAATCTGCTCTTCGCTCACGCCGGGGAGATTTTTCATGCCTTTTTTGAAAAGCTCTTTTCTCTTTTCTGGACTCTCGGCTGCCTGTATAGCCTGACTTTCCTGAAGGTCCATAATGCGTTTTTGGACGTCACGCTGCTGAAGAAGCGCGCGTCCTGTATTGGTTTCGCGCAGAAGCTTCACGTCATCTTCCGGAAGATCGACGAGATCCTGAGGCCTGGCCGACTGAAGACGGGTCAGTGTCGCACGAGCGCGCTCTTGATCGGGAAGGGCCATCTGGCTCGTTTTGAGGTCGATGTCGAGCGATCCGGCGAGCGTTTCCATACCGCGACGCACCTGGGTTCGCGCGATCTCGCCGGCAGCCCTCTGCACGATACCAGCCTCGCGGACAAAGCTGTCATCCCGCATGAAACGCGCCAAGGCCTGGGATATCTGGCCCGAGGTTTGGTTGTTGAAAACCCCCTGCCGCTGGGCCTCGGCGCTTTGAACGCGCATCGCCTGATCCAAAAGCCGCTCGGACTCTTTCGGGTCACTATCCTTTTTGGCTCTTGCAAGAGAGACGAGGTTGAAAGCTTCGGGTGAGAACTCAAAGCCCAGCCTCCCGGTGGCGGTCGTCCTTGCCTCTTCAATGTCGCGGAGATTCTGCGTATGCTCCTCGACCGCGACTGCGCTATCGACCGTTTGAAGGGAAATGGCGCCCCGTCTCGCGTTTTCAAGAGTCTCTTTCATTTGCGGGAATGCCTGCGCTTCAAGAAGAAGGCCCGCGTACTCCTGCCTTGAAAGCTTGGAAAAGTCCTTCCCGTAGGTCGCCTGCGCGATCTGGTTGACGTTCGAGTAGGAGCTCACCTTTCTTTGCCGAAGAGCACTGGCAAGGCCGGGCTCCACGTTTTTAAGCTGGCCCTCATCCTTCATCTTTTGAGCTTCGGAGACAGTCATGAGGGCGTTCCGCGAAGCAGCCACGGCTCTTTCAAGCTCGGCCCTTTGCACCACGGTTTTTGAACCGAAGGTCCCTTTGTCGATAATGAGCTGCTCAGCCGTTGCCGTCTCGGACTGCCCAAGAGTTTTTGCTTCAAGACCGAAGTCCCGAAGAAGCCCATCCTCCAGGGCGTCGGCGAGTTTTTCACCTGCTGACTTTGAAAGAAAGGCGCCGCCCTGATCGATATCAAGGGCACGGCGCTGCCGGCGCGGAGTTCTTGGGTCAAGCTCAGCCGTTCCCGCAAACGAGGTGTAATCGACCCCGCTGACATCAGCGCGCACGATGCCAACCGTCTGGCGCTGATAAAAGTCCATCGTCCGTTCCTGCATGCGGTCAATGTAGTTGCTCATCGGAGCCACGACCTGATCCGCCACACTCTTCACGGCATCGGACACCCGGTCCTTGGCGCGGAAAAGAAGGAAGTTGGACTGCGCCTCCTCTTCGAGCGTCCGAAGCCGCGTGGCCTGTGCCCCTGCCTGACGCGCGTCGAACTCGCCTTGCGCGTTCTTCATGCTCGCAATGCGCGTTTCGATCTCGGGGTTGCTCATCCCCATCTCCTGGAAGCTAAAGCGGAGCGCATCCTGCATGTTTCTCGTTGCGCCCGACTGCACCATGTAAGTGGCTCTCGACATGGCCTCCATGTTCTGCATCATCTGAAGGCCCATGCCGCCCATTTCGGAACCGGCCTTTGAGAGAAACTTCTCCTGATTGGCCTGGTAGGCAATGAGGGCTTCCGGCGTTCCGATGTTTTTCGTCGCCTGGAGGGCAAGGTCGTTATAGTTGAAATTGCCGCCCATCATGGCCTCACGGAAGGCGCTCTGGTTAAAGCCTCCCTTGCCAAAGAAGGTGGCGGCGAAACCGCGACCAAGAGCCGACTGCGCGAACTGCAGCCCGCTCGCCGTCATGCGCGCGGCGAGAGCCTCCTCACCACCTGCCTGGCTGACGGCCTCCTGCGATAAGAGCTGGGCATCCCGCGAAGCCCGTACAGAGGCGAGGTTCATCACGCTCGCCTGATAGCCAATCGACATCTGAACGCCGGTGCCACGAAACATCTCAGCGCCCTGAAGACCGAGCCCCATGACCTCCTGGGCCGTCCTTCCCGTGGCGCGACCTATCGCGTCCGACATCTGCGCAAGCTGCGGGACGCCGGCCGCCTCGACGCCAATGCCTTTGAAGTCCTTTATGATTTTCATGCCATCTTCGAGGGTCGTCTGAAAGACCTTGGTGACGGTCTTCACGCTATCGACGAGGTCTTTGAATTTCTTTTTGAAGTTGTCCATGGTGTTGGCACCCTGGAACATGCCGAGCTGTGTGCCCTGCTCGAGTATCCGGCTAAGGTCCTCGGTTGCGAGGGTGGGGTCAGCGATATCCATGCCGCGGATCATCTCAACCGCACGCTGTCGGCTGCCGATGCTCATGCCGCTGCCGGTCCGCGGGTCAGCCATGGGACTGCCTGCGCCAACGTAGCGAAAGGATGTCGATTCCAGATAATTGCTGATCTGACGCCTTTGCGCCAGGGCGTCATTGATGTAATCCGCCCCGGCAAGGCCGAGGGCATACCCTCCAAAGGCTGCCCCCATAAAACGCCCCGCAGCTGAGCCTACCGGCCCCAGGGCCGATCCGAGAAAGCCACCGGCTGCCCCGGCCACCGCAGAACCCGCCGTGGCTCCTACGGCCAGCCCGAGCCCCGTGGTGGCTCCGGCCATCAGGCCGCCACCGACCCTTTCCCCGAAATCGGAGGCCTGGCGAAGGCCGTAGTCATAGGAGTAGGCCCCCCTGGGCGCATCATTGAACCCCATCGTCCCCGTAAGCCCACGGAAAAAGCCGGTCTGCTGGACCGCCTGACCGTAGTAGCCGACGTTGACCCGGGCGGGCGGGGTGTAGGTTACAGGCCTTATCATGCCGCCGAGATCCGAGAACATATTGCGAACGCCGCCATAGGCCCCGCCGGCGACCGTGCCTGCACCGGTCATCATGTAGGCAGGGATGTCCCCATAGGACGCCCGCATGCCCGTGAAATTCGCCTGCTCGTTGCCATACATTTGCATTTCATCAGGCGATTGATTGCCGTAATAGAGGGATGGGTCGCCGTAGGGCATGGGCTACTCCTGACTTTTTTTGGCCAGCGCACGCTTTCTTTTCTTGCCGGACTGCGGACGAATGCTTATCGGGCCTTTCGCCACTTCTCTTTCCAGCGTTTCCTTGATCCGGTTGATTTTCTTCTCTGCCTCGAAACTGTCTTCGGGCAAAAGAAGCTGCCGGAGCGCTGACATAACTTCACCCATCTGCTTGCCAGCCTTGTCGTCGCCGGGCTGGTTGGCGAGGGTCTGAATGATTTTATTGCCTGTCGATATAATAGCACTGACGACCGAGAGAACGCTGTAAAAGCGGATCTGCTGCTCTCTGTCGTGGGCAAGCATCGCAAGACTTTCATCGGTGCTGCCGTATGGAATTTTGAGCCCCCGATAAGCGAACTCCAATCGTGCGAGCCCGCGCGGAGTCTGGAGGGCTCTTTTTAAAAATTTGCCTTGGGGTCCTCGACGATCGCAGCGATCGCCCACCCCATCACCTGAACCGTGCGTATGATCTTGTTGATGACGGCCGGCGAAAGCTGCTTCAGCATCTTCTGCCGCTCGCGTGCAAGCTCCTTGATATCGGCTTCGCCATCCTTGCTTCGCTTGACCTTGGCGATCTCGCGGCCGTTGATTTCAATGACGGCAAAGGCCACGGTCCAAAGCTCGCGCCGCACCTGAAAGCCGGCGGTCGTGCCTTTGATGCTTTCAATGTCCTCGGCCACAAGCTCGTCGACCGTATTATATTCGTCAGGGGTGAGGGTTTTGATCTTGGCCACCATGGGCTTGACTGAGCCGAGAGCCGGCGTCAGCTCCACGTTTTTTTCGACGAAGCCGCGATAGAGAACGCTATGAAAGTCCTCATCGGTCATCGTAATGCCGACGCTGGCAAGAGCCTTGCGGGGCGACATGCGCGTAAAATCAAGCGGGTCCTGCGATTTTGTCTCCTTGGCGGTTTCCGGCTCCTCGCTTTGAGCCTCGCCCTCTTCCGCCTCCTGCTCCTCGCCTTCATCTTCGCCTTCAGCGTCGGGCGGCATATTTTGAGAGTCGCGTTTCTCGACGAAAGACTTATGCGCTTCCTTCATCTGGTCAGGAATGCCAAAAGAGCCGGAAATTCTGCTCCGGCTTGACCCGTGAGTCTTCATAAAATCGCTCCGCATGGTATAAGAGTTTGTCAGAAATCCTACAGCATGAGGTCCCCAATGGCAACCGCTACTCCAGTCAAGCTCTGTCCGCGATGCGAAGAGGCTTTGCCCGATCCGAGGCCCCTAAAATGCCCACACTGCCAAACGTCTCTTTCAGCTGAGAAAAAGCCGGCCTCCAGATTTTTCGAGTGCCCGGACTATCTCGCCTTTCAAAAGGACGATGCCATTAAACTCGGCGACCTCAAGCCCGGACAGCAGTCCCCAGCGGAGGCCTTGAAGAGAATTGCAGAGGCACGCGATGATCTGACAAACTTCGTGCGTGAGGCGGAGCCCGAGGTTCTGGCCGCCGCGCTGTTCGATGCTCATCTCATCCTGAGCCACGCCCTTCACTCGAGAATTGATGGGCCAAGACTCAAAAGAATTGTCGCCTCAGCACGAGCGATAGGAAAACTTGCCGAAACCATAGACCAGTACATTAAAGCGGGAGGAAGTTTATACGATGATGGAAAAACAGGAGAGGCTGGACAGGTATTTTCCGCCTCTGAAAGTCCTGGCGGGGGTGCGACAGCAACTGCTGGCGGACGGGTGCCCACCTGAGGTTATTCCGGAGCGCTGGCTGCCAACAATATTAGCGGCGACCTTTAAATGGATGCAGACCACAGAAGACGGCCTTGAATTTGGGGGCCGTCTTTTTCATTTTGAGATTGAAAGGGGGCTCGACGAAAGGCAGTACGAAGTTACCACCCACGAAAAGTGCTCAGGCTGGGATTTATGCCTCAATATGGAGCACTGCGCCCCGGGCGGTCAATCGATCCCGGTGCGATGCCTGCGCGAACTCCAGGAAAATGTCAAGCCAGTAAAATCAAGGGATATATACTTTTACCAGGGGTGCATCGCTGAAAGGCGCCCCGTTCCGATTTCTTCGGTACACTATCATGAAAAGCCCAAGGGCATCTGCGAAGGGTGCAGCATAACGTCCCATTGCCTGACAGAAGTGAAGAGGGCATACTCGGGAACTATCACCAATCTATGCAATCATTGCGTCAGCTACAGCGAAAGCGCGCAGGTCCGCTCCGAGGGAGACCCCTCCTTATGCGATGAGTGCACAGTTGAAAAGTGCATGCACCACCCGCGTCGCGGTCTTTCATAGGCGCAGGCTGCCGGTAAACGAGAAAGGGCTTTGAATGCGGGTCTCGGTAACCTTTTGGAAAGATGCCATCCTTCTTCACTGGGACAAAATCCTTCCGCCCGAACTGCAAAAAGCCTACGAAGATCTGGACGAAACGGAAAAAGAGAAATGGGACCCCTTCGAGGCGATCCGCGTTTACTGGCGCTCGGTCGGTGCCTACGCGCGGTTCTCCGAGAAGCGGAAAATGTTCGTAATGACGTTTTCCGGCCAGAACCTCTTTCGGCTCAAAAAGCAGTTTGGCGACTTCGAGGTGTCAGGCGGCCGCGAAAAATTGAATGAGATTCGATCAAAATTTGAAGAGTTTCGGGCGATGCGCGCCGCTGCGCTTCGCATCAAGCAGGACCCATCGCCCGAGCCTCTTCCCTTCAAATGCCCACCCCGCGGGCTCTACCAGCATCAAGCCATCGTCTTCCTTTTAAACATGCGCGCAGCCGGGCTTTTCGCCGACTGCGGCCTTGGAAAGACGTACATGGTCCTTGTCTCAACCGAGATCCAGATCAATGCTGGAACCGTCGGGCGGGGCAAAACGCTCATCTGCGGCAAGCTTATGACCCTCGAAACGGGCTGGCTTGAGGATGCGAAAAAATTCACAAACCTTAAGGTCGTCATGCTCTGGCTGCCGCCAGGCACGAAGAGAAAGGAAAAGCTCCGAAAGCTCCTGGCGGAGGAGGCTGACGTTTACGTCATCAACCACGAAGGGGTTCCCGTACTCGAAGAGGAGCTAGTGGCGAAGGAGTTTGAGAAGGTCGTGGTCGACGAGAGCACGGTTCTTCAGGGCTATCACGGCGAGCTCTCCAAATCCGGCAAGATCGGCAAATCCCTTCTTCGGGTCGCAGCCAAAGCCAGCTGGCGCGTGATCATGTCGGGAACACCGGCCAGCAATGGCATCGAGGGGCTGTGGGGCCAGTTTTATTTTATCGATCCGAACGGCTTTCTACTGGAGCCGAACTTTCACGACTTCAGAACGACCTTCATGGACCAGGTCTACGTGGGCTCGCGCGAGCGCAGCCCGTCCCTTCCAGGGATGCCTGCGAAAGAGCCCATTGAAATGAAAAAGTGGGTTCAACTGAAGGGCTCCGCCGAGAAAGTGGCCTCCATCATAAACCCCTACGTCTTTAGGGCGGAGCTTAGGGAGCACCTGAAGGACCTGCCTCCTCTGACAACCATCATCCGCAAGGTACCGATGGATAAAAAGCAGGAGCTCCACTACGAGGAGATGCGCAAAAGCCTCAGCACCATCGTCAACGACGAATTCATTTCAGTGGACCAGAAGCTTCATGCCATCATGAAACTCCGCCAGATAACCGGCGGCTTTCTCATCGATCAGACCGACACAGTGCACCCGCTTGCCGTCAATCCAAAGATGGAGGCGCTTGACGTGCTGATCGACGAGGAAATCGACTCAAGCAAAAAGGTCATTATCTATGCCGAGTATGTCTATGAAATAGAAGAGATCGTTCGGCGGTATAAGAAGCATGGAATTGTTTCCGTCTACGGCGGCAACAGCGGGGCGCAAAACCTCGCCAACGTCAAAGCCTTCATAAACGATCCCGCCATCCGGCTCGCGGTGCTTCACCCGAAGTCCGCCGCTCACGGGATCACGTTCGTAAACGCTCACTACATGATCTTTTATTCGCAAAGCTATTCGGCAGAAAACAACTACCAGTGCGTCAAGCGCATCGAAAGAGGGGGTCAGCAGCATGCCATGTTCGTTTATTATCTTTTGGCAAAGCGCCAGTATTCAAAGTCGCCCTCCATCGATGAGGACATCCATCAGGTCGTCAAAGACAAGCTCTCCGCCCAGAGCGAACTCATCTCTCAGCAACAATCAATAAACACGACGCTCCTTAACGCTTATCGGGGATAATCTTATGGATATGGCACGGAAGATCGAAGTTTTTCGCGCGCGCTTTCACGGACGGCAGGACATCTTTGGCCGCGCAAGGAAGGTCGGCAAGGAAGGCGAAGAGAGAACGGTTTACTCGCCCGTTTGCAATAACATCTGGACCTCCGTCTGCCATATCGAGCGGGGGACCGGCGTCCCCTGCAGTGACTGCGAGAACCAGCTGTGGGAGCCGGTCTCAGACCAAAACGTCAAACAGCACATCACGGCTCACCACGTCCACAACTACTATCTCGTCCTCGACGAGGGGATGATTCGGTTTGGGGCAATAGACTTCGATTATAAGCCGGGCAAGGAAGCGCAGGGCTATAGCTTTTTCGAGGTGAAAAAGTTCTGCAAAATCCTTAAAGCGCGCGGCATCGACTACGGCATCGCCCGCAGCACAAACAACGGCTACCACGTCTACGTCTTCTTCAAAGAGCCTTACCCTGCAGTCCGCTTTCGCGCGGTCATGTCGAAGTTTTTTGAGGCGGCAGGCTTTGACATTTATGTGAAAGAGCGTGCAAAACCGGCCTTCCCCGAGATCTTTCCCAAGCAGGACTACGTGAGCCAGGGCTTTCTCGGCAACGGCATCACTCCACCCATGATCGAGCCCCTTATGATGAAGGGGAAAAAGTGCTGGGTCGATGACAACGATGTCATGATCGGCCAGGAGATCGAAGACGGCCAGGCCATGATCGACGCCCAGTGGGACCATCTCGAAAACCTTCCGTGGGCGGATCCGGCCGCCTTTGAAAAGATCATCGAGCACTATGCGCTCAAGATCGAGGACATTGCGGTACTGAAGAAAAGAGCTGTGGAGAGCGCCAGTCGGCAGATCGTAGGCGATGGCAGTGCAAGACCCCACGGGCACATTGAAAAGGTGCTTTATGGGTGCGAGGCTTTCCGTGATCTTACGGCCCGCATCAGAGGCGAAGGCCATGAGCCCTCGCACGTCGAGGGGATGGCGCTCTGGCATTTGGCTATCAACACCGTCGACGGCAAGGACTGGTTTCAAAAAAACGTCACGACCTGGGGGCGGACGCAGAGCGAAGCCAAGCAGCTCGAGTTCTCGATCAAAAAGAACTACCGGCCGCATAGCTGCAGCACCATGAAAGAGCAGGGGATCTGCCACAAGCAGGGTCTTTGCATTGAGGCGGCGCCCCGCCCCAAGGCAAAACCGGGCGAAGCCGAGATCACTGAAGGTGCGCTCGAAGACCTCAATGAACAGGATCAAAAGGAGTATAACCCCTACCGCTTTGCCTTTAGCCAAGGCGCGGAGCTTCTTCACGAGCTCACAAAAGGGGCAGACTCGCTTCTTCAGGTTGAGGATCAGCTTCAAAAAGAGGACGGACTCCGCGAGCTTGCACGGCGAGCCCAGGCCCTCGACAAGCCCAAGGTCAAGCAGTTCAAAGAGTACGTCGATCGCATTCAAAAGCCCCTCAAGGTGCCAAAGAACAAGATCGGCCCCATGTTCAAAGCCGCCGAGGAAGCCAAGTTCGAGCTGGAAAAGGTCATGCTCGAAGAGGATAGCTCCGTCTACGAGGTGGGCTCCTATGTTTACAGAAAGCGTTATGGTGGTGGAAAATATGGGTACTACCAGATCACAAAGGGCAAGGACCAGCTCACCGAAACCCTTCTTCTGGAGGTCGATATCCTGATCCATGAGGTGCGCTACTACATGGAAGAGAGCGGCATCAGTCGAACGGTCTACCGGGGCATCGTAAAAGACGCCGACGGGGAAAAGTCGTTTGAGATTGATACCGACGTGTGGTCAACCGATTCGGATTTTGTGAAGTTTTTCACAAAGCTTATAGGCCCGAAGTTTCAGCCCAAACGAAAGCAGATCGACGATGTGAAGCAGGCTGTCCTCGGCTGGAGCGAAAAGAAAAACCTCATGCAAAAGGTTTCCTCGCTCCTTACCCAGGGCTTCTATGAGGGGACCTACCTCATGCCTTCAGTGACGGTCGACGCCGGCGGGCTTCGCCCGACAAAATCCGGAGTTCTCGACACCTCGCACAAGGACGTTGTCAAAAACCTCGACTGGAAAATCCTCGAAGACGACGTTTTCCAGGAGACCCTCCGTCACATCAAAGATGACTTTCTCTCGGCGTGGCCTGATGAGTGGACCTACATCGGCCTTGCCCACGTCATGCGGCCCCTTATGATGAAGGTCATGGGCTGGTCTCACTTTCCGACGCTTTTCTACGACGGGCTTTCGGGCATTGGAAAGTCAGAGCTCCTCAAGATCCTCCAGATGTTCTGGGGCAACTTTTCCTCCCTTGTAAACCTCACGGTCACGCAAAAATACCTCGAAGAGATGGCCCACGAGTTTAACGATGCCTGCCTTGTTCTCGACGACTTCAAGGGGATTACGCCTCAGCAGAAAAACGCTGTGATGCACCAGATCCAGTATGGCTACGACGGCAGCTCAACGGGAAAACTCAACCGCGATTCGACGGCGAGAAAGGCCCGGAAAAACCGGGCAACTCTCATCATGTCAGGCGAAGGCTTCATCCAGCATCAGGCGTCCGTTGTGGCCCGAACGCTTCTCCTTGAGGTCCACCGCTTCAATAACGACATGACCCACGAAGCCTATTTCCGCGTGCAAAAGATGGCGAAAAACTACGCAGGGATCACCCCTCGTTTTCTTCACTGGCTTTTGGGCCGCGAAGCGAAGATCCTTCAGGATGACTACGAAGCTCTCCGCATAACGCTCTACCGCTTTGCCAAAGGCCGGCAGAACGCGAGCCGCATTGCCGAGAACGTGGCCGGAAACCACCTGACCTGGAGGCTTTTCACCTCGTTCATGGAGGACTCGGCCGTGATCACAACATCCGAGCGTGACCAGATGAACGAGCGGCATTGGGCCATCTGCCAGTCGCTCTATCACCGGATGGTCTTTCGCTGCGAAGAGGAGCAGGAGGCGACCAACTTCAAGTCGATTCTTCTCGCTCTCATCCTTTCGGGCAAGGTGCGGGTCGAAGGTCTTCACCAGAGTGTCGAGGCTCTCAGGGCACCCGTTGTCGGCTATCTGCCTGACCCCAGCGATCCGAAGACGGGCTACTACTACCCCGAGACGGTCATGAACGAGATCAACGAGGTGATGCGGCAGCAGGGGACAAGCCTTCCGAAAAAGACGGTTGGTCGTCAGCTGCTCGATGCCAAGATCATCAAAGAGGTGGATAGCGATCGGAGCACAAAGCTCGTTCGCAAGGGCAACGCCCGCATCCGCGTCTGGGTGATCGACCACGTTGCACTGGAGCTCATCGATCCGGATGTCGTGCAGGAAACGGAATCGCCGAAAAGCACAGTCGTTCCGCTTCGCCAGGGGCAGAAGGCCATGATGGACGGCTATGGGATTTTCTAACAACCCGGGTCAGGAAGACCCGGAACCAAACGGAGCAAAATGATGACGAGCGAGGAAGTCGAAAGAGTCGTGACGGCGATCTGCAAAAAAGCTGGTCTTCTTGTTGGGCAGCTCGCCAGCCCACAAACCTTTGACCATCTTGTGTACGAGGCGGCGCGTCTTCACATTTCCCACCTCGTCGGCAAAGACGCCATCCACGGAAACCTGAAACTGCACGACCCTCTTCACTACGAGGCGGCCCTCAACCTTCTCGACAGTGAGATCAAAAAAGCCAAGGCGGAGGCGGCAAGACGTGGTTAACGCACTGGTCATGTCCAACTTCTTTCGGGTTTCAGATGAGAAAGAGTTTGAGCGGTTTGTGAAAAAGTGGGACCTTACGCCGCTGAGGCGGGACGGCGATCGCTTCGGCTTTAAGCGGGTAGGGAAGGAGTCGCCGGGGATCCCAAGGGCTCATCAGGGAGCCGACGGAAGGCCTATCGTTGGTGATATCCTGCGGGACCTTGCGGCAGTCCTGTCTGCTGACGACGTGGCGATTGTGATGGAAAACGTCGTCTACCCGGCTCGTGCGGTGGTGCGCCTGAACGCGGTTGCTGTAAAAAAAGGAGAGGATCCGATACGCCTCTCTTTGAACCAGATCTATGACCTTGTGCTTGAAAAGTGGGGCGCTGTCCCCACAAAGATCGACTGGGCTGTTTAAGGAGATTTCATGAGCGATACGTTTTTTCATCCGGACTGCTTCAAAGACGAGGCGGCCGAAAAGATCTTTGCCATTTTGCACCTTGCCGGCGGATATCAGTGGGGGCTTCTCGGGATTACGCAGCTGCATTTTCTTGACAAAGAGAAGAGGGAAGCGGAATTTGAACGCGTGCGCCGACTCATCGAGAGGAGCTGCCATCCCAGGGCGGACGAAGCGCTGGAGAAATTCCGTGAGATCACGGGTGCAGCGTGAATTGGGCGCAGAACATGAAGGAGGTTCAAATGCCAGATTCAAACGCCATAATCGTGGACGAAAGCGCATCGGTAACGCGTGAGGACATTTTACAGGCGGGCTTCGTTTCCGCTATGCGCATTCCAATGCAGGTTGGTCTGGGGTTCGCCTGGACACGAAAACCTTCGCGTAAAAGGCTAAGAGATAAAGTCCGAAAAGCCCCGCACCGCTATCCGCAGTTCGCGGAGTATCTGATCGGCGACCATCCAGCCACATGGCCCTCCAACCGTCAGCCCGTCCGGTGAGGGCGTGCCGATGTCAGGTAAATCCATAGTTCAAATGATTCAAGACGAGCTTGACGCGGAGTTCCTAAGATCACTGGAGGTCTGGCGTCCGCGCAAGCTGCTCTCTGTCCTTGAAAATCGAGCAGCCGACTTTATCTCACTCGCTTTCCTGCATTACCTCATGGCTCTCTGACCATTGCGAGACGGGGGAGCGTCACTTCCCCACAAGGCTGACCGTACCCATTAAACCCCGAACCCTGGACTTTTCCTGTCTGCTGCAGCGCGGATCGTCTTCGGGGCACCTTTAACGCGTCTCACGATGATCAGAAGTGGGGGAGGCAGGACTCGAACCTGCGAAGCCTCAAAGACTGAAATGCTCAGCCGTGCACGGCCGGAAATCTCAGCCGACGGGGCCCGGCGCCAGACCCGCATCAGAGACAGGGGATTTCCTGAATGTCCCCCTGCTTTGCCACTTGCATACTCCCGCCGTAAGTGGACCTGGCGGGAGTTGAACCCGCGTCCGAAAGACAAAGGCAATGACAGCTCTACATGCTTGTCCCCGGGTCAACTCCGGGGCGAGGAAGGGTGCACCGGTTAGGGTGCAGCTCCACCAGCCAGGATCTGGCTACGGCTCCTGGCGGCCGCTTTTGCCCTCAGATGACCCGCTGACGGCGACGGGGCTGGTCGGATAACGGCACGGGCCAGCACGCTCCCTGGCTGCGATTAGGCGGCCAGCGCGACCTTTTCAGCCTTGCGGCCGAACTCTACGCGGATGACATTATCGGTGTCATTTAGGTTTTGCCTCGGTTGTTATCGGGCCCCAAGACACGCCCGGCATGCACCGGCACTCTTCGCCTCCCGTCGAAACCATTACAGGCCCTCGGGCTTGGTCCCGGAGACCCCAAGCGCTGGCAGCGTTTCTGGCCTTCCGGGATTGCAGCGTACCATTGCGAAGCCAGCATACCTGGCCCAATGTCAATCGTCATCCACAAACCAAAGCTGATTTGGAGTTTTCATGCACAGCACAGATTATTACGTAAACCGCGCCCTAACAAATTTCCGTCATCCTGAATACTTCCCAACCAAGGCCCACGAAAAGATTTTTGCGCTCATGGAGCTCGACGGCACATTCCGATCCGACCTGCTCGGGCTGACCTACAGCCACGTCGTAGAAAAAGACCGATGCCGCCAGCGCATGCAGGAGTTGCGGTCGTGTATTGCTGAAAGTGGCCACCCGTTCAGCGAAAAAGCGCTCGAACGCCTCGCACGGATCGAGCGCTCCATGCTGAGCTAGCCTCTCCCAAAGGCCTTTCTCACCCACTTGTCGAAGTCGATGCTGATCGTATAGTGGAGGAGCGCGTGAGCAAAAACGGCTGCCGCAACGAGAAGAAGGGCCCTGACACCAAGGGTCACGTCAGCCCGCGACTTCTCGGCGGTGGCCTCCACAGTCTGCCGACTCCCGCCTTCAATCTCTGTCATTCGAGCAGAGATTTTTTTTAGCTCTTCGGCTTTCTGATCGCGGAGTGTCGGGTGCGTTCTGAGGTTGATCCCATCGCGCTCCAGCTCTCCCTTGGCGTACTGAATTTTCAGTCTCTGGTATTCAGCGTTGCCGTCGAGCGTTGAAACACTGATCCCTGCGGTTTCGATCTTATGGAGGGCCCCGACCGACAATAGGTCCACCCCGAGGAAGAGGGCCAGCGCCAGGTAGCGCACAACCGGGATTTTGACAAAAAAGACAAAGGCCAGAGGAATCAGCACTAAAAGCGTGGCGATGCCTGTTCCATAGAGCGCCTCGGTGGCGGCTATGAGATAATAGGACATAAAGCCAATCAGGGTCAGAAGCACGAGAGTGCTGAAAACGGTTTTGGTCGGCGACGGCTGGGGCACCAAACGCATGGGGCTCGTCCCAGCCGTTTTTTCCTTTTCCTCCGACCTTTCTGAGTTCAGTTTCACCCTTTTCACTCGGCGCACTGAATTCAGAACTGACTTTTTCTTCGGCATCGGCGCGTCGGCGGCTGGTGACTCAGAATCCTTGTCCTTCAGGGGTTCAGCAGCCTTCTGAAGTTCAGGTTCTGCCTCAGCACGTTTTTTCTGCGGCGGCATTTCGATCACAACACCCTCTCCGATATGGTGCAGGTGGCTGACTCTGATGGACTGCATCTGCTCGATCATCGCAGCCACTTCCGCCTCGGTAATCTCCCTTTCAGGGGGAGGCGGCTCTGAGTTCAGTATGCCAGGACTTTCCGTGTCAGTATCGGATTCTGACTCCGGATCTGAATTCAGAGGCTCCACTTTGAGAGCTGACGATCCATCAAAATTACCGGTTTCTGCTGGCAGATGCGCACCATACTCCCGCTGGAGAAAAGCCAAAATATCCTCTTCGCGGACATCGCGGCCGCGTCGATAGCTGATGGCGTTATCCACGGATTTTCTAACCTGAGGGTCCTTGATTCGGGCTCTAAACTGTGCGACTTTCTCTCGGGACATCGTTTGCCTCCTTATCAGGTAAAACGTTTCGCCTCGCTGGTGCAGGACTCCCTTCCTGCGCCGGCAACCCTACCAGCACAAAAACCCGCCTTCAATCAATTTTCAGTCATTGCATGGAATTGGCATAGACGCGAAAAATACTGACCTACGGTCTTTTCCGTAGAGCTTCAACTTTTGGGTGATGGTAATTGGAAGTGCGTCAGAGGCGTGCTTGAGGCTGGAAGGCTTGATGAGTATGGCCGGGACGCTTCATCCCAAAATTAACGTGGATTTTTTCATCCCGGCCATGCAAATCATAGATTGCTATACCATGGATCTGCCGTGTGAATTTTCTCAGGACGCGCACGATAAATCCCTGGAACGGTTTCTATTACGACCTCGCTTCACAGTCAAGCGAAGATCTTTGCGTTTTCGTGCGATCTCCACAAGGCACGGAAATCAGTCCTCAAACCGTCTTCGGGATTTAACCTGCTCTGAAAAACCTACACCCATATCCCCGTGGTTTGGCCGGTGCGGAATCGGCTGCGACGAAACCGGTAGTCGGGGAGATCTTCCTTGCCAGAACTCCCCATAGGCAAAGGCACATGGACACGGTAAAGGCTGCCATGAATCAAAGAGGCCAAGGGTCAGATGACCCGACCCGAGTTCCGGGATTGAATCCTTTGGAGACACTGGAAACTGCGAATGACCCCGCCAGTGATAAAGGACCCCCGGGGCTTGGAACGATGGACAGAGGGTAGGGCGACAGGGCCCCGCAAGGGTCTTTGGGAACCAGGAATGATCGGGCCTAGGCAACCCGGTCCCATTCCGGCTCCACTTCGCAGTTGGCTGAGCTCATCACTGCATGATGCAAAACGGGGAGATAGATGCGCCCCAGGTTTCCATGAGCCCACCGATGTCCACAGCATAGACCTGCTCCCCCGAGCAGTGACAGGGTGAAGAGTCCTTCGCCCATCTCCCGGACGCCTTTTCAAGGCAGATGCAGGAGAGTTGGGGGTCCGCGCTTTCTCCACAAGGCCCATCCTTCCGAAAAACCTGAGCTTGAATATTTTCCGTGAACGGGTCACATAAGATAAAACCGAAAAACTTCAAGTCGAGGGAATAGCGTTGCTCTATTGCTACGATACTGGCAGGCCGCCAGATTTAAACGATGTGCATGCGATTATAAGAAAGGCATTCAAAGAGCGGGTTGCTGTAAGCGTCGAGGGTACCAGGGTTTACGTTGCCACAACCGAGACGCCGCTCGTAACCCCGGACGCCACCTTTGATATGCTGCGCCTCCCCGAGGGCACTGTTGAGGTTGAGCTGTCGTGCAATGTCGTCTTTGATAGCAAGAGCCAAGGCATTTTCCGAAAGGAGTGGCGGACGCACGAGGCCTTTGCCATGTTCACGGCGCAGGCCGGCCTCAAGCCTATAGACTCAGAGATCTATAACCTCGGCCTTCTTGAAACCCACAAGTTCACGATCCGAACGGCTTTCCGCATCTACGGCCAATTCAATATTGTCAACCGGGAGCTATTCGACAACGCATATTTCAACGGGGTCGGCGGGCGCCGCTCGTACGGCTTTGGTCTGATCATCATCAAAGATTTCAAATAAGATGGGAACCTCATGCAAATCAAAACGATCACAGTGAAAGCCGACCTCGACGTAATCGGTATCGTCAACATGAACGGCCGCTCGACGACGGCCAAGCAAAAAAACCATCTCTTCGCAAAAAGGGACGCCCTCGGCTTTGACTTCACGTCGAGCCGCCTTCTTCGGCGGACGATCTTCGCTGACCTCATGCCGCGTCAGCCGGCAACCCGCGAGATGTATGACAACGCGGTGCCCATCGCGGCTTCCATGATAGGGATTGTACGAGGGCTCATGATGCCTGAGCGCGGCTGCAAAAGGACGAGCCCTCTTTGCGTTCTTGATGCCTACACGCGAAAGGAATACACGCGCCAAAGGAAGACCACTGAGGGGCTTGATGCGCGGGCTTATCGGGCCACATTCAGTGACATTGGCCGCAGCTCAAAGCCGCAGGAGACAAACCTCACGAATAAAAAAGGCGAAAAAGTAAGCGACACGAGCTTTTGGAGCAAGGACAACGCCGGCAGGCGTCTTCAGGATTTTGAAGCCAAAATCGATTTCTCCGCTCTGAGCTTTATCTCGCTCAACTACGGCGACGACGCCATTATAAGCCGGGAGGACGAGACTGCCTATATCGAGCAGATGAACAGGATGTTTGAAAGCCTCGGCGAGGAGGGTCGCGTAACGCCTGGGAAGTACGTCCACAAAACAGCCGTCGTAAAAGCCACGCAGCACGGGGTTCTTCTCAACGACCTTCAGATACGGCGCGTGCTCGGCTATCTTTTTGACCGCATTCAGAGAATAGAGATTGCCAAAGCCGGGTCGAGCCTCAGGCTTCTTCCGGAGACGATCCGTGTGACGCTCAGCGATGGCAACCAATCGAAGTCGATGGACTTTGGGACCTTCATCGCAACGCTCGATACGCTCTCGTTCTATAAAGCCTACAAAGCCGCGGAGTAAGCATGCACCTTCTCATTCGGGCGCGCAGCGGCGGGCTCATTATAAAAACGGACACAAACGGCTACTGCGCCATGGACCTTTGCGAGGGTGAGGGGGAAAGGTTTCTGCCCCTCTGCGGCGAGTCGATGCGCCGGGGAATGCTCTCTTATATCCTTGGTGAGGTGAGGCGAGTGCATGCCAAGCACTCCGAGCCGCCCCTTTTCGATGACCCCATGCGCGAGACCATGCTCGCGCGGATGAAGTGCCGCGTTGTAAGAGAGCCCTTTTGCCACACGGTCTTCGGACAGTATTCGTCGAAGGTCCTTCCGAGCAAAATAAGGATTGACGATTTCGGCTGGCAATATGCGAATACGCTCATCGCGCACCTCCGCCCTGCACTGACGAGGGTCACGGGCGCCGAGAGCCTTGGCGACGTGAATGCGGCCCTCCAGGATGCCCTCTCGGTGTCCGCGGTGAGACAGAGGCGATTTCATGTGGCACTGAAGAAAAAGAGCGAAGGCAAGGAGTTGAAAGAAGTCGATCTTCTGGCGCTTCGCTACAAGGACGAGCTCGAAGCCGCCGTACCAAAGCTCGACCGTTTTAATGCGACTTCCAAAATAGAGAGCAAGTTCCTCGAATACCTGGGGCAGGCCGCAGGGTATATCCACAATGGCTTTTCCGGACGAAAGATTCCGGTATCAAAGACCCACTTTGAGCTGCTCGGGGAGATTCACCGCCTCTGCGGCGACCCCACATGGCGCGACCGGTTGAACGATGTGAAATCCACGAAGTTCTCGATCATTCCTTATCCGCAGCACACCGGCCAGTGGGTGGATATCCCGCCGGAACGTGTCCTTTATGTTCGCGGCGCACCCATGACTTTTGCGACCACGGATTTCGACCTTCTCATTGAAAATCTGACCGAAGAAGAGGAGGCGCGTGTACGAAGTGGCCCCATGAGCTGCTTTTACGGCAAGTGGGGCACAGGTTTTGTGTCTCTCGAATACAGCTTGCCAAAGGGCGATTTCGATGCGAGTTTCCCTGTTTTAAGCGAGGCTTCTCTAAAAGCCGCGGGCGTCGATTTTCCAAGGGTAAAGACAGAAGCGGGCAGCGAGGAGGAGGAGCGGTAGAATGAGCTAATAATCCTGTGCATTGAGAGCTTTGCTCCTCGGAGCGTTATGCGTCGCTTACATCGGCTCTCGCGGCCCCAAAAAAGGGGGCGTCAGGTCGCGCACAAGGCGTGCGCGGTAGGTGAAGGTAGGAAATAAAAAATCAGGCTCGAAAGAGCGTTAGAAAAGAGTAGAAGCTTGGGCAAGGGCACGCCGCTCGGTAAAGAGCGTTAGAAAAGAGAAAATGATGCGACAGACGCCCGTCCGCTCAATAGGGAGCGCTAGGAGAGAATAGTCGAGAAACCAGATATATTTCAGCTCGTGAGAGCGCTAGAAGAGTATCGAAGCTGTGACTCCCTGCTCGTGAGAGCGTTAGGCAAATAAGCCAGTATTTGGTGCACACGGTGCGCGATAGGAGATAGAGCGGGGAACATCGTGAAAGGCGCGATAGAAGGAAAGGATCCGCGAAACGCGGCCTGCAAAGCTCCTTCGGGAGCGTTAAAGGGATAGAAGGCACGCCAAGCAACGCCTTTGCTCGTGGAGCGCTATACCAGCGCTCGCAAGAGCGGTAGGAGGAAGTCCACGGAAATCCCCATAGAGGGCAGCTCTTACGCGAGCGGTATTTGAAAGGACCTTAATGTTCACAGCGGCTCGAAAGAGCGATAGACGGAAAGACTGTGTTTCTGTGGAGGGCTCCCTTGGGAGCGATAGGCAGGGCTGGTGGGCGGGTGGAATGAAAGCTCCACATCTACCGAGCGATAGGCAGGATAAGTTTGCGTGCTTGATTGGCTCGAAGGAGCGATAGACGGTGCATTTCACGATGCGAACAAAGGCTTCAGAAGCGTTAGACGGTGACCGTGCGAGCGGCAGAGTGTTCTTTGGAACGTTAGAAAAATAGACGATATCGCACCACTACGGCTCGAAAGAGCGATAAAGGTCAGCTGAAACGAAGTCCCGTAATGCTCGATGAGCGATAGAAAAGGACAGCTAAAAGTTAGCTATGCAGTGAGCTCCTTGGAGCGATAGCAGACATTCAACCTCACTGTGGGCCAGCCTTGCTCCGTGGAGCGTTAGATGGAAGGTAGGCCTCCTTAGACCGATGGGCATGACCTGCTCGCTTTGGAGCGTTAGGAGACAAGTGCAGGAGCAGGGATTTGATTAAAGCTCGAAGGAGCGATAGAGGAACTATAAATTCATTTACATGGTCGGCTGTGCTCGAAAGAGCGTTACGAAACAAGCCTTAGAAGGCGGGAAATCGGAAAGCTCAAAGGAGCGATAAGCGGCAAGATTACGGATAGGGTTTCAAGAAGGCTCGAAAGAGCGATAGCAGAAAGCGGCATTAGGTCGGCCTCGCAGAAGGCTCTGAGAGCGGTAGAAGGATTTAATCATAAATTGATGCGTGCCGGAAGGCGCGAGCGAGTGTGCCAATTTCTGTAATTTCACGCGGGAAATTGGTATAAGGCTTTTGTAGGAAGAGGACTTAGCTTTGAGCTGAGTCCTCTTTTTAATTTTGAAACATAAAAATTTAAATCAGGAGAGCGCATGAATTTGGATTTTGGATCTGAAAGCGTTTTGCAGGCTATTACGTTCAGCATCGTACCCGTTGTTGTTCTGCTCATAATTCTTTTCCGTCAGAAAGAAAAGCACGCTTCGCCCACCGAGGATGTAAATCTGGGCCGTCTGAAAAATCTCATGGATTACGTAGCTCGCAACCTCAGGAGTGCCGAGTGGCCCCTGAAAGACCCGGCACCCGCACTGGCCCTTTACAATGTGATGCGAACGCTGGAAGCTGTGCACCGCGACCTTGTCGAGGCCAAGGCTGCCGGATCCGGTGGGCTTGCGGAGATACTCCCGCAGCTTGAGAGACTTGTAAAGGAGGTTGTTGACAAGCAGCGGTCGGAGCTTGAACTCGACTATGAGGAGATTGCGTGATGACAAAGGAAGAGATGCGAATGATGCGGGCCGTTCTTGAGGGGATGACCCAGGGTATGGATTTTACAGGGCGCTGCAAAACCTGGGAGGCCATGCTGAGGGGCTCAAGGAAAGAGGATTGGGGCCTTGAGTTTGAGGCCAGGGAAAGCAGGCGCTCGGAGCTGGAAAAGGAGGCCGAGCGCTATGAAGCACTGCTGCCCGAGATCGAGATCAGTTCCGACGAGTACCACAAGGTCGTGACGGAGGCCTGCAAGGAAGGAGCGCGGCAGGAGCCTACGCTCGCTTATCCGGAGGCCTTCAAGGACCTTATGACGGTCAGCAGTTTTGAGATCGACACAGGACACTCGCCAGAATACCTCATGCTCAAAGGTCAGAGCCTTATGATCGCAAGACTTAAGGAGATGGCGAAGAGCAAAAGACTTCGGGAGGATCTGGCGCGAAGGGTTATGATCAGGCTTGTCTGAAAAATCCCTGGAATTATTGGTATAAGGTTACTGTAGGAGAAAATGTAGCATGCCTCGGGCTGCTGCATTTTTTTGTTTGGGAATCGAAAAATTTATACATCAGGAGTCGTTATGCTTAGTCTAGTCAAAGAGATATTCAAAGCTATTATTAAGTCTCAGAGTCGCTTCTACTGGTCGATGTTTCTTCTTTGCATCGGAACTCAGATTGCTGCATTTGCCTTTATCCTTCCCTTCGGCTTCTGGTACGCACTCGCGGTAACCAGCGTGCTCCAGTGGCTTTGGATTCCAGCTCTGAACCACTGGTTCAACTGGGAGAGCTATGTCAGCGCTCTCTTCGTTCCTGACGAGCTTCGCGTTTCAAGGAGCAGAAAATGAAAGGTCTGACTCACAAAGAAACCCGGAACTACTGGAAGAAAGTTATAGACGATGCCAGGAAATCTGGCATTACCGGTACACGGTACTGCAAACTTAACGGCATCCACTTGGCATCCTTTCGGAAATGGAGCCAGCGATACGCAACAAAATCGCAGAAAAGACTACTGGCTCGGGAAGCTGAGAGACGGAAAGAAATTGAGTTGAAAATGGTCGCCATCAAACTAATGAGAACCGCTCTACGCGAACTGGTCCTGGAAATAAAAGGCCGAGATATTTGAATTTGACAAACAAACTACCAGGAGAATGCAACATGAAACCCATTATACTTAAGTCTCTTTCCTACAAAATAAAATCAATCGGTCAAGCTCTGCATGCAGTTTTCGATCCTTCCAAAGCCCGCCGCAAAACGGTGTGGGAAAATCTGAATCGCTACTAAAAATAACAACCAGGAGAACGCAACATGAAAACCATTATGATCCTTGCCGCTTTGGCTCTTAACGCATGTGCTACCAATGACTACAAAGTCAAAACCATCTCGACCGCACTCGATCTCAAAGGGAATGTGAACGGCCAAAAGCTTGGACTCAACGGCGAAAACGAAGCCATTCTTCAGGAAGAAGTTCGTGCCCAGGACGAGCTGCGTATCGCTGAAAACGTGAACGCCTATTTTGAAGAAAAGATTGCAAGCGAAGCTGCTGAGATCAAGCGCTGCATGACGGACCTCGCCGACCCCCGCCTTGGTGGCCGCGGTGAACTGCCAGCGGAAATCGACTACGACATGCGCCCCTTTGAAAAGGTCAAAGAGGAGTTTGGCCTCGCTGAAGATGGCGATCTTAAAATTGTCCGCAAAAGCTATTACGTGGACCGTCTTAAGGCCGCCAGGAGCTACGACGTGAGCCTCCGCAAGATGCTAAAGGTCGTCAAACGCCAACACGAGGAATGCATGTTCAAGCTGGGCATAGCCCGGAACAAGGCAGGTCTTCCCAGTGAACGTGTGATGGCTGAAGGCTATTTCACAAGCAACGGCAAATGGGTTGAAACCCGGAAGGGTGAGAACTCAGTTGGTGATGCTTTCGAGATCCAGGCTGAAAACAAAGCCCGCTCAGGCGCTGTCAGAATCGAAGTCGTTCAGCCAGGAACCGCTTACATTTACAAGCCCGTTAAGGTCGACGAGTACGGCAACGTGCTCGACTGATCTCTCTTTGGTAGGTGTAGGATTCACTTGAGGCCGGCCTTCGGGCTGGCCTTTTATTTCAAAAAACTTAGGAGTCCAAAATGAAATCGCAACTTTTGTATTCGCTCGTTCTCTACAGTACCCTTGCCGCCTGCGGTGCCGATTCCGGCTCCGGTGTGGCGCCCGTAACCCTTCCCACCAGCGTTCCAGCACCGGTCGCAAAACCAACTGATGAAGCCAAAGTAGAGGCGAAGGCTGAAAGCAAAGTCGAAGCCCCTATCGAAGCTCAAAAGACGGCGACCCCCGCAGTCGAGGAGACTGCTCCTGCCAAGGCTTTGAAGCTCACAGACCCGGACTGCGTTGACCCCAACCTGGCCGAAGTCAAAACCGGTGTTCAGCTGATGCTCTGCGACGGCACGATCGCCACGGGTACGCTTGTCATCCCCGCCGCCCCTGACCTTAGCAACCTCACAGCCGGAAACGTAAAATCGGGTGTGACGATTGCCGGTGTCACAGGAAACTATGCTGGCGCTTCCTACAGCTCCTGCTCGGCCAACGGCGAGGAAGGCTGCGTAACGAACGCCAGCTTCAAAGCTGCCAACCTCAGTAACCTTTCAGCTGCCAACGTAAAGTCGGGTGTGACGATCGCTGGCATCACCGGATCGCTTGCCGTGGAGTCGCATGTCGACTGCAGCGCAAACGGTCAGTCGGGCTGCGTCGCCACATCCACCTACAAAGCCGCTGATATTGCAAACCTCTCGGCTGCCAACGTAAAGTCGGGTGTGACGATTGCTGGCGTTTCCGGTTCGCTCGTCGTTGAGTCGCACTCGGACTGTACTAGCAACGGTCAAACGGGTTGCGTTACGGGCGAGACCTACAAGGCCGCTGACCTTACAAACCTTGTGGCTGCAAACCTCAAAAATGGTGTGGCCGTCGCCGGTGTGACCGGTACCTACCCTTCGGCTTCGGCCCCTCTGGCCTCGGCCACCGCAACTGCCGACCTCGATGCGGCCACGTTCAACCTGAAGATCAAATCGGACGCCCAATTTGAATACTTTGATTCAACCGGCGCCCGCCATACCCAGACAGGTAACTCGGCCTTGACAGCCGAAAACATTAAATCCGATGTGACCCTCTTCAATGTCTCGGGTACTCTTGAACCCGCAAGTGAAATCACGATCGACCCGTGGGATCTTCGCTTCGGCAAGACTGTCAATGGTGTCTCGGGTAAACTCAAGGCTCACTGCCGGACTCACGACAGCGGGACCGTTCCCGTTGGCGAAAGCTGTGCTCAAAATGAAATCTGGCAGGACCTGACCTCGCTCTCGTCTTCGACAGCATCGACCTGCGCCGGGGACCCCTCCAACTGCATGTGGAAGGACCGCATCTCGGGACTGTACGTGTCCAAGCAAATGGGTAGCGGTAACCGCAACACAGCCGTCAACGGTTGTCTGAACCTCGTCTACGGCGGTTTCGATGATTGGCGTCTTCCTTCCTCCGATGAGGCTATCACGCTCTCAACCCACGGTGCCGCCGAAAACAGCGTTGTCGCATGGTATGGCTCGTGGACGTCGAGCACATACTCGATGAGCTATTACATCGCTATCATGGGGGCTAGCGTCGGCGCTCTAAAAACGGCCAGCGACACGGCCAACTACTTTTGCGTTCGCAAGTAAGAAACGGCTGCCTTCGGTGTTCACCGTGAACGACTCGAGGGCGGCATCTCACCGCGGCGAGCGATCTTTTCCTCTCCAAAGCACCTTCTCGCCAGATTTCTTTTTTGCACACAATCTAAAGGCGCTTCCCAAAGAGTCCATGGTTTCAAGCTCTTCCGCAGGGTCAAAGTCTTCGCCCTGATGTGCAAAAAGCATAAGGCTTCACGCAGGCCTTTGATTCTCCTGGTAAACCTTTCAGCGCTCAACCAACAAGGGGCAGAAGTCGATCCTGTTCCTTGTAGGTTGAGCCATTCCCCTGGAGACAAACATGAGTACCGAAACCGCACACTTCCTCGTCCTTCTTCTCACCTACTCGATTCTTTCGATGATGCAGGATACTTTCCGGCGAATGCTGGAGCAATTTCTGGCTGACGAAATTCTTTCGGCGCGCGGTAAATCGGAAGAAAGAGCGCGAGCCGCTTTTCAGAGACGGGTGAGGGGTATGGAGAAAGCCTCGCGCTCCATGGAGAAGGCTCTCATCTACTGCTTTCCGCACGCCAGGGGCTTCGTCCTCTCCCTTTTTGCAGTCTCGGGCTGGGTTCTTTGGCCCCTGAGTCTTGCCCTTTCGATCAGAAGCTACATGAAGACACCTGAAACGAAGGAGATCAGTGATGACGGGACAGTATCATTCAACGCTCGCGGTTGATCTATGTGAATGGACATTTGACATCTCTATTGAAACGCCGACAGGGGACCTTCTTTCCAGACACCTGGAAATACCGCCCGCCGGGCTTTTACGCGACCTCTGTCAGGGTAGAAAAAGGCTGCGCCTTACCGTAGGGCGTGATATCGTGACGATTCCCGAAGAGCTGTTTGAGGCTCTTTTCAGAGAAATTAAGGATTGTCAGAACACTATCAGGAGACATCATGCAGGAGCCTATAGACATCTCGATTGATCTTTTGCTTACCGAAACTCTCGAACTGATCCCCTCCCTATTCGCAAATGACCCCAAAACCAAAATGCTTCTGACAAAGCAGATTCCCAACATAAAGGCCTACACAAAAAAAATGTGGCGCGGGATCGGGGCGCGGTCGTCGGTGGACTACGTCGTCCTCAGTGCGAATCTTTCCACAGCTTTTGTAACGGCGCGGCCGGGCACGGTTCTTAAGTGCGGCAGCTACGCAGAGTTCCTGGACAGTTGTGCAAAGTGGATCGCCGAGGAGTTTCAGATCGACCTTACCCCGGAGGAGATCGAAGGCAAGGAGGCTCTAATCATTATCACCTCGGCACTCGGCGAACCTGTGAACCGAAAACTCGCAACTCTTGGAAGCACGCGAAAATCCTGATGGAAAAGGTTTTGGTCAAAATCCCCCAAACGCGGTAAAATACCTACAAGTATGAACGTGCTGGATTTTTCCTTCCGAAAAGTTCAAAGTCGCTTAACCGCAACTTCACAATGGAAGGGCCTGACATGAGAAGGCTTCGGGGGCTTTACGTCGAGGACGATGAACTGACCGCAAGACTTGTTCAAAGAGGTTTCAGAAGCAGTGCTTTTCTGCAGGTCGCTGCAAATCGCGCCATGTATATGAGTCTGATACAGAGTCCGGCCTTTGACTTCGTCATCCTTGACGGCGAAGTCCAGGGTTGGCCGCTTTCGGACTACGCCCGGGAAGTCTCTGAAACAACAGAGCTTCCCCTTTTTATTTTTAGCGCTTCGCCGGCCAGAAACCTTCTTCCGCTGATGGCTCTTAAACCAAAAGCCTTTGTTCGGAAGACGGATGGGGTTCAGGTGCTTGTCGATGCAGTTCTTTCTTATTTTTACGCATTGGAAACCTTTACTCTTGCCTCAAACGTGCCGACAGTATCGCAACTGTCATAGGATTTCGAGGGGGCTCGATGAACTGGGTCAAAAAGCTGATCGATTGGATGGCGACGCGTTCCTTTGGTCGGAGGGACCCGGAAAGAATGCCTGAGCCCCCTCCCGTTTCCGATGCTCCTGAAAAGGCGAGGGCGGCTCCCCCTCTTTTCATCCTCGTGGACTTCCGCCGTGAACTCATACGCGAGGCGGAAAAGTGGATCGGCGTGCACGAGGCGGGAGGCAACAACAAAGGGCCCGAGGTCGTGCGGTTCCAAAAAGCGGTCGATGGCAAGGCGCTCGGCGAGCCGTGGTGTGCCTGTTTCGTCCAGTTTTGTGTGAAAGAAGTCCAGATGCGCTTTGGAGCGACCCTCGTCATGGCCGTCAGCGAGCACTGCATGACGATCTGGAATAGAACTCCAGGTGTCCATCGCCACCGTTCACCCAAGGCGGGCTTTGTCGTCATCTGGAACTACGAGGGGACAGCGAGCGGGCACATCGGGATTGTGAGTCGGGTGATCGACGAGTTTACAATCGAAACTATTGAGGGGAACACCTCGCCTGACGACAATACGATTGAGCGTGAGGGCGATGGGGTTTATCGTAAGATAAGGTCAACAAAACAGATTGGCAAAATGCGCCTCGTCGGCTTTATTGCCCCATTCAACCCCGACTCGGTCGAGCGCCCGGAGGTAAAGCAGAGCTGACCTCGCGGCCGCCGCCAAAGGATACCCGGTGGCCACAGAGATCAATGTCAAAGTTCCCCCTCTTCCGCAAAAACCGATCGCGCAGGCGACTCTCCCGCAAAAACCGGCCTCCAAGGCGTCCTGGGTCATGGATGGTTCTGAGCCTGTGGCCGACACGGTAAAAATCCCCGAGGGAAGGCCCGACGTTCTTGTCCTTATCAAAACGCCAGCCGGCTACGTAAAGGCGATGGAGATCGACCGCGGAGGAGACTCCCTTTTCGGCACAGGGCCTGTGGCCACAGAGTTCACAGAAATTCTGACTGAGGCCATCTCACAAAAGCTTTCCGTCACCTGCAAAAGCAGCCCTGACGGGGGAATCGAGGCTCTCTCAAAGCAAATCAGCATCGTTCAGGGGCAGCTCGACGCAAGGCGCCGTCAGGATGATTTCGCCCTGACCCTTCTCATCATCGGTCTTGCAGCGGCCGTTCTCTGCACGATCGTCTATCTCGTGCTTGCGAGGCTTCAGCGCCCACGGCGCTAGAAGTTTTCGGTATAAGAGTTTTGTGACATTTTTAAAGGATCGGGAGGCCCATGGAAAAATTCGATTCGGACGCGTTTGCACTCGACTTTCTTCAGATCATGCGCGAGGTCGCCGGCAATCCCCGCTGTCTGACAGATCTGATGGATGGTCTTTTCACGGGGCCTGAAAACGAGCCCGAGCTTCATAGGCTCATTCGTGCCGTGACGCGGCTTCGTTATCTTGAGATCGCCCTTCTCGAATCTCTGAGCGATGGCGTTGGCCTTGGCCCCATAGGCGCGGCCGAGAGTTACCGCGATCTTTCCAAAAGCGTAATAATGGCCGCCCTTGTCCACAAGGAGGAGACGGCGGCCAGGCTCCGCTGCTACTACCCCCATCTCATGACCGAGGCCGACCTCGAAAGGGTCCGCCTGACCGTGAAAACGGGCATGAGCCGCGAGGATGCCGCCCGCGCTGCGGAATATCTCGTCGAGATCCAAAAGCGCCTCAGGGACCGCCTCTCGCCCTCCTGACAACTGCGTCAAATCAAGCAGAGTACCGACATCCCGGTTTATGCCGATTCCAAACTTTTGTCGTTAGGAACGAAGGCCCTTGCATAAACCTTGATTTTACCCAGGCTTCGGGCTCCGGGGCCTGGGTTTTTCGGCCACTTTGGCACTAACAAAATAAAAAAAACGTAAATGTCACCGCTGGATCGGTGACAGAAAGCCTCTCCGGTGACAGAATCGGTGACAAAAAAAATCCGCATAAAAGCCAATGATTAAAGCCCCATATAAATCAAAACATATAAATGTCACCGTGTCACCGCAAGAGTCATTCTTTTTCCCATAGAGGATTTTTTTCGCGTCTCTTTCCCGATTTCATGCACACCCGGATTGGCGCTCTGAGTAAAAACAATTAGCGATGTTTTTCACATAGGGGGTTTAAAAAGGGGGTTTTCGCGGTGACGCGGTGACAGAATCGGGTAAGCCTCCGATATGGTTTCAAAAAAAGCGTCACCGTTGCGCAAAAATCGCAAAAATTTCACTGGTGACACGGTGACAACGGATGTAATGTAACGAAATAACTGAAAAATACGGCACCACCCAAATCACCAGCCCTTTCAAAAAACGATCGACGGACAAGTTCCGCTCCGCGGAGCGGTGACAAATCCATTTCAGAATGCGCCAAGTGTGCGCAAAAGGAGTTTTCGACCATGCTTCTCTACGTCAAAATGTCAAACTTCCGTGGGGTGGACTCTCAAGTTCATCTTGGCGATCCGTCAAAGGGTGTCGCCTCGCGTGTGCAGCTTAAAGGGCGAAACGGTGCCAGAAAGACTACCATACGCGAAGCCATAGCCTTCGCTTTCACAGGGAGGGATAGTCAGGGCAGCACCAAACCGACGCACCTTATCAGCTTCGGCGAGGACGCCTGCGAGGTGGAGGTGATGACGAGAAAGGGCGCCGTCATCAACAGACGCCTCACCATGCAGGGGGGCGGTCACCTTTGGATCATGACAAGCGGTGCCCAGAGGGTCCTCTCTCAGGCGGAGCTTGAGACGATGCTCTGCCCCGCAGACGTTTTTCTCTCCGTCCTCGTTCCGGGCTACCTCATGGGGACGCTTCCCAAAAACCGGCAGACGGCGGTCCTCTCCTACGTTCTTCCTCCGGTTGACAGGCGGGCCATCGTCGAGCGTCTGACGGGCTATCCGCCCTCGATGACCCTTGACCTTGATTACTCCCTTCAGCCGCACATCCTTCAAAAAAGGCTTGCCGACCAGAGGAACAAAATCACAAACCGCACAGCCGAACTTCGCGGCGAGCAGAAGGTTCTCCGCGAGCGACTTTCCATGCTGCCATCAAAGCCGGTTGAGCCGCCCGAGGTTAAACTCCTTGAGGCCGAGGAGAAGCTTCGCCGCGAGTGGATCGTCTATGAGGCAAGTCTTTCAAGAGAGCAGATCGAAGCCGAACTTTCCGAACTCCGTGAGGTCCCGCTGCCGCCTGTGATGAAACCCTTCGATCTTGAGCGCCCCGTCGAGCCCAGGACGCCCCTTTACCTTCCCGATGAGGAGAGGGACCGCTGCCCTGCGTGCGGTCAGACGGTTGGAATGAAACATAGGGAACTCGTCCGGGCCCACAACGACAGGCTTCGCGCGGCTTATGAGGTCGAGCACGCAGCCTGGCTAAAAAACCTTGAGGCGTGGAGCACAGAGTCAAAAGCCTACATGGCGGCAAAGGAAGCGCGCGATCGGGCGTTTGCCGAAGCGAAGGCCACCAACCTGCGAATCGAGCACAGACGACGGATGCTTGAAGAGACGCTGCGCGCGATGCCAGGAGGCGAGGGCGTCGAGGCGAAAAGGCCGCGTGATGAATTTTCAAAGGAGCGCTATGCTGAGATGAATAGGATCGCTCAGGAATATCAGCGGCAGCTCGGCGCTTTCGAGAGCTGGCAGAAATCGGCGGCCAGCTCAGAGCTGAGGCTCATCGAACTTGAGCAGGCCATCATCGATGCCGCGGCCGAGGTGGACCTTCTTAGGGCTCACGAAGCTGCGCTCAAGCAGCTGCCTGACGAGGAGCTTGAAGAGCAAAAGGCGCACCTTTCTCTTCCGGGCTTTGACATCCGCGTAGGCGAAGGTCTTCAGCTTTGGGACCGCAACGGCTGCCCCTACGAGATCCTCTCGCGCGGTGCCCGCATGCGTGCAGACTTTGAGCTGTGTCTCAGAATCAACGCGCTGCTCGAACGCAAGGTGGGGATGATTTTCCTGGACGACTTTGATCTTGCCGACTGGTCGGACCTTCTCCGGGACACCCCCGGGGCAATTCAGATCTTCTCGGCCCACGTGGGCCTTTCTGAGCTCAGCGTAGGCCTTTCCAACTACGTGTAAAGGAAGGAGTAAGCGGCATGATTTCGGGAGAGGCTAATCAAATTCTGGCGAATTCCGAAAAAGGGGCGAACGCCCATCGCGGCAGAAATTTCGAGGAGGCACTTATGCTGCTTCGTCTTAGGACATGCCCTGCATGCCAGTATTCCCGCCGTCTCGAATTCCATTCACCAAAGTATGACCATCTTTGCCCAAAGTGCGGACACAGCGAAAAACCCACGGAAGCACGCTTTATGACGCAAACATTAAGCGCAAGTAAAAGCGATGCTCTTCTTCCGATTGGGGTTGCAATTTTGATGTCGCTGGTGTTTGCTCTCGTCGTATTCTGGATAGCCTTTGGGCTACCTGCGAGGTAGCGGCCATTTTTGAAGCGGGCACTCGGCTTCAAAAAGCGCTGCCTTGACGCTTACGAAGCACCCACATTTTTGACAGCGAAGACCTCGCTTTTCTTCGCACGCGGCGCAAATCTCAAGGCGCTCGCGTAAGGTTATCTCCGTCACACCCGCCCCATTACCATTCGCAATACTTCGTAGCGTTCTGAGAAGAGTGTAGGTCAGATCCTGGGCACGGCCCAGGTGCTTATAAGGATTTCCGCAGCATGAGGGCATAAAAACCTCCAGCACCATCATTCACAATAAGGATAGAAAATGGAACAGGATTTGGGCATCGGCATAGACGACCTGCCGAAAACCCTCAGGGACAAAGCCATGAAAGGCGAGCCCATAGGCATCCCGGGCACGAGCACTTTCGTCGATTTCATCGCGCAGACCGAGGAGTTCAACCCAGCCTTGGCAGTCCTGGGTATGAAAGCGTTTAGAGCCTCCTTTCGGACGACGTTCGAGTCGCTTGAGTGTTACCCGAAAGGAGTGGAGCGCGGCGAGAGAGCTTTAACTGAAGTAAATAAAAAGATCGCACAGGGCCTTTCCAAAAGGAAACAAAATGGCGATCCGCCGCCTACTTGCAAATCAGGCTGTTCGGCCTGCTGTCACATACAGGTGACACTGACTGACAGTGAGGCTGATGTGCTCGTAAGGCACCTTCGTGAAAAAGATGTGAAGCTCGATCGAAGTCTTGTTCTTCACCAGTTCGAGCATGGCAGGGATAATCTAGCTCATGTGAAGATGCCTTACGAAAAACGCGCATGCCCGATTTTAGGGGAGGACGGCAACTGCCGAGCTTACGAGGCTAGACCTCTTGTCTGCAGGAAGTATATGGTGGCGACGCCCGCGTGGATGTGCGACATGAGGCTTTCTGAAGCTTCGGGGATTATCGTCGCGCCGGGAGCCGAAGGCGCAGTATCCGCGATGATGGCCCTGGAAATGAAAGACGATCCGAGTGATGATAACCTTCCCCAACAGCTTTTACGGAGGATACCTGAAGATGACGGACTCTGGAAACACACCAAACCATTGGAAGAATAATGATCTCGGCGGGCACAGCTACACTGACGAGGAGGCTGCCGTTATTCATGCGATCGCCATGCTCCTTAAAGGCCGCGATCCCAGCCTTACGATGACGGCTATCGTGGGCGGCGGCACGTGGAGACCGCGTGAGTACATGAAGCTCTATACGAAGGCCGCCGGCGTTGTCTATGAGCTTGCAAAAAACCTGGCGGCGTTCCCGCTGCCGCCAAACATCCCACAAAAATCGGTGGCCGCATGGGCGGACCTCATAACGGGAAGGCTCGTGAAAAGCACAACCCAGGCGGCCGTGCATACGGATGGAACGCCTGACGACATCTATGGCGAGCGGCTCGTGATCGAGGAAACCCTTCGCCCGGTTGTCCCCCTCGACCACATCACCATTCGCCTGAGCATCGGCAAAGAGGCAACGACGGTCGAGGATATCGACCCTGAGAAAGCGAAAGCTGTTGTCATCGACCTTTGTAAAAAATTTCCTGGTCTTTTGACGGATGAAGCTGTCGATGGGGGTGAGCTTCTGATGGAAATGAGCGAGCAGCTGCGGGCGCTTCTTTGAGCGTTCGGCAAACCTTAACTTTGAGGACTTCGATTGCATGAGAGATGAACTGAAAGACTTTACCGAGGACGCGCAGTACGTCATCGAGCTTAATGATGCTCTTCAAAAGGAGGCGGCGCGTCTGCGATCGCACTCGATCGTGGTGGTGCCCACCGTCTATCAGGTGCTCACCGCGTTTGTTAAAGACGCCTGCGACTCTGCCGGTCTCATCTGTTACGATAGCGACGATAAAGAGGTTGGGTATATATCTGTGGCGGGGGTTGTCTCGCTTTTTAGAAAGAACATCGCAGATATAGCAAAACGTCTTGAGGCTGAGACCGAGGGATCGCTTCGAGAGGACGACCCTCATATGCCTGACGAAAGAGTCGCAGCCATTCTTAAGGCCTGCCATCACACGGGGCGCACGCTTCGTGAAGCGCTTCTGGCCACTGAAAACACAGCACCCTAAAGGAAGACACTATGATCAAAATAATGGATGAAGCAAGCGGACAAACAGCCGTCATTTTAAGAGTGATCCAGTCAGGGCCGGACCTTGACATTCTTGGCCTAGGCATCTACGCGGGCGATCACGATTTCACAAAGAGCAGAAAACCTCTTCAGATTCTTTATTTCCATGAAACGCTCGACTTCATTGTAAATAACATCACAAGGGATGTGATGAAGACCGAAGGCCGCGCGCCCGAGCGCGAGGAGTTTTTGAAAAAGTATAGAAAAGTCGAAGACCAGGTAAAGGCGCATTTTAAAGGTGAAGCCCAGGATCCACCTGATGATATCGACTGGGACGCCGTCCGGTTCCCTGAAGAGATCATCGAGGAGGAGTCGGCTGAGGATCTGGCTGAAAAGGCAATGCAGACAGTATCGGCCATCTTCAGGAAGCCTCCTGTGAGGATGTGAAAAGACTTAACGAAAAGACCGGCTCATGCTAAATTCCTAAAAAATAGGAGACATCATGAGCCAGGCAATCGTAAAGGATCTGCGAAAAGACCTCGCAGCCCTCTCAAAGCGTCAGGAAGTTTTTGAAGACAAAATCCTCTCGGGGACTCTCGCCAAGGATGACGCGGACTACTTCAAGAACATGGCCCTCTACTACGCGGACGAGTGCAAAAAAATCCGCGCAAAACTGATGGAAATGCTCTCTGAGCTGGGGGATGTCGCCGATGTCACAGTCACAGTCTCCGACGCCCCCGTCATGTAAAAGAACATACGCCGAAACCCTTGCGGCTGCCGTGATAAAGGACTGGGAGAGAAGGCCGAGGCTTAGAAAGTCCGGCCAGCCCTTCATCAAGACCATCGTACTTGATGCGCACCTTTACCCGGAGTCCGAAAAGGAGCTGGCGGAGCTTCTCCACGCCGCCGGTCTTGAGTTTGAGTGTAACCAGATCTTCCAGGGTGGTAAAATCGGGAGGCAGACAAACATCATCCACGTATGGAGGTCCGAGCCCGAATGAGCAAGCACCCCGCTCTTTTTTTAGATCTGGACAGCACGGTTCGCACGACAAACGTCAAAGGGCGCTCCTATCCGCGCGCTCCCCACGAGCAGGAGCTCATGGAGGGACGCTATGAGAAGATCTGGGAGTGGAAAAACAAGGGCTATAAGGTTTTTGGCGTGACAAACCAGGGCGGGATCGGGATGGGCCTTATCTCGAAAAAAGAGTGCGAGGACTGTCTCAGGGACCTCAACCAAAAGCTCGACGGCGCTTTCGACGATATTCTCTACGCACCGGCGCACCCGGAGAAGAACGACCCTTTCCGAAAGCCCAATCCGGGCATGATCCACGCACTCCGCGACAAGCACGGCGTTGACCTTAAAAAGTCGATTATGGTGGGCGACCGCGATACGGATAAAATGGCGGCCATAAGGGCCGGCGTGAAATTCCAGTGGACAAAGGATTTCTTCAATGACCAAACTCGCAAGAAGTCTTGAGTACGTTTGCTATGACCGTCGCTGCAAATCCCTGCGCCTCAGCTGCCACGAGCACTGCCCGGCGTGTGGCGAGCCGCGCTTTATTGTGAGGTTTCAAAATGGGTCGGAAATCGCCTTCGCGGGTGTGGCCAGAGGACACGGGTGGGATGGGAACCTACGAAGCCTCGGAGATTCTGAAGGAGCTCCTTCATAGAATGCCCGATCTTTGCGGGGTCACGATCGGCCCCTGGTCGATGACAGTCCGTCTGGACCGCACGGGCACCGTCCTCGCAAAGCTTGACTTCAGCATGCGAAAAAAGGGCTGGAGCCCTCCCAAGCCGCCGCCGGAGGAGCCTAAACCCGCGAAAAAGAAAAAGGCCACGAAAAAAGCCGCTGGCCGAAAAAGAGCGAAAAGTGCAGGATAGGTCAAACATCGAAAAACCTATCAGGCATGAGGAATCCCCATGGATAAGGATCTTGGTATCACGAGCCCCGAGGGTTTGCGCGCGGCAGTTGCAGACGTAGAGGTACACGGTGACCCTGGGTTTTGGATCTGCATAGCCAAGGCGTCGTCCGGTGCGAAGGGGTGGATGCACTCGACCAAGGTTGCGCTCGTTCGTGGGCAGGGGCTTCTCATCCAAACCTCGTCGGAACTTATCGCGTCGCAAGGCGGACCTCGATCGACCTCGCAGGCACTTCAGTATATCCCAGGCGCCTTCCTCGATGGCGTCACGGTCGAGGGGAAGCCTGTTTATCAAATCAAATCGTCCAATGCTTTCGACCATCCGCCGGGCAGCTGGTTCATGGATGGGCGGCGCATTCTGACCAAAGGTGAAAGGCCGGAGGGTCTTTGATGGAAACAAGTCTGACGGCGCTCCATGAGAGGGCGCGCGAGCTTTGCGGGCGCGATGTGGAGATCGACCGCACAAAAGATGGTCAGTTCATCGTCCTTTATATGTGCTTTGGGAAAGCGCCTCCACCGAAGGGCTCAACCCACGAGGAGGCCCTCACACGCTTTATCGAGTACATGGAAAGCTCAAGAACGGTGGATCCCGGAACGGACGAGGACTATAAAGATCTAATGCAGCGGCTCGACGCCGATCAAAAAGGAGATGACGCGTGAAGGTTGAAATTGAAATCAGCGAAGACCTTATGAAAAAATTCAAAGCGCTCGCCATTTTGCGCCCGCTTGAGGGAGGCATCGACGCTATTGTAAACGAAGGCCTCGAAAAGTGGGTGACTCAGGAAATCATAGGGACGCTCGTACCCGATAGCCGTTATCCGTTTGTCTATACGGGACCAAGGCCTGCGCCGCAGGAGACCGCGCCTGCGTTTTCACCCTCCAGACGGAGATCGCGGTCGGCGTCCGTGCCTGTCCCGAGTGAGAGTGAGTTCGACGCCTTTGACGCTTCAGGCATCTCCGAAGGTCTTGCTGACCAGGATGACGATATCGAGGAGGATGCTCGAACGAGCGACCCCGAGGCCTTCATCACATCGCAGGGCGGCCTTACAGAGGAAGCCCTCGACCGTGACATGAGGATCAACGACCCCGACCACGAGGCCAAGGTCGATGCGAGTTCGATCAAGGAAAAAAAGTTGACTGGCTCAGCTTCCTATCAGACGCCTGAGCAGCTTTTCGCCGAGCATTCAGGTCTTCCCACGCCGCCCCCTGTAGCGGAGGATGACCGGGCCCGCCGTCGGCGCAAGACTCAAACTGGAAAAGGCCGAGCCTCGCATTTCACAGGCCATGAGGAGTTCACGCTATGACGGAAGCAACAAAGACGGCCGACTGTCCTAAATGCGGCGGTCTCGCTTCTCTCATAATCCCTCTTAAAAAGGTGGAGCAGGCGCTTGCCGTTTACGGCTGCTCGGCCTGCGGTTTCGTCTTCGATGCAAACGGCAAAGCCTTTCTTCGGGACACGGGTGAACTCCGCGACGTTTTCCGTGGAGCGACGCTCGCCCACCAGACGCTCGCGGACGCTTTTGGTGGAAGCACGATGAACGCCGCGACGCGGGCCGTGCTCACGGCTCAGCTTTTGGAGTACGGAATGATGATGTACTTCGATGGGCTGAAGCAGGGTCTTCTTCTCGGAACGATTCAAACTGTGAAAGGGGGCGCAGAGTCAGCCCCGTGATTAAAGGAGACGGTGATGGAGAAGTATGGAATCGAGCAGGACGAGCTGACCCTCGCCCTTAGAAATGAAGAGGCTGAGCTCATGGGGAAGATGGCCAGCCTTATGTCGCGGCATCAAAAGACCGCAGCCGAGGAATCTGAGGCGCAAAGAGTCCAGTCGCGGCTCCTGGATGTTCGTCAAAAACTGACCGAGCACGACCTGAAAAAGAAGCCCACCTTTGGGTAAAAGAATTTTGTGCAGCATTTAACCGATCAAGGAGCTGATCAGTATGCCGATTCAAATGGTTGCCCAAAGACGCCGTCTCCCTATCCTTGGAAAGATTCGCCTCGGCGTGCGCAAGGAGTCTTCCAAGGGAAGCCTCTATCCTGCTGAGGTCGAGTATTTTGTCCTGACCGACGCCCCCGGTGTCGAAGAGGTTTATGGCAAAGACCCGAAGGAACTCGACGCCTTTTTCCCGGGGGACGACCTTGAGATTGTCCTGCCGACGTGGTTCAAGTCCTACGGCGCGGGCCGCAAAGACCAGACGGGCCGCATTATAGGTGGAAAACTCAATTGCATGGGTAACGGCCCTAGAACAGACGTGATCGACGAAGTGCCTGTCACAAGTCCCGGGACAGCGCAGCACTTTGCGGCGCGCGATCCTGTTACGAAAGTGGTCCCGATCCGCCCCTGCATGGGTCAGGAGTGCCCTGACTATATCGCTAAAAAATGCCGACAAACAATGAAGGCCATCGTAATCCTGCCGCGCGTATCCATCTACGGGGCCTATGAGATCGACACATCGAGCTGGCATTCGATCAACAACTTCGATAGCCAGATCCACCATATCATGAGCACACGCGGAAGCATCAAGTTCTTCCCCTTCAAGATTTACCGATCCGAGACGGTGACGACGCACCAGGAGAACGGGGTGGACATGACAAAGATCCACCACATCATGAAGATCCGTCCAAATGAGAATCTTTATGAGCTTCACGGCGAAGAGATCCGAAGAAAGATCGAGCAGTTCCAGACGGCCTCTTTCCTTCTGCCAGCCACGGCTGATGAGATAAACAGAAGGCCCTTCGAGGACCACTTCCCGGTTCTTCCGGAAGGCTCTTCGGATGATGTCGTGGACATCGATACCGGGGCCGCAAGAAAGCAGGACGCGCAGGACATCCTGAACGATCCCGAGGTTCAGCAGGCGTTTGCAGCCTATGAGCAAATCTCCGGGAAAAAGTTCAGCACCGAAGTGCGTCTCAAGGCTATCGACAAGAAAAAGGGTGAGGCAGACCCCAAGGCCGCCGTGCTTTCTGAGATCAACCGTATCGTCACAGATCTCACAGCAAAGGCGAACGAAAAGCAGGAAAAGATTAAACCGGCCGTAAAAGCCGCCGGCGACTCCATTCTCTGATGCAGGTAAGCAAAGGCCAGGGCTGCTTTGAGCGGCTCTGGTCGATTTCATTCAGGCGATGATTTTTACATTTAAAGGCAGGGATTATGCACATCATTCTTTCAGGCAAGCACGGCAGCGGCATGCGGGAGGTCGGGGAATACCTCAAATCAAGGTGGGGCGCGCTCGGAACGGCGGTCTACGTTCACGACGCGAAGGCCCCGGTACGCCTTATCTGTGATGCGGCGCGAAGCGTGGCGCAGCAGTTTTCCCCTGTGCCGGAGAACCCGGACCTTGATCTTCATCTGGAGCAGGCGATCCTCGACTGGGGGCGTGAGCAGGACCTCCAGCATTGGGGCAAAATTGCCAAACGGCAGGTCGATGACGTGACGGGACGCTGGGAGACCATGGGGCTTTTCCACGTCACAGTCATCCAGGGTCTATGCTTTTGCGAGGACTATAAGCTTTTTCCGCGCGCCTATAGGGTTTACCTTCTTCCGCCGACGGATTATAAGCCTCACATGATTTACGGCCACCATCCGAGCGAGACGGCCCTTGATGCTTGGGTTGAAGATTCCCTCACGGCCAGATACCCTGTCTTCGATGAGGTGCTTCACTCCGACAGGAACTCGGCCGAGGCGGTGGGAAAGCTCATCTTTGAAGGCTTCAACGAACGTTTCAGAAGCGGCCTCCGTACCCTCATGAATTGAGATGGCTATGCACGATCTAACGGAAGCAATGACAGCCCTTGGGTTTCCGCCCAATACCAACCCGACCTATAGCGAAGTCAAAAGGCGCTGGAAGGATCTTTGTCAAAAGCATCATCCTGACAAGCCCGGCGGCAGCGCCGACGCTTTTCGGAAAGTGACGCATGCCTACAAGATGCTGACCGATGCCGAGTACCGGCAAAAGGAGAGGGAGCAGGCTGTACGACGCGGCAACATGAACGCGCGGGGCGCGCTGGACATCCGCATGATGATACCCGTCAGTTTCGAGGATGCGTTCTTCGGCAGGCGCATCCACCTCTCCTACTCCATCTGCCAGCTCGACGAGAACCTCCAGCCCATTGCTGCAGAGGATGGGGGGCAGGTAGAGCTTGATCGACTGACGATCGACCTCAACCCCAACACAAGCGACGGCTACCAGCAGCTCCTTTCGGGTCGTGGGCATCGCTGCGGCGAGGAGAGGGGTAACGCCATGGTCATCATCCAGGTCCTCCCGCACGCCCGTTTTAGCATCCGTGACGGCAATGTTCATTCGGCGGAAAACCTGCCGCTTGACGTCTGTCTCAAGGGCGGGCAGATCGATATTCTAACGATGTATGGGCTGCGGCCCGTTCGGGTGAAGGCCGGGACCAAACCAGGCGACGTTCTTCGCATAAAGGGCTGTGGGCCGGTCCGCGACAGTGCCTTTGGGATAAAGCAGAGAGGTGACCACCTTCTTACGGTCAACATAAGCTTTCCGACGCGTGATGAGCTCAAAAAGGCCAAGGCCTGGGAAAAGCTTGATATCGACTGGAAGGAGGACACCGACCTCGACCAGGAGAGCGATGAATGGCTTAGGCTCTTTGAGGAACTCCACGGAAAACAGAGAGGGCGCTGATGCAGGAACTTCCCATTGTTGGAACGAAAGAGGGCGACAAGCCGCGCCTTGTCATCAAGTACACGCTTGACGGCGAGGTGCTCTGTAAAAAAGTCCACGACGGATACATTCCCGAGCCTCTTAAAACGGTGGAGCTGGCGCCACCCTTCGACCTCAAGTGCTACATCGAGCCCATCTCCCGCATCTGGGCGCTCGTCGAGGCCACAAAAAAGCACGACCCTGAGCGCGAGGTCCCTCTCACCGCGCAGGACATAAAGCGATATATGATCTGCTCGAAGGGCTGCTACAGGGAGATGATCAGCAAGGGTCTTTTAAAAGAGGCCCTGATTCCTATCGTCGATAAGACCACAGGCAAAAACCTCGGCTCACGACGACTCTTTTTTTTCACACCGCAGGGGCGAGCCTTCGTGCGGAAGTACATTGACGGAAACTACTGTCTTACGGAGAACCGATGAACATCACAGAGCAGGAACAGGCCGCCGTGACAAGGCTTCAGGCGATCGTCGCGCAATTTAATGCGGCTTTCCATTCATGGCGAGGGGAGTTTGGAATGCAGGCCGACTTTGGTTGGAGCTACGACACCTCCGGAAGAGGCGACGTGGCACCCAAGTACATGGAAATCGCGGCGATCGACCGGACGATTTACCGCCGGCCGCCACCGAACGAGGATGAGTTCAGAGCGAGACTGCAGGCTCTTTCCGGGACGGAGGAGGGGGATTAGGACCGAAAGCCGGAACGCAAAAAGCGATGCGGTTCGGGTTTTCGTAGGCCCCTCCCACAATGTAGCCGCGATCGCAAAAGCTTCCCCGCCCGTTGATGTATTCGTAAAGCGCGTAGGCACCAGCGAAGTCGTCAGCTGTCAACCCGGGTACATCGAAGAGGCGGTTCATGATACCTGCCGGCTGCCCTATGGGCTGCTGGTAGCCGCCTTCCGTATACGTATCGGCCAGCCCGAACATATGCCCGAATTCGTGAAGAATGACGCGCTCTGCGTAAGGGTCTTCGGGGACGCTCGTTGCGTGGGCGAGGTAAATCTGATTTTGCCCGACGAGGGCATAGCCCCGACTGATTGTTGGGTCGAGGTAGACCTGCACCGTACCAGCTCCCGCCTCACCCCACGCAACGCGGGCTATACCGCAGTCCCAGAAAGGGTTATTCAAGAGAGCGCTGGTCCACGCGGCCACAGCTTTTTCAATCGAGCTTCGCACGAAAGCGCTTTGGCTCGCCGGAACCTGAACTCCGCTGAAGGTGTAGAGTTGAACGGGCAGCATGCAGGCTCTTTCTTCTATTGTTGTGAAGGCTGACCACACTCTCATGGTCTCGCGGCCGGGCGTGAACGTCGCGTAGCTCAAGGCCGACGTCTCGTCATCCCTGCCACCACAAGCGAAAAATTGGAATAAGCATAAAAGAAGGAAAACCATCCTTTGCATAGCTGCCTCTCCTTTGTTTGAGGGTCGGCGCTATTCTACCACACGAAAGGATTTGAGACATGCACACGGCATACCCCAACGCCGAATTTTTCCTGGCCGAGAGGACCACGTACGATCGGAAACGCTTTTTACATTGGGCGTCGCTGCCCGGCTGGTTTTTTGACGGGACTGCCACCCAAATCCCGTTGGCAGAAGGGCATTTCGATCTTGGCAGCGTGCCTGAGTTGGAAGCGATCTATGGACCGAAACCAGGGCTGCTAAACATTTGGCTTGAAGGTACAATCTGTCAGAAGGTTTTCAGAATAATTGATCAGACGGGCGAGGTTCCTCAGGTTGATGATTTGCCACTTATGGTTGGGGAAACGGTCGGATTTGCGATCGTGTTTAAAATTGCCGACAGTGGCACTACAAAGGATTATTTTATTATGGCACCGCCTGATGACACCGCTTACGAGCTCGTAGAGACTCTTTTGGAGGAGAGCACAAAGCCCTTTTCCTACTTCTGGCGAGAGCCCCAATACTTTGAGCTTGGGTTTTTCCCTTCGCTGAAGCTCAAACGGACGCGAAGGTTAAAAATCGTGGATTAGTTCGTATAAGGTCTTTGTGAATAGCAACTTTACAGAAGGCGCCATGACGGTGCCTTTTTATTATGGAGAATTGTATGACGGTTGATGTTGAAAATCCTGGAATTAAAGTGGTGCTGAAAGAAGCCGTGAAAAAATACGGCTGGTGGAAGGTCGGCGCCGCGCTGGCACGGCAATTCCTCAACCCCATCTTTTGGGTGAAGTTTACAGGCACTGTCCTGCGCGATTCTTTGAGTGCGCTCACTTATTCGGTAGCATTTCGCGTCGTAACAAGAGCGAATTATAAAAAGTCTGCTTAATCGTGGTCTGAGGTGGAAACGCCGTAAATTTCACAAATTCTTTGGTATACGGTCTTTGTGAATAGAAACCGACCCCTCGTGGAGTCGGTTTTTTTTATTGTCCAGCTCATCGAAAGGGATTTCGCCATGCTCGTCACGTTTCTAAAGCGCGCCTTTGTCGGCGCTGTAGCCATCGCTCTCACGTTTGCCATGGTCAAGGTCGTAAAGAAGGTTTTCGGCGCAAAAGAGAAGGCTGAAGAGGCTGCGTCTGAAGAAGCCAGGGCCACGGCGAATTCCGACATCGCCCCGCGTGCCCTTTTGAAACCTGTGAAGAAAGACGAGCCGCGTCCCGTCGAGCCGGTCGACATCGAGCTGGAAACCCTGAAGGCTCAGATCGCAAAAGAGCTGCGCGCAAAGCTCTCGCTTCTTGGAAGCGTGGCGCTTCGCTTTATGGGCGACATCGATGCCCAGGCCGAAGCCACAGCCCGACATTTCCTCGCGCTGCAAAGAGAGGAGGCACGGCAAAGCATGATGTCGGAGCTTATCCCCATGATGGATGAGAGGATTGAGGTCGAATACGAGCAGTCGGGAAGCTACTTCGCTCGCGGCTTTGGACCGGAGGATTTAAGGTTTCGCGGCATCTATAAAGACGAGATGCTTTTCAAACAGAACTCGATAATCCTAAGACCTCTTATGGAGCACAGCGTTCGTCAGGAAACGCCAGGCACCAAAGAGTTCATGCATAAATATAGAAAACTCTACGCTGATACCCTTCCAGGCGGATGGCTTGTGCCAAGGGGCGAGATTCGGATGACCGGCTTCGACGAAATCTCTCTCATGAACCGCTTTTTAAAATATAGGCAGTACGGGCTCGATGAGCCGATGGACCTCGATAAATACAGGCCCGAAGTGCTGACGGTTGATACTGACAACAAGGTGCGCGATCCGCTTGGGATCCAAACCCGGCTCCTCCTGAAATCGGAGTCCGTCTTCAAAGATCACAAGGCTTCACCGCTTCCGAGGAGCTGGAGACAGCGCGTCTATAAGCTCAGCCATGAGATAAAAGATCACATCGAAGGCTATACCGATGACGCCATGGACCGGGCGTTGACCCACCTTGCCTGCCTCTACGCTGCAAGAAACTGTGTCTGGGGAATTCCTGGAAGTGATATGGCCTACTTCGATATAGCTTCGCCCCTCTTCAAATACTGCGTCTTCCGCCTCCGCCACGCGCTCTTTACAGAGGAGTGCTTTGGGGGTGAGGACGTAAAGGTTGACAACGGGCTTGCCGTAGATGCGTTCGAGGAACTTTTAACCCTTATCACGATCCCGAACCCTATCAAAGGTGATGTCCTTGGACACACGCCTATGATCAGAGTTGGCAAGGCCTAGTCTGCAAGGGTTTTGCTGCACCTTTTGTGAGTCAGCCGACCTGCGGATAGTCGCGGGTCGGCTCTTTATGGTCAAATTCCGAGATTTTACAAACCAGGAGAAAGGACATGGATAATCCCGGCGTTGGAATGTTTGAAATCGCAGTCCTCTTTGTCATGCTATGGGCAGTGGTTCGCAGCGTTACAGGAGGCCCACTTGAACCGAAGGACATCACTATAAACACGAGGAAAAAGGAGTGAGTTATGGAACCGTTTACTGTAAGTATTGCGCGCGGCGCAGCCTGGGTGGGCGGCGCTGTCATCGGCACGTTTTTTCTCAAACTTATGAAGTCCGGCATGGACAACGTCAGATCACAAAAGGAGGATCCGCACGCACCAGGGAGACATCACATCATAAAGATCATGGCCACAACCACCATGGCCCGCTTTGATTCAGCCGCCACGCTCTATGGAGATGAGCTTGAGGAAAATCAGGCCATGCGGGAAAACTTTGACCTTCTTCGGCTCAAAGCCAAGGAGGTTCTCGACAAGGTGAATGAGTACGTGGCCTTTTCGCAGGAAACCGCCGACAAACTTCGCAGCAGGCTCCATCTTATCAGGGAGAGTCTTTCGCAGGTTGAAGAGGTGCTCAAGACCTCGATGCAGGCTAAAGCCAGGGCTCGCCATGAAGCCGAAAAACAAAAAAAGAAGGGGAAGGAAAGGGGCTAGAAGATGATGCCTCCATTTGAAAAAGTCTACCATTGGCAGGCGGGCGAGGGCTTTGTCCCGGGCTCGCCTTTTGAAATGCCGCAGCAGGATATCACGGTGCAGCTCGCCGTAAGCGCTGCGGCTCTTATCGTCTGCGCGATCTGCGTCTTCGCCTCAATTGACTACTCGACGGATGAGTTTCTGTAATTTCAAGGGTTTTCTGGGTATAAGAATATTGAAATGAAATCTTTAAAAAGGAGAGAAAAATCATGTTGAAAGATTTTAGCGTCAAGTCCGGTATTATCGGTGGTGCAGTTGTCGGCGCTGTGTGGCTCGGTGTTTGGGGCTTTAAGAAGGTCTTCAAAGGATCGAGTGACAGCACAGATAATAAAGCGGACAAAAAAGCCGCCTGACGTCAGGGGCGCCGACGGGCGCCTCATTTCCTTTTTTTATCGTGGAGACTCGAATGACACAAAATTCACCTGACTCAGGCACTGAGATTGCAATGCTTGAAGCGCGCGTAAAACGCTCGCTTTTTTTTAGGTATCAGTCCAATGTAGGAAAAATCATCTAAATACCATGTGGGGCGATTTATGCGGGTTGAACTGCCGCGGCCAATCTTCAAGGCCGCCATTGAACGGCTATCGGTTTTGAATGCAGGCGGGAAGGTCAAGGTGGACGCCTTTGCTCATATCAGGCTGGAGGCCAGCCCCTCAGGCCTCAGGCTCTCGACCTTTAACCGCGTGATGCAGGCGGAGCTGAATATCACAGAGGTGCGTATGGAGGGGGGCCTCGTCTGCGGCCTTCCCATGGAAAAGCTCCGCGACCTTTCATCGACCCTTCCGGAAGCGGACCTTGTCACGCTCGATTTCGACGGTACGGGTTGCACGATCTACTGCGGCCCCGTGAAGTTCCGCATAAAGGTCCTGGTGGAGGATGCCTTCCCCCCTACCGCCCATTCGGAATTCGACTACACCCCTATCAACCTCGGCTTTCTTTTCCATTCGATCGGCCTTGTCTCGCACTGCGTCGATCCGTCAAACCATAGGACGTTTGCACATGGGATCATCATCACCCCGGAGTCCATCGTTGGGACGGACGGTATGAGGCTCGCTAAAGTGCGGGACGAATGGATCAAACCGGCAAAGACCATAGCGATGACCATGGAGACCGTCACGAGGCTCCAGAAGCTTTTTAAGGGCTACCAGGAGGGCGGCATTATGCTGCGCCAGGGCGAGATCGTCATGGCCGGTGGCGGCATCACGGCTGTCACAAAACTCGCCGCGTGGCCGATCCCGGGGGTGGAGTCGGCTTTTCCCAAAGGCCAGGCCGTCAAGGTTACCTACGGGAAGGCGGAGCTCTGCCAGGCGCTGGAGCGGGCGCTCATCATTGCGAGCGAGCTCGGCCCGCAGACAAGCCTTCACTTTGGAGAGGGTGGGCTTAGGCTTGAGACCGAGGAGGACGGGCAGCTCGCCGAGGACTTTCTTGCCGGCGATCGGGCGCCCCCCATGAGCCTTGTCATCAACCCCAACTTTCTTCTCGATGCCGTTGAGTCGATCGAGGGCGATAAGGTTGTCTTTGAACTTCGGGGGCCAGAAACCCCCCTCGCAATCACGAGTGAAGCAGGAGACCATGTAAATGTCATCATGCCTTGGCAGTGCTCTAAACGCTGAAGAAAAAGAGCGGATGCGGGAGATCAGGGAACAGCAGTTGCGCGAAGAGTTCAGGAACGCTATTGTGAGGGATCTGCTGACACTTTATACGACTCCTTCTGCGGTCCATGGCGAAAACCCCGTGGACGCGCTTTTGGAGAACATGGATCGTGTGCTTGATATCGATAGAAAGCGCATTTTTATATCCGTACTCAAGGACGCAATACCCATTCTGGAGGCCGCCAGCGATGCGCAAAGTGGGAATAGTTGACTACCGCCCCGACCATACCGTCAAATCCATGGAGCCTGTTCGGGCCTCCGCCGGTGCCGCGGGCTGGGATCTTTACACCGCCGAGGATGTAACGCTGGAGCCTTACCGGGCGATCCTCGTGCCGACGGGGATTAAAGCCGCGCTTCCTCAGGGGACTGTGCTTCTGATTCTCCCTCGCTCGGGGTTTTCCCTCAAAAATCAGATCATCATGCCCAACAGCATGGGCGTGATTGATGAAGACTACCGCGGGGGCATAGGCATCACAATGATGTGGGCGCCCCCTCTCGACGCCCTCTTTGAGACCTCGGTGGAAGAGAAAAGCGAGGACTTTGTTGTGTCAGGCGGTGCGGTTTATGCGAAGACGGTGCCGCCTTTTTTCATCCCAAAATTTACACGCATAGCTCAGGCGCTCTTGCTGCCGTACTATGAGCAGGATTGGAGGAGGGTCGATGAACTCCCGGAAACCGCACGAGGAACAGGCGGATTTGGACACACTGGCCTTGGAACCGAACATGCCGGGCCCGCTGGCGATAGGGACAAGGTGTCCCAATGATCCAAACGAGATCCTTCTCGATGACGAGGAGGCTTCGGCGATTGTGGGCGACGACGATTTCATGTCGATAATCAACGAAGACAAGGGCGATGAGGAGCTGGACGATGAGCAATAAGACACTCGGCGACGCATACGTGGAAGCGGCAACGGTCATTAACGGTGCATACCAGCGTTTTCAGTACGGCTTCGGCGGGCAGATCGAAGTCCTAATGACCCTTCTTGAAAAACAGCATTATCAGGCGGCGGCGGACATCATGCCTCTTATTCAGCGCGAAAAGGTGGGGTTTGAAGCGATCCTTCTTGAGGCGCATTCGTCCTTTTTGAATAGAGCCGAGCACCTTAGAATTGTGGCCATGTCCGAAGAGGCCGCGGAGATCCCTCCTGTGGGTCAGCCCGAGCCGGGCGCGCTCGAAGCTGCAGGCTGACAAAGTTTTCATCGGATGCCGGCTCAAATTAAGGTATAAGGTTTGAAGAAACCCAACTTAATTTTCTGAGAGTACGCCGATGAAGCTCAACTTCGGGCCCTACAGCCCATCGCGCCTTGACCGGGCTGTATGCCGCTATGCTTTCGGTCGCCAGTATATCGACAAAGACCCTTCGGTGCGTGAAGTCGAATCTCTCCCGCAGGCCCGCGGCTCTGCTGTTCACGAGGTCCTCGGTCATCTGACTGAAGAGATGCTGAAGGAAAAGAAAACATTCAAAGACGAGGAGATCCGATCTCTCGTTGCGAAATCGATCACGGCTCACCCGGCCGCAGTGCAGGAGACGCGCGAGATTTTCAAGATGGCGCGAGCCTACCTTTTTAACCCGCCGAACCCGCTCCATTCCGATGCTGTTGTCGAACAGGCGCTTGCCGTTAAAATGGTGGGGGGCAGCTTTCAAAAGTGCGACTACGATGACCCTGAAGCGTTCGCGCGGGGCCGCATCGATATCATGATGACAGCCGACGGCGACCCCACAAAGGCGATTGTCTACGATCATAAGACCCAGCCCAACATGGAAGACGCCGACACTTTCCAGCTTGGCTTCTATGCCTGGCTTGTTTTTAAAACCGACCTGTTTGTGGACGAAGTACAGACCGTTCTTCACTTTGCACGCTACGGAAAATACTCAAAACCCTACGTCTGGCGACGCGAGGAGCTTACCGAGATCGAGGACGAGATCCTGACAAGAATCGAGGTCAACGAGTCGCGCACAGACAGGACCGCGACCCCGAATAAGCACTGTCAATACTGCCCTTATATGGCGGAGTGTCCGGCACTTGCACCTTACGTTGAGTATGATAGCGAGGGGCGGTTAAAGCCCAAGAAAGGTGTGATTAAGATCCTCGGCAATACGGATAAGGCTGTGGGTATCCTCGGCGCCCTTTACGTACTCGAAAACCTCTCGAAAGAGATGAAAAAAGAGCTGCGGGCGCACGTTGAGGCTTCCGAGTCGCCTGTCGCCATACCGGGGGTTGTCTTTGGGCCTGAAGTGAAAGCGGACGAGATAGACGTCGACCATCTCAACAAGCACCAGAGACGGGAGGTCTTTGAGATTTTCGAGAAGCACAAGGTCGATGTCAGGCATTTTATGGTCTTCAGCGCACCGGTTCTGAGAAAGCTTTGGCAAGCGGAGAATCCGAGGCTCCTGGCGGAACTGAGTGCCGTTCTTAAGCGCCAGTCTTCCACGGAATTCCGGATGAGAAAGTGCTGACACCATCCGCTCGGGTCCGCAAAAAATCGTAGCCTTTTCCTGCTGAAAATACGATACTCCTTGCATTACAACCAAGGAAAATAGGTGAGACTATGGGCTGGCTCGATGAGGCCGAGTACGAGTTTCAATTCGAGTGCCCCGACGGGCACATTAGCAGTTGGAAGGAAAAGTCCTGCGACAAGGAGCCGCGCGCGTGCCTTGTCTGTGAGAAGACGGCTGAGTACAAGCGCTTTGTTGCTGAGCCGCTTCTTCTTCGCGGGAAGGTCGCCTATGAGCATAACGGGCGGCTTGGCTACCGCATCACTGACGGTAAGGGCGGCGTTCGCCATACCTCGGCGACCAAGGAGCACTACCTTGAGACGGGCGACATCAAACCCGCCTACACCCCTGCCTACAGGGATCAGCTTGTGAAATCCGGCCAGATTGATAAGCTGATCCCGTACAGTCGGCAGGAAATCATCGACGAACGGAACAAGGCCCAAAAGGCCAAGGTCTCTGTTTTGAAGGGGAAGGATCCTGCAAAAAATAAGGAGAAAGCCTCGTGAGATTTAAAGGCGTCGTAACGAAAAAAGGCAAGAGCCGCGGGGACGTCATCGAGTATAGCCCCGAGGAAAAGATTCGCGTGGGCCTCGGGCTGGCGTTGATCCAGCACGGGCCACTTCAGGAGTATGTCGTCCACCCGGCAAAGGTCGAAATCAGAGGCCTTGAGGTTTCCGAGAAGGGCGCTCTTTTGAAAAAGCTCTGGAAAAACAATTCCTACACGGCCTGGGGCCGGGTTGAGGTTTCACGCCGCCACAAGGCAAGAGATCGCATCCTGCGCCCGGAGACGTTCGACTTTTCCGTGCAAATAGACGATTGTCTTTGCCACAACGGACTTCCCGAGCTTAAGGTCGTGAACTTTGAATTGACTCCTGTCTGAGAGACAGTTCTCTGTCGAAAAGTTAACTTGTCTGATCAATCCCTGTCAGGGGCCGGCGCTTTTCAGCGGCCGGCTTTTTTTACGTTAAAATCCCGCCTACATTTGGAATAAGACCTTTGAAATCAACTACTTTAGGAGTAGACCGTGAAACCTCTTTTGTTCCGGGAGCGCAATGCCGTCGGCAGGATGGTCTCCTTGCGTGTCGGAAAGATCAGCTTTGATTCGGTCCGAAAGTCCGACGGCTTTTTCCTCATGCAGCTCGGCAGGCGCAGGACCTGGTTCGTCTGCCGGCTTGCAGCGCACGCGAAAAAACCGCCTCTTTTTCTTTTCAGGCGGACGTCTGTAATCAAATGGATGCTTGGCGATTTTATGCTGGGTTTTACGATGGAACCTATGACACTTGATGACTATTGGAGAGCCAAAGGATGGTTGACTACCGATCGGAATACATCCACACCAACGATCAGCAGTGGTACGGGCGCAGGCGTCAAAGAAGGCCCCAGCATATTGAAAGGCTTATAAACGAGGGCTATCCCGGGCTTTTCGGCGACTATTTTGGGTACGACGACGATTGCGTAAATTTTATTCTGGAGCAGATGGAAAGAAACGGCATCCCTATCAATGACGGTACGGTTTCGGTTGCGAATTGTGGTGCCTACCAAGGCATTGGATTTGTAAGTTGGAGCGACCCTTACGTTCTTTTCACGAGGGGTCTTTCTGATGTGAAGATGGCAGACGACTGGCACGAGTGTACCTACCAGATCCCTAAACAAATGCCCAACGGCAGAACCATGATGATCGAGCCGGATTTCGATGAGGTGGAGGCTTTTTCGCTCGATATCGCTCAGGGCGAATGGGCTTTCCGCGAGTTTCTGCGGCGTCCGTTTCTCGATCTTGAGCCAGCCCTCTACGGTTCCGGGCGCATCAAGGGCTATTCTAATGGAGAGCCCATCTATGAGGTAACGCCTCACGCACTCCATGATATTGCGGTGGGCCTTGCAGACTGGACCACAAGGGAACTTTATGAGTGCGGTTACGATGAGATTCTGGGTGAGACGGAGTACCGTCTTTTGGAGCAAACCTGCTCTTATGTGCAGGAGGGTACGGGCAAGATCATCGTTGACTACGAACGCATCGATTTTCTTTGTATATTTGCCGCCTGGGCCTCCTTTGTATGGGTCCTCAGCCCAAGGAGTCGCAGGTGGCGTTGTGAGCAGAGCGGGATCATCCACGCCGTCCATGAGGAGGGCGAGGCGATCACGATCGGCATCACGGACGTCTTTGGCAGAAGCCAGTACCAAAAGTTCAGGCGTCCGGCTCAGAGCTGCTACCTGTGCGAAGTTGAAAGCTGGTGCCTTACAACGATCTTTGCCGAAAATACATGGCTCCATATCTGCAATGCCTGCGACAGCCGCGGTCTTCCCGTAAGGCCACCGGCCAACTGCGGGGCAAAGCTTTGCCGCATGCCTCAGTGCAAGCACCATCCGTTCTTCATCTTCCCGACCGAAAGAAGACTTCACGAGTCGTTAAGGAAAGACGGCCTTCTTACCGCAAAAACCGGCCAAAACCCACTTCTTGCTGCGCGCCAGGCCGAGCAGAAACTTCTCCAGTAATTTCATAGGAAAGCCCCTTCGCCTCGTGGTAGTTTAGGCCTATATCCTGAGCAATGGGGTTTTCCATGTCCGACACGAACAAGGTGTGGCTCAGCGGCGTTGCCGTGAGCCGCCCGTTTTTGTCCCGTCTTCCTGGCAAAGGCCTCCCCTTTTGCTGGTTCGAGCTTTTGGTCCGGGAGGACTACGTGAGCAAAGGGCAGCCGTCGAGCCGCGACATGCTCATCCGTGTCGAGGCTCTCGGCCAGCAGTCAGAGAAGGTCTTTGAAAAAGTCCACGAGGGGCAGCGCTATGAGGTCCACGGCTACCTGAGAAAGGGCGAGGACGGTGAAATGCTCGTGAGAGCCTTCAACGTCCTTCCGGACCTTTCGGCCGAGGGTCGGGCCCACGAGGACGGTCTTCGAGCCGCCCTGGGCGTTTTGATGAAAAGCGTCGATGTAAAGTCGGCAGCCGAAAGCATTCGGCTTCTTTTTAACAATCCGAGGAGATGAAGCCATGGATATGGCTCGCCATATAGACCTTTACTACAAATCCCTTGTTGAAGACTCGTTTGAGGGGTTTGCGGCGTTTGTGGACGCGCAAACCTTCGGGCTGGACACGGCAAGGGATCTTGTCAAGGGCAGCGCACATGGAGCCTGCAAGGCTATTAACGAAAGAGACGAGAGGGCCTACTGGGAGGCTATTGCGCAGCATCAGGCGATTTGTCTTGAGCTTCATAGGAGGTTTACAACAGACCTTCTCGAAAAAAACCCGCTCGACGCATCCAATGTTTTTGATTTCATCCAGGAGCACGGCTGGCGGCGATTTCGCTTTACCGACCGCATCCTTCACATGGAGATGCGGATAGGTGAGGAGGACTGGCTTGTGAGCATCGTAGCGAACTACCTTCCCCATACGCTTGAAAAGCTTAAGGGGTTTAGCGGAATCTCCGAGCGGCACGTGACTCTGGACGCCCTTGAGATGGAGCGCCTGTTACTGTACGGCAACCCCAGGACGATCCATCTCGTGCTCCAGGAAAAGCTTGAAGGTTTTGCGGACAGCCGACACATTGTCACGGGCGAAGAGCACAACCCCCGCTTTGTCAAGATCTCGCTAAAGAATACGAACTCAAGCCTCCACGTAAGTGACTGGATTCTCCCTCTTAGGAGTCAGTATGGCGACGGAAAACGACTTCAATAGCTACCTCTCCACTCACATCCGCCGTATGGGCAAGGCTTTCAAAGCCGTAAAGATCGCCGACAAGGTCAAGACGGGGATACCTGACTTTCTCGTGTTTCACGAGGGGCGGGCCGTCGCAATCGAGTGCAAGCACATAGCCGAGCTGCCTTCCGGCGAGCGTCTCGCTCTCAGACACCCGGTGTCGGGGCCGCAGAGGACCTTTCTCATCGCGCTCGGCTTTGCCGGCGTTCCGGGCTTTGTCGTAATTGCCTGCGCGGCGGACCGGACGATGACCATTGTCCCGGCGGCTTACGTGCCGCCGTCCGGCAACTGGACAAGAGAGGGGATTTTGGATGCTCGAAAGGCTTACGGCGTCTACCCTTACATGGAAGCTCAACGCATGATAAACGAGCTCTTTGAGGTAAAGGTGCCGTTAAGCCTTCCCGCGTAAAATTGGTGTTTTCACGGAGGACAATCGTTGTCAAAATCAAAGAAGGGGATGTTACTCGACGAGTTTTTTGGAAAAGAGCATTCGAGTTCGTCCAGAAAGGCTTTGCTTCGAGAAATTTACGACACGCCGAAAGAAGATGTGGAGCAGTTTTTCGAGGCCATCTCGCAAAACGTCTCCGAGGAACTTTTCCCGGGTGCCCCAAAGGAGTCGAGTCGCAAACTCATCTCGGGCAAGCCCGACGCCGTAAAAGGGCCGAAAAATCTCAGCCAGGAGGTTTCCGGCTTTGTCCGCATCTGGTCCGGCTGGCATGACGACGCCTTTGTCTGGCATATAGAGCCTGCCCAGATCCGGCGGCCATGGAAGGTTTCCGATCAGCACGTTATGTATGCCGTGGCACAAACCATGAATAAGGTCATCCCGAAACGCATCAAGGTCGATATCTGGAAGCCGCAGCGGGACTGGGAGATCAAGACCTTCACTTTCAAGGCGCAGGAGATTCGGCTCGAATGGTCGATCCAGGAGGAGGACCTTCAGCGGCTGACACGGTTGCTCTTTGAGGTGCTTGCGCCAATGGTGTAGCATGCTTCGATTTTTTTTAGTTCTCCCTCTGCTCCTTGCTGCCTGCAGTCACGCGTCGAGAGTCGATCGCCTCGAAAAAGAGGTGCGCTCTCTTAGGCTGCGACTCTCCGAACTCGAAACTGAATGGGCGCTTTACGATGCGACTCCTGGCAGAGAGCCCGACCCCCGGACCAAAGAGGGTCGTGAGCGCGCCGGACAAAAAAATGAGCGGAGAGCAAAAAGATGAGTACAAATATTTCCAGTTGGAGTAGAAAAGACCTCGCCTCGTCAGGCGGCGGCGCTGAAGTCGGAAAAGCCCGTCAGTATTGGGTTTGGGGTGAATCCGGCAGGGGTTTATCCTTATTCCCGAACTCACAGAATGAAGGTCTCTTTGACTTTCGGTCATATAACCGGGAGCTTTCGGGGCAGGGCGGGGGCCCATGAGGGGCGACGAAGGCGATCTGTCAGAGAAATCCCCCCGGCTGAGCGTCTTTCTCCTCCGCTCGCGCCTGCCGCCGAGGGAGGATCTGGAAAGACTGGCATCATATCTGCAAAAGGATTACCTGCGGCAGATAAACGACCCCGACAAGGTTCTTGGTATTCTTGCCGAAACGAGAGCTATGCTTTTGAGTATGGCAAAGGCTCTTGAGGGCTATGATTCCGTATTAGGAGGGATGGAGAATGATCACCCAAAGACGCAGAAGCCGTAGGTGCCTCTCGGAGAACCGGGACATTGCCATAGAATGTCTCTCCTGCCAAAAGACTTTCTATGCGGTCGTGCCGCTCCTTTCCCACATCTGCCCGGACTGCCAACTGCAGCGTCCGAAGCGGCCGGAAAGATCGAAGTTTTCAGTCACCGAAGCCTTCGAGGGGCGGAGGGTTTTTATCGTAAAAAAATTCATGGAGGTTGGCGGAAAGCCCTACTGGCAGCATTATCATGAGGCTGACGATATCGAAAACGCAAGGACGGTAATCCCTGAGGGCGCGCGGCGCTATAGCAAGGGGATCCTTGACCCGTCGGATGTCGTCGAAACCTGGATAGGCTGAGGAAATCCATGCTTTTTTTCAGAGGGCATCCCGTTCGGGTTCGCCAGGTCGTTGCCAATGCTGTGACCGCCGCCGGCATTCGGACTGGCTGGCAGAATATTCCCGTCCAGGACTCAGGCAGCCTTGAAATTGGCTTTTTCCAGATGAGGCCGGTGCACATCCATTTTGAAAGGCTCGGTGACACCCTCTGGCGAATTCAGGGCCCCGAGAACCCCTACCCGATCATTCACGGCTGGGCGCATGCCTACCCGTCCTGGCTAAGTCTTCTTCAGTCCGTCTCAGGGATCACGGTCCTAAATTCCGACGCATAGGGTTTTCCTTGAGATCCCGGTATAAGGATCCGGGTGAAATTTACCAAGGAGGACTATGAGTGTGAATGACGACAGTTCCGGCCCCTCGCTCTCTATCCGGATTACAGCCAAGGGCACGCTTGAGTACCGAACAAAGGGCGATCACATGGTGATCATGCCGCCCCGGCAGCTTCTTGTCTGCCTTCACTGCGGCTACTGGCTCAAGCCTTTCCCTGAGTCCAACTGCGTATCGCTATCGGTCCGGATTTACTGCGCCATCTCCAAGGCTTTTAACGCCGACCACAAACACTGCAAGCCTTCCCCTGAAGGCCGCAGCACCTACATCATCCTGAAAAGGGAGTGGGACGATTTTATGGAGAGTTACCCGAAAGAGCGTGAGGAGTGGGAAAAGGACCACGAAACCAAATGGGAGCGGCGCGATTGGGGCAAAGAGTACGACGAGTGGTTTAATCTTCCGTTTAAAAAGAAAGGCGGGAAGAATGAAGGCATATCAGGGTAGTTTTCACATGGGCGGCATGAGCGAGCAGAAAAGGCCGTTCGCAGAGCTTCTGGAAGGGGAAACGCTGACCGTAAGGCAGCTCATCCACCACTGGAAAAATCCGGAAGAAGCCGTCCCCGGCCAGCCTCACATTGACAAGATGCGCCAGGAGATTCCGGCCCCGCCCGGCTACCGTTTCTCCGTGCTTTTCCTCGGGCGCCACCATGTGGATGAGCCTTTTTCCGAGGAGGAAATTGAGAAGCGGCTTAACAGCCTCGGCTGGTTTCGCCGCGAGAATGGCTAAGTTGTAAAAAAACACCTCTTGCATTAGACTGGCCCCTACACAATGGGGCCAGTTCTCCCCCAAAATCAGATTTTCTTTAAATATCGGAGCAGCCCGTGAAGAAGAATACGGCGAAGAAAAACGAGGTCCCTGTTGACCATAACGCAAAATCAAACCAGGCGATTCAGCGCCAGCTGAAGCTTGTTGCCGGAAAGCTTTCCGAGCTTGACCAGCTTTCGAGTGAGCTCCGCACGCTTGTGGCGGATACTCAAAGCGCCCTGCGCCCTCCCCAAAAAGCCAAGTCTTCTGTTACGGGAAGACCTGAAAAAACCGAGACGCAGGTGACCGTCAACGAGCTGCAGGCCCTTCGTGAGCGGCGCTCGAAAAAGCTGAAGGCCGGGGTCGATGCCGAGAAAAAGGCAGCTCCCGTGAAAGCCGTACCCGCTGCTAAAGCCCAAAGCAAGGCCTTTAGCGTCAGTCGCCCGGCACAGCCTGCAAAGAAGAAAAAACCTGCTTGATGTCCTTGTGATGGATAGATAAATTCTGACCGCTGTTGGCGCCCGGCACAAATGTTGCCGGGTTTTTATTTTTAGGGCTTCTATGGTACTCTGGGTAGGCTCAGGGAGGGAAAAGTGGGAATCCGCCGAGGTCTCCGCGCCGAGGAGAAAGACGGTTCGACTCCGTCCCCTGGGCCCTCAGAAATCCCGATCCCACGCCTGAGGGCTGGAGCTTCTGCTGTGCAGCGGCAACGATGGCCCCGGTCGTGGCCTACTCCTTTTCCATCTTTTGGAGCTTATCGTAGTACGCCGGATCTTCCGTAAGATGATCCTTGGCGATCTCCTTGGCCAGCTCCGGGTCTGAGGTGTGCTCCCGCTCGACCTTCTGTCCCTTGCGAAGATCCTTTGCCGCAAATCCGCTGTCAGGCGCATTGTCCGCGAGCCCGCCCGGGATCTTGTCCTTGGCGGCCTTCTTCTCATTGTCGGTCTTCATAAGGTCTCTTTGCTGCGCCGCCTGCTGGGGAAGCTCTTTTTTGAGCTTTTGAAAAGCGTCGCTCTCGCTCAGAAACCCTGGGCGGCCCATTTTGCGTGCGTTCTGCCAAAATCCGCTTGTCATGCTGCTCCTTTCCTAAACCCTCGCCAAAAGGCCTCTTTGAGACCCCCGGCAGGTTTTAAGGTTTCGTTTTCTTCCGAGAGGTTGAGGCTGTCGAGAAGGATATTGCGACCGAGCGGCACGTGAAGGTTGTCCCGGATCTCCTTGGGGAGCCCGCCCGGCATCGGGATCCATTTCCAGCCGTGAACCTCGTCGTCGGGGTCGTTGCGCGTCGTAGTTCTGGGCAGGCGGTCCGAGCCAAAGAAGACCTTGAAGGCATGGATCTTGAGCTTTTCGCCGCCGGGCTTGGTCACGGTCTTTGATTTTATGTGAATGAGATCGTCCTCGCCGAGGCTTATTCCGGCCTCCTCCTTCACCTCACGGATCGCTCCGTGGATCGGGGTTTCGCCGGGGTCGAGGTGGCCTCCTGGATTCGTCCAGCGACCGTTATCCTTTCTTTTGCCCATGAGGAGCTTTCTACCATCGACATCTATGATCCCGACAGTCGCCACCTCTTTCATGGCTCTTTTCTGAAAGCCTTCCCAGAAATCCCGCATGCCCTCTCCTATGGCCAGTAACGCTGCCAGGTATCCGGTGTAAACCCTTCCGAGAGTTCACGCGGATCCACCCGATAGGGTCGTGTTTTTTTCTCATCAATCGTCTTTTGCTCATCCTCCGCTTCCTGCAGCCAGAGTGCAAGAGGGTCTTCGGTGGCCTCGGCCGCCCGTTTTTTAAAGCCGGTCCAGAAGTCTTTCATGCCTACCTCAAAATTTGGCGGGAGTCTGCGCTTGCGCCTCCAGTTCGGCCGAAATCAGATTTGCGGCTTTCAGGGCACCCTCGATACTCATATCCAGGACCTCGATTTCCAGTGAGACCTTGAGCGCCCTTAGCACCCCATCGGTCAGCGCGCGGGTAAGACCCTGCTCCCTTTGCGCGAGTTCCTGGCGTAAAGCGGAGCCCAGCGGTAAAAGGTCAAGTTCGATAAACAGGTCCGCGACGCCCACCGCGACGGCACCTTTGATTGCGGTCTTCAGCTTTTCAATATCGGACATCAACATCCCCGAAAAGAAACCGCCTGACACGGGCTTGTCCCGGCAGGCGGCTTTGGTTGCGTCTTCCCATTTACCGGCGAGACTCAGTAGTACGCGGCTTGTGCCCCATACTGCATCGGAGTCTCGCTCGGCCTCGTCAGGGCATAGGTCCCCGCCGCTCCACCCGCAACGCCAGCTGCAAGAGCCCGCTGCGGGGTTTTCATGACGGCCTGCTGCCCTTTGGTCGCCATGGTTTTACCCTTGGCCACTGCCGATTGCATAACGGGACGTGCCTGCTGCCAGGCGGCCTGGGCTTTCGGCACCATGCGCTGAACAAAAGCCCGCCCTGCATTCATAAACGAGGCCTGTTTTTCAAAGCCTATCCAGAAAGACTCCATGATCAATCCTCTTTTATTCGGCGCGGGCTGTAACGGCCGTGGATCTCGCTGGCTTTGCGACCGTGCTGACCTACCATGGAGCCGATAGCTCCGCCCAGGTAAGAACCCCCGCCTGCACCCAGGGCTGCGAGAAGTTTTACCGCCTCCGGGTCAATCCTTTTTGACTTCGCCAGCGACGCCAAAGCCCCGGCAGCAGCACCGAGTCCTGCGCCCCCGACACCGCCTATACCCATGCCTTTGAGGCCTTGGATCGTTTGGTGTTTAAATGCTTCGCCGAAGCCCTGCATTTTTTTTCCCGGTTCCGCTTCGATCGCAGTCGAGATGGGGTTGCCGAGCAGAAAACGGCGGCCGTGGTGACCCTCGGGGTTCCCGGCTGCCGCTTTTTCAAAACCTTCCCAGAAAGAGTTCATGGTTTGCTCCCATTAAAACGCATCGACGTTCAGCGGTACGAGGCGATCGTACTGGACGCTGACACCTTCCATGATCAAGACAGAGCCCGATGATACCGTCATCTGGTGGCCTTGAACATAGGAGTCTTCGACATAAAAGCCGCCCACCGTGTCCGTGTTTGCGTCCTTGAAGTAGACGGCCAGACCGGTCGGCTGCGCGAAGAGGTCGGAAGCGAGGTCGATGATGAGATAGCCGTAACCCGGGTTTCTCTTCAGCTCGTGAAGATCCCCCACGGAAAAGGTATCGAGAAGCGCCGCGCTGGGGTCCGGGACCTCATTGCGACCTTCAGGAGAGGTTACCGTTGCGCCTACCGCCGCCGTACCCAGATCAAAGGTGCCGGCGTTGCTTCGGTAGTACGCGTAGAGCACGCGAAGCAGCGAGGGTCCAAAGTAGAACGTCCGGCCGATCGAAATCGAGCCGACGGTCCTGCCGGGGATAAAGTAGGACCGGGTGGAGCCGATCTCAAAAATCCGCTGCAGCTGGCGGCTTTGCTGAATACCGAACGTCTCAAGAAGGCCAATCGGGTAGGCGATCTCCGTCCCTGCACCACCCTCCGTGGTCAGCCGGGGAGGGCCGGCAGCGATGAGCGTGGACTCAGCGCTGACGAACTGCCCACCGACAAGCTCCTGCTGAACCCTGTAGTTATAAAAGTCCCAGTTGCTGTAGCTCGTGGTAGCCATGTGTACTCCTCCTTAGACCTGGATGGTGATGTCGATGTTGTTGAGCGGGATCGGTATCTGAAAGTTGAACAGCACATCGACGGTGTCGATCTGTGTTTCAGATTCCGTAAGAGAGACAAGCTTTCCGGCTCGGATGACGCCACCAAACCTTGGGACGCGGGTGGTGTCGCGGAGAAAGATGATTTCCCCTTCCCCGGTCGTCTTCAGGGCATCAAGAGTGGTGTCGATGATGTTGTACTGGCCGATGTATGGCGCATACGTGCTCCGAAGGTGCTTGGCCATGAAATCGACGTTTTTGGTGACCGAATACTCCTGGAACTTGATGCTCGACAGATCCGTCGTCAGCTGGTGACGAACGTAAAGAGGCGTGTCGGGCGTGTCCTGAGCAAAGATCAGCGTACCGCCACCTGCAATGGTGTCGAGCTGCGCTTCGGTGAAGTAGCGCGTCGAGTGTTTGAAGCCGAGAAAGCCCGAGACTGCGAGGTTTGTAAAACCTTGCTGGGTTGGAAGACCTGACGTCAGGGCGGCGATGGTACACGCTCCGTAAAAGCCAGGGACATCCTCTGTCTCCGATCCGACGGGCGCCTGAAGAACATCGGGCCAGCAGTGGACAACGCGGCGATCGGCAAAGGCCTCACTGTAGGAGGCGACCTGAGCTGCCTGCTCAGCCTTGGTCAAATCGCGGTTGATCTCGTAGGTGATTCCCGTTTGAAGGGACACGATGCCTGGGATTGCAGTCGCAAGGGTCAGCTGACGATCGCTTTGAACGGAGCCGATTTTGTAGCGACCCTCAAACGAAACTCCGCTGATCTCGATGTAGTGCCCGGCGGCGACGCCGTTGGCAAGAAAGGCCGCATTGCGGTCGTAAAAAATAAGACCGCCGGCCGAGAGGCCATCGCGCCGGTAGATGTAATACTGGATGTCTGTGGGAGTGCCGGCCGTGATGAAGCTCGACGCCAGAGTGAGCGAGTTGTCGCTCGTCTTTGTCGTGACGACATAGGTTCCGGGGTTGACGTTGGTACCGCCAACGATCACAACCGAATCACCGAGGGCCACGTTCAAAAACGCGTCGGGCGTGGCGTCGTTGAGCACGGCGGGGTTTGTGACAAAGCTGCCTGACCCATCGACTTGTGTGTTGACGATAACTCTGGAGTTATTCGCCGTCGTGACCGTCGTCTGCTCCTCCTGAAGCAGAAGGGTTGTCTTCAAAAGACTTGAAATCAGTACCACGCGCTCCTGCTTTCTCTGTGGCTGAGACAGCTGATCGACGTGGTTTTTGAAGAGTGTGTGGACAACAGGCGACTGCGAAAGAGGCGCTAGTGCGTACATTTCGGTGGTTTCGAGAACCTCGGTTGCCGCGGTGTAGGAGAGCACTTCGTCAGTGACCGCGTTTTCGTCAAGACCAAGGCCGTTGACCGGAGTCACCGTGTTTTGAAGCATGATGGAAAGCCCGTAGCCAAGCGGGTTCGATGGAACCAGCTGCCCGCTTCCAAAGACGCTCGTCAGGTCGGTCGTGCCCTCATACTCGCGCACCTCGGCTGCGAGGTCGTTGCGGAGAGCTCGATAGCTCGCATAGAACGTACCCGAGAGCACGTCGTAGAGAGTGGAATCGACTTCCGTCTGAAGACCAAGCGGGAGAGTGACCCCGTCAGCGTCAGCCGTGAAACCGTTTCCGGGTGAATCCAGGTACTCGACCTCGATTTCACCGATGCGGCGCTTGATGGAATAGGTCAGCGGCGCTTCGGGAGTATCAAGAAACGGCGTTTGCAAAACGAGCGTGTTGTCGTCGGTTTTGCTTTTGATTACGTAATCGCCCTGGTTGGTCGTTCCGCGATCGCCGGAGATCGAGTAGGCAACATCCGTTGATGCGCCGACGCCATCGTTGACATCCGCGTCGAGCAAAAGCAGCGAGTCGGAGAGTTTTGCAGTGACAAGGTAGGTTCCGGTATTCGTGTTTGTACCGGCTGTGACAACAACCTCATCGCCGGCCTTCACCTGCGCGAATTGGCCTACGACACCGGCCGTGAGGCGGTTGCGCTGTCCGGCGGTGTCGGTCGTAACACCATCAGTTTGCGCGGCGACGATTTCAACGCCGGTTTCCTCGACGATTGTGACAATATCCCCTGCCACGACGTCCGCGAAAAGGGTAGGCGAGCTATCGTCGGTGAGAACATCACCCGCGCCCGATCCGTTTGTCTGCTCCGCCAGCACCTGGATAATGGTGTTTCGCATGACCCCGGACAGCTGTTTTTTGGTGGCCGGGAACATTTCGTCTTCAGCCGTAAAGCTGAGGTCGACAACTGCTCCACCGAGAAGCCCAGCGTAGGCGTAGGTTTGCTCAGCGCCCGAATAGGTGCCAAGCAGATCGTTGTTGACGACCTGGTAGGCTGGGCCAATCACGCAACATGGTAGCGCAAATGCTGCCAGAGCGGGCGCTGCATTCTGAAACTCTTGAGTGACAATCACTCCGGGGCGGCGATAAGCCATTGAAAACCTCCTTACTCGTTGTCGATGAGAAGATCCGTAACGATTTTCTGCAGTTTCCTCTCCGCGACTGTGTCGAGAGTCCAACGATCCTGGATTTGTGCGGTGAGATAGATAGGGACGATGTAAGTCTTGTCGTCAGCCCCTTCCGACTCGATCAACTGCTCTGCACCGATGTTTAGGCTCTTGATGGAAAGAAACCCATATTTTCGCAAGACAGGAGCAAACCATTTGAACGAATTGAACACGATGTGCCCAATCTGTTCGGCCTCCACGCCTTCACGCGAAACGCAGGAAATTGCCAGGGATCCGGTGAGAATGTCGTTGAACGTGTATTTGCCGGTTGCGACTTTACGCTGCTCGAGGCTACTGCCCCCAAGACCTGTTCCAGTCCACGTCAGCGGCCCACGCACGGCCACGATTGCAGGACGGCTGCCCACAGTCTGAAGATCGACCGCATGAACATCCGCTATGATGATTTCTGTCTGCTCGTCATCCTGGTCGAAGTGAAACGACCCTGGTGCCCTTTGGGAAAAGATCACCTGGAGGAATTCTAACGCTGTTCTCTTTAAAAAAACAGCCACATTCGGAATGAGATCGCCGCCGGCAATCGACTGCCTGCGGATGCCAAACCCGGTGTCGCTACCAGGCGAGGTCGGGTTGCCCTTCTTCATCGAGACCATCGGCTAAAATCCTCATCGGTTTAGCCGGAAGGGGCTTTGGCGGCCTTTTTGGCCTTGACGGCCTTTGCTTTCTCCCGGCTTACAGTTGCGAAATGCTGCTGCTCCATCTCAGCTCCGATAGCTGAAAGGGCGTCCTTGATTGATTTATGGACAGTCACTCCCGGGATGCGCCCGCGTTTCATGACAGCTCCTATATCCAGCTGCCCATAAGGCGGCTGCCGTAACTCATGGGTTTTGGGACGTTTGCGGTCAAAACCTGACTGTTTGCCGCGCCCGGTGTGCCCGCATTTGGCGGCTTTGTCGGTGAGGGCGTCGGGCTTGGCTTGCTCCTTGGGCCAATCGACTGCCCCGAGACGGGTCTCGCGGTTCTTATCTTGCCGAAAGATTTCATTGTTCTGAGGCCCGAGGTGACCCCTGGCATGACCCCTATGAGGCTCGCTGCGGTCTTGGCCCTATCGAAGCCTTGGAGGGCACCGGAGGCCGTTTTGCTTGCAAAGTGGCGATCGACGCTTTTTTGGATATCGCCGCTCCTGAGTTTTGCCGCGAGATTGCCCACCGCCTCCGAGATGGCAGGTCTCGCAAGGGTCGTGACATAGCCCGTGGCAAGGGCGCTCCCTGCCAGTGCGAGTGCGAGGTGGGGAAGAGTCCCTGCGGTTCCAGGGCCAAGCACCTTGCTGGCAAGCCTGTCGGCAACCTGTCGCGCCCAACCTGGCTTCGCGTTTATGACGGGTCTCGACGCTTTCAAGAGCTCATAGCCTGCGAGGACGCCTGCTGTTCCCGCTGCGACCTCAGCCGCCCGCGCCCCCACGCCGCTTGCCGACGCCAGAGCAGAGAGTGAACTGGTATCCTCCTGCTCGAATTCATCGCTCTTCAAAAGAGCGCTCATCGTCCGGTCCTCTATTCCCTTCTTTCGTACGCCACGCACCTTCTCGCCAAGGGCTGCGCCCGGTGTCAGGGCGAGTTTATTGCCGAGGTCACTGAACATGCTGCCCCAAAGATTACGGGCCAGGGCCGCAGAGGCATCGAAAGCGGACTTTTCCCCCGCCCACTCCCGCTCCTTCGCTCGATTGAAGCCCGCATCGAAGGCCGCAATTTTCTTCCAGGCCTTATAAGCGCTACCGCCTCCGAGAAGAGCACCACCGAGGCTCCCAAGGCCGGGCGCAGTATCGAGAAGCTTATTGCGGAGGTTTCCTTTCCTGGGATCCGCAAAGCTATCCTTGCCGAGACCTTTGGCTATATCACCGACCCCGCCCCCGGCAAGAGATCCTCCGGCGACGCCTGCGAGGATACTGAGCCCCTTTAAAAGCGTGAGTGCAGGGCTACGACCTTGTGCTCTTTTATTGAAACCCGCATCGAAAGCGCTCATCAGAATTCCCTCTGCTTTTCCCGTTTTTCAGCTTCAGCAAGAAGCGCCAGCTTCCGGGCCTCGGGCACATCAAGTCGCTGCTCCACATCGGAAGGGTTGATTGCGTCGAGCCGGGCAAACTGGAGCATGACAGTGCGGTTTTTCTCCGGCCCTCTGACGTTGGAAACCTTCCAGAAGCGCCCAGGCTTGAGTTCGAGGATCACGTCGTCGTTGTTGAGGAGCGGGTAGTTTGTGAACATGATATCGGTCTGAGTCGGCTGGCGCTTGCCCCACTCGGTGACCTGCTCGACACGGGGGTCGGGCTCAAAGCTCATCCAGACATCGATGGGCGGATAAAAACCCCCGATGCGGCCCGTTCCGTAGCAGGTTTGGCAGTTGCTTTTGGTGACGCGCTTTAGAACCTGATCCCAGCACTCGGGGCAGTTGGTTCCCTCGCGTCTTTTTTTATAAACCATGGCCGGCACACCAAAGACCCAGCGCATCGCAAAAAGATGCTCGTCGACCACGTAGATGCCGACAAGGTCAAGGTCACCGTCCCAGGTCGTCTCCTTTGAGGTGAAGGTCTGAACCGGGGTATCGCCCTCGTACTCAACGGCGCGCACCCTGTAGTAGTAGATCTTGTTGAGGTCCTTCAGGTTCGCCGTGAAGTCCACGTACTCGGGAAGATCCCCGATCGTAAGAGGCTCGGCATTGAGCTGGCGCATCTCGCTCGGGCTCTCGCCCCGGTCGATAAAAAAGCGCAGCCGCGACAGGTTTTGTGCGGATTTGGCGAGCCTCCAGCCAACCCTTACGCGCGATATGTGTTCGATCGAAAGGATCGTCACAGATATTTCCGCGAACTCTATGCGCCTAAGGATTGCTGGCATGAAAGCCCCTTGTCAGTCGGCAAGTATTTTTTCGTCCTTTTTGAAACGTGCTTCGAGGGGCGGCGGCTGAGAAAGAAGAGCGCGCTGCTGCCGAAGGAGCTTCAAAAGGATGGCATAGTTGGCAAGATCGAGAAGCGTGTCTTCCACGGACTCGTCTGTGACCATGGCCTGCTTTCCCTTTATAAGAGAAATGACCCGCTTGAACTTATCGGTCATCCGAGTCAGCAGTCCGATTTCCGCAGGACATACCCCCAAAAGCTCCACGGCCATGAAGTTGTCGAACGGGTCGTCGGAGACGGTGTAATCATTATTTTTCTTCTCGGCCGTCCGCGCCATCCTCTCGATGGTTTCATTGAAGGCTGAGAGGAAGTGCTCCTTGTCCATTCCGGTGGCGTACATGATCATCCTTTGAAAGTTTCAAACTTTCCGCGATCGCTCTCCATCGTCAAATCTGAGAGGACCGGGCCAGATTTGGAAATGCTTCGCTGCATGATGGGAGGCGGGACCTCGCTATTTTCACGAGGCATCGCCTTCTCCGCCACTGCGAGGACTTCCGCCTTTTTGTAGAACCCTTGCCAAAAGCTCTCACCAGGCATAGCCGATCCAATCGTACTCACTGTTGACACCGCCCCAACCACGATTGATGTTCTGCTGGATTTTCATGTTCCTTTTTTTGGTTTCGTACTCGTTGGCGAAGTTTACCATCCAGCTCATATAGTAGTTGCTCTTGTTGGAGCGAATGAAGCTGGAGCCACCGGCTGAGTAGTTGAGCTCGTTTCGTGCCTGCCGCAGACCCTGCGATTTAAGCAGCTGAATGGCAGCACCGTGCATGAGCAGGTAAAGGCTCGGAAAGTTCCCGATGTCCTTTGCACCAATAAGAGGCGTCGTCGAATTCCAGTCAGAGATTGTCATCTCGATTGCGAAAGTCAGCATCTCGTCATCCGACTCGTACTTGTTGATGAGCCGGTTGAGTTCAGGAGTATCCATCATGAAAAGGCGAAGATAACGCTTCGCTTTTGCCATGCGCGAGGTATCGGTCGTTGACTGCTTTGTGCTCGTGGCCATGGGTGCCCCGCTTAACGTTGACGCCGCTGACGTGGAGGAATGGAATTTTTAGTAGCCGTGACGGTGAAGTTCGGCGTTCCATCCGGATTCACAGCCCCCTCAAGCTCAGGCTTTGTCGGCATTTTCTTTGCCTGGCTTTCAAGCTCGGTGACGCCCGTCTCGTTCTGGGCTTCACCCATAAGGCTTGCGCGGGCCTGTCTTGCCCTTTGGCCTTGAGCTGTCGCAACTGCGACTTCAGAATCAACGCCGCTCTTTGCCTGCTTCTTACGGCCCTGGTTGCTGTGGCCTTGCAAGGCGTCCGTGATATCTTTCAGAGGCTGGCAGGACAGATAGCCCTGGCTGACGAGCGTTATGATGTCGTCGTTGGGCTCGTTGATGATCTTCACTTCGTCCGGACGAAGCATGATCACCTTGTCCTGAGCGTTGCGATAGCTTACGTAGTGACCTTTCTTTTGGATCACTGTTCGCGTATCAGGACCATGGAGGGGCCTTGGTAACTTCGTGATGTTTCGGATTTGAAATTTTTGCCGCATGGTACAATTCCTCTCTAATGTGAAAACTGCCGGGCGTTTCCACCCGGCAGCCTTTGGAACCACGATCTTAGATCGTACCGCCCGTTGGGATTGGGTTTGGTACATCCATCTCGATCTTGGCGATCGACTTGATGTTACCGAAACCTTGGGCAATATACTCCCAAGTTTTCCAGACGATCAGATCGGCCTCTTTCTTGATCCAAAACTTGACGTCGTTCAGGATAAAGAAGTTGCCGAGGTAGGCGGGCTCAGTGAAGGCCCAGGTTTCGCCGGGAAGAACGAGGTCGTGCTTGTTGGTTACAACAAGACGGCGCTTGAGGATCGACTCGTACTTGTAGCCATCCACGGTGATCTCGGAGGCCAAAGGCGAACCGATTTCGCTCGCGGGCTGGATCATGTAGTCGTCATAATCCACGGTGTTCATGAGGCAGCAGCCGACGGTCAGCTGATCGAAGTCGATCATTTTGAAGAGACTGTTCATCTCCTTACGATCGACCTGAGTCGCAGGCGACACGAGGCGCTTTCCGGTGATGGAGATGGCAGCTTCAGCGTGCTCCAAAAAGCGGAAATCTTCCACCTTCTGGATGTCCTTGATGCTGTTCTCCTCGATCACCTTTGTGATGGGGTAATCGTAGGCCAGCAGTTCGCCTTCGGACTTCACGAACTTCTCGGATTCGATCTTGTAGAAGGGAATCGCGTAACGTTTCCCTTGGATGTAGCGCTCGCTGGCGGTGCCAACGAAGTTTACAGCCATCGCTGCCGAATCGTGTTCGATGTCCACGATTTTGATCAGCGTATCATGATCGGTCGAGCGGGTCAGATCCGCGCGAGTCACTGACTCTGGCGGGAGGATCCGGCGGGCGAAACCAATTTCACGAATCTTCGCGCGAATGAACGCGGCACCTGCAGCTGCTGTTTTTTGCAAGCCCTCGACTGTGTCCAACTTCTCGATAAACAAATTGTTGAACGTCTGGGCGTCAAGACCTTCGTACATCTATTCTTCTCCTTGATGTCTCAAAAGTGGTTGAATGTCGGAATCAAAGCTTCAATTAAGGAGCTTCAAATCCGCCGCCCAGGGTTTCGTATTCCAGCCAGCCTGAGCCAACTGCAATCACGCGGGCCAGGGCTGCCTCACCGCTCGCGGCCTTGGTCAGTGCGGACTCGCCGCCGCCAAGGTCTTTCACAGTGAGCAGGTCACCGACAGCGTAGCTTTGCCCATCGTCATAGACGCTGGACTTGGCCTGAATCGGCCAGCTTGTGATGAGTGTTACCTGGCCAGTCGCCTTCACATCGAAACGGTCTGTTCCGGCGAAGACGAGATAAGTTTGGCCCACGGGAACCGCGCCTGCACGCTCGGCTTTACCGTCGGCATTCAGAACGGCCCACTCGCCAAGCCCAAGGACTGTGTCCGCGGTGTTAAGCTTGACGTCCTTGCGGAACATGGACTCGAGACCCCGTGTAACAGACAAACGCATTTCGCTCGTCGTCAGGTCTTCGGTGATGGGCGCCACGCGGGCATCCGAAATGGCAACTACCATTCAGCATTCCTCCAAAAAAAGATTGTTCGCTCAATCGAGGAGGTCAGCCTGGAATTTCTCACTGGGCGTCAGACCTTGCGCGGCATCGCGGGACGAACCGTCCAGCTCACCGAGTTTCATCGTGCCTCCAGCTAACTCCACAGCCTTCTCCAATACCTTCAAATCCTCATTTACGAGCGACGCCAACTTTGATTGGAGTTCGCTATACGACTCGGGCGGCTGTTCGAGGCCACGCTCCACCTGTTTCCAGAAGATGCGTTCGGCCTGCGCCCGCTTCTCATGCTCCCTATTCTTCGCGTGAAGTTGGAGCATCACAGAAGCAACTTTTTCCCGCAGGTTTTGGTCCTGCGCTGAGGATTCAAGCGATTGCGACGGTCTATTTGTTAAATGCTTCATGCCTTTTTCCAAGCCTACACCTACAATGATGGGGGTTGCAATATCTCTTGCCTTTGTAATTGGACCAAGAGCGGAAGATCGCATGACCTCCCGATGCAGCTTACCCTTCCAGGGGATGTTTTCTTTCACCCGGAAAAGGCGATCGCCAACGAGCGGCGTCTTTCTAAGGACGTTGCCTACAGCGGTATCGGCCGCAAGTGCCGGGCCGCTTATGTGCTTCCAGATCGCGTTACGAACCCGTTCCTTGCCAAACATCTTTTCGGCTGCAAACTGAGCGGGGAAGAGGAGAAGGGACTCTGCGCCTCCGCCCCCTTCAGTTGCCTGGGACTTGTAACCCTGCCATGCTCTTTCAACATTTTTCGTGTCGATGCCTTTGGCAAAACCTTTGGGGATCCTGCCGACCGAGTTGGCCGCAGCCCTCATAACGGACGGAGCGGAACCCGCCTGTCCTTTGAGCCGCCGCACAAACCCTCTCAGAAAGGCTTCCTTTGTCGTTTGTCCAAGGCTTATCGTCACGATCAGTTCTCCGTATGAAACCAGGGCATCTCACTGAGGACCGAGCGGAACTGGATCCCGGCAGTCTTTTCGAGCTGCGCGGTGATTTCGGCATCGCTATAGCCCTGGGCTTTGGCGGAGTCTTCAAACTGCGCGACCTTGATCAGGGTCGGCAGATTCAAAAGCGTATCGACGAGGGCCACGGCGTGCGCGATCTTTTCACGCATCGTGAATTCGAGGTCTTCATTCTGCGAGGCCTTTTTCTCGGTGGGGACCGAGGGGGCTTTGCGAATTTGCTCGGCGAGCTTAAAGACATCGTCATCAGTCAGCTCGTCCTGTGAAGGCGAGGCTGTTTTCTCCGACACCCGGCGGGATACGATCTCATCTGTGTCGCGGATGATTTCGGAAAGAGGTCTAACCATGAGGGCGACTCCTTAAGAAATGACGGGAGAGCAGGTGCCCTCCCGCAGCCGTTTTTAGTCGTCCTTTTTTCTGCTCGCCGCGTAGCCGGCCGCGCCGCCAGCCGCCAGGTAAGGCGATGCTTTGGCGAGGGCCTTGCCGCCCGCTGCCGCGCGCTGCTTGGCGTTCAGGTTGCCCTTGACGCCGACGTTATCCATAAAGGAGTTACGACCGGTGGCTGCTGAACGAGCGTCGTCAGCCATTCCCTTGTGATAATCCTTCACGGCCTTGCCGGCCTGACTGGCTTTGTCCTTGGCTTTGCCGGCAAAGTCTTTCGCCTTTTGCGCGCCGCCTGCCATAAACTTGCGGAAGCGGTCGAGGCCGGCCTTGGCTGCAGCCGAAGCCACCTTTTCTTCAACGAATGGTGCTATGTAGTGCCACTCGTTGCCATGACGATCGGAGCCCAGCTTGCGGAGACCATCATACTGGCCGCGCTCGATGAAGGCACCCATCTGCGCCGCGATTTTCTCGGCTTCCGGGTTATTCAGCTCGTCGCTTTCGCTGGCGATCTTTTCGGCTTCAGCAGCCTGCTTGTCCATGGCGTCGGCGATGTTCAGGGCAATTTCGAGGCCCTTATTGTACATCTCGCCGGCGACCTTGGCCTGCTCAGCGGCGACCTTTTCAGTTTCTGCGCCGAAGTCGGTACTGAGGATGGCTTGCTGCTCTGGGGTCAGATCTTGAATACGCATATCACTTGCTCCTTTTTGTCTATTTTTAGTTCGACTGCTCTGGAACCGGCTCATGCTGCCAATGGACTATTTCAGTCTTCCAACTGAGCCAGCAGCAGGTGCTTGGTCAGAGCCAGAGCTGCGGCATGCTTTTGCTCGAAATGACCAACGGTGGACGCATTGTTTTTTGCCTTCACTTCGTCCTGAATGCTCACAGACTTGGTGTTGACGGCAGACGACGAGTCCGCGGGTTTGTTGTTGGCCTGGCCTTGTGGTGGCTCGACATCGGTTTGAACGGGACCGTCGTGATGAGCGGCGGTCGACGCGCTGATGGTTGCGCCGCCAGTGAGGGCCTCGGCAGCAATCTTTTCGATGCGACGATCCCACTGACTTGCATAGTGATCGAACGCGCGGGCGCCAAGGGCTTCCTCGGCTGCGTTTTTCTCTTCCTCGGCAGTCTTCACTGCGATGTCACGATCCTCTGGAAAGAGGGCTCCGTAGACGCCGTCAAGGTTAAACGAGGCGGATTTTTCCTCGTCCTTGTCTTCCTTGTCGTCGTCCTCCTTCTCCTCCTTTTCCTCTTCCTCGGCCTGCTTTCCGAAAAAGCCGTCGAATTTCAGTTCTTTTGCCAGCTTGGTCAGGGCATCATCAGATTCCTGAGAGTTGACGGAAGCGGTTTTTGTCGAGGCGTTGTCGCCAAACGATGCTGCGAGCAGATCCTGAAGTGTAGCCATGGTTTCCTCCAAAAAAATGTCTGATTGCCACGAGATCAACTGCGCTCGGACTTCTTTCTTCGAGCGAGCCAGGAGCCCCCGGCCATGATTCCCGAATCAAGAAGCCCGCCGACGATTTTCCCAGGAAGGTTGACCTTGCCCGTGGCCAAAGGCCAAAGAAGGGCATTGCTCGCCAGTTCCTGGACATCTGCCGTCTTCATAGGGGCGCTCTCGTCACCAGTGCCGTCTTCAGCGACTTTTTTTAAGCCGCCGAGAACATTCTTGATGACCTTATGAGTTCCGCCTCCTCTGGCAGACTGCATGGCGTCCGCAATCAGACCACCGCTTACGACGTCAGGGTGTTGCCGAAGAAACGCGCTCAATCGGCCCTCCGTCTCGTAGGGGTTTGCGTCTCGATGCGCCGCTAAAACTCCTGAGCCCATGTAGGCAGCTGGAATGCCTAGAAAGAGCCGCCTACCCGCTGCGCCGAGGTTTTGGGTAACCCCGCCGAGTTTGAGATACGGCTTTTGCTTCAGATCCTCGATCCGAGAATGCATGTCGTTGGCATCAGGGTTCGTATAGTCGCCGGTATTAAATTGTCCCTTAACTTTAGGTCCAAACGTACTATGAAATACGGACAGAAGTCCAATGCCGAGTGCAGTCGCCAGACCTAAACCTGCATTTGATTGTAGCAGCTTATCTATTCCTTGAAGACTCCCTGCCGGGGCCTTTTTTGAAAGGGCTGCGTAGGCTCCCGCGGCCGCGAGCATAATCGGAACGATCCCCAGCGGGGTTCTATCCTTGGGCTTGCCGTCTTCGCCAATCTTCATGAAGGTCGGCAGATCGCTCCGGTTTTGAGCAGAGCCGGTTTTGATAAGGATGGCGATCCGCTTGGAAAGATGGGGGCTCGCATAGCTTCTCTCCGGCAGGAACGGCAAAAGGCTCTGCATCGCACCCTCATCGAAGTGGCGATGGCTGATATCAAAGGCGCCCATATCCGAAGCTCCGGGGTCGGGGCGCATCATTGGATCAAAGCAGAGGGCTCTTTGCTCCAGGGCGTCGGCCAATTCGCGCAGACCTTTGGAGAGCAAAAAGAGTCTTTGGAACTCCTCGGGCTTCGGAAGGATGCCGAGCATCGTCATGGTGGAAAGTGAGCGGCTGAGGGGCAGTTTTGAGAGCCCATCGAGGACTTCCTTGGGCAGTCTCCGCTCCCGCGCCTTCACATCGGGGATCATGCGGGCGATATCCTTCAGCGCCTCCCCGGCAGTCTGACTTGAAGGAGGGTCTTTGGCTGTTCCGGCCGGCACATGCTTTTCTATGGTTGCCGCCTTCGCAAGCTGGGCGGCTTTTTCCGCGAGCGCAGCCGAACTTACCCCGTAATAGATAGGGCGCGCGTGGGCGACCTTGCGAAGTGTCTTGGCGATCCGATCGGCGCCGATCAGCACATAGCTGATGTCAAAGAACTTCGGCTTGTAGTTTCTCACGAAGACCTTTTTGCCTGTCTCGGGATCGATTCGCCCCATGAGGTACTTTGCATGGTGGCAATAAAACTTCATGTTGGGAGCCTTGTTGCCGCAGATGCTGCAGACGTCGTAGGGTATCCGTGTTCCCATGGACCAGTCGGGGTACTGCCCGTGCTCAATCCTCTCGGCAATGTCAGGGGCTTTTGCGTCGTCCAAAAGAACGATGAGCTCCACCCTATGAAACTGTGCATTATAAACGGCGAGCGGGACATCGCCGAAGGATGCCGCCGGGTTTTTGTTTACATGGTGCTTATAGATTTTTGCGTATTTTACAAAGGTTCTATAGCCGTAGTCCTCATCCCCTTCGTAGGCCAGCTCCGATTCCGGGAAGTAGTCGCCGTTGGCGTTATCACCCCAATACTCCCCTGCGCCGAGCGCCGTGAGGAGGATCTGCGTTTTGCCTGGAATCTTTTTCGCCGCGCCGATATACGAGGCAATCGTCGGATGGTAGGCGCCCTGCGAGGCCGTCTTCGTGAGGTAGCCTCGCTCGTAGTCGATAAGGTGGGTGAAAATACCTTGCTCGGTTTTACCCGGAAAAAGAAGGAGCTTATCCATCAGCTGCCCTTCGATGATTGGTTTTTCATGTTGACGCCAAGGTCACGCGCAAACATCTGCCTGTTCTGCTGGCGCAAGGGCTCGGTCGTATCCTTGATTGCCGCGCGCAGGCCTTCGCCAAGCCCAAACGCTGTCGCTGCACCAGAAAAGCCAGCCATGAAGGGGCTCGTCTGACCGGCTGAGGCAAGGTTTCGCTCGATATCGGTCAGCTGCTTGATGTCGGGGAGCTCCACATCCTGCGCCTGACCCATGATTCTGGCCATAAACGTCCGGGCCGAATCCGGGTGGAGGGCGACGTGGGGAGCAAAATGGACGAGCGTTTCAAATGCCCGGTAGGCTTCTGCCGGATTATCGTTGAGAGCCACCTGACTCTGCTGGTCAGGGTTTGTGAGCTTGTCGCGGCGCATGGCTTCTTCGTAGGATGCGCGAAGGCGCTGGGACATAACCTTGCTGTCGCGGCTCGCCTGCACCTGATTGATGACGCCATGACCAATGCCAGCGAGAAGTGGAATCGAACTCACGAGAGCCACGTTTTTGAGGGCCTGACCCACCGTCCCAGGGCGGATACCGCCAGCGGCTCTTGCGGCCATACCGCTCGCAGCGGCTCCGCCTCGGCGTATGGCATCGCCAATGCCGCCCATGATACCGGCTTCCTTGACGAGGCAGAAGACATCGGCGTACATCTCGCCGAGCCTTTCCGCAGAGGCCTTCTTCGACATTTTGCTATCGACCTTGCCTGCAAAGCCTGGATCCTTGGCCGTGTAGACGGCCTGAAGAACGGCGAGATGGTTCATGTCGTCGTTGGAAAAACCCGTGTGAAGAGTGCGGCCGATAAGGTCTTTTGCTTTTTTTGGGTCGGCGGCAATCGTCGGCGCAACCTTGGCGAGATCCGCGAAGCGCTTGTCTGCCAGCTCCAGATGACCCTGGAACGCGGGGTCCTGCATGACCGCGTCACGCGATTTTTGTATTTTGCCCACGACCCTTTGCACCTTCATCAGATCGAAAAGCTTTATACCCCCGAGGATGGCGGCACCGACGGCTGCGTTGCCTGCGTGCCTTCCGAAATGGGCGTCTGAAAAAGCTCCTTCGTCAGCGCCCAGCTTCAAAAGCGCGCTGCAGTCTTCGTAGATTTTGGCCTTTGCTTCAGGGCGAATCTCACCTGCGGAAGCCATCTTTTCAAGCCACACGATTTGCATGGAAACCTCACATATTGGCAGGAGCCGTCATTTTACTGGTCATAAGGTTTTTTGCACCGGTCGTGAGATCGTTCATCCGGCCAACCGACTTCGTCATGTCGTAGCCCGCACCCGCGGCCGTAGCGCTTACCATTGGATTTTTTACGAGCACCTTCCCTGCCCGGGACATACCCTGAAGTCCCATGCGTGCGACGGCCCCGATCATGGCCTCTTTGATAAGGTCTTTTGCGTCCGGAGCCAGCCTGGAGAGAAGATCGTCTTTCACAGCGCGCGCACCTTTTGTTTGATGATGCGAAGCTGATCCTGCGTGAGTTTCAGCTGCTGATCATAGTTACGAAGATCGTTGCTCTGATCGCGGAAAGTCTTGAGCGTAATGTAGAGCGGGTGGTTGCCGTTGACGATCTGCGCGGGAAGGGTGGGGCTGATGAGGCCTTCCGGGGCTTTGAGGTCAGCCCTCTTTTCGGCTTTTTCGCTGGCGGTTTTTACCTGCTCACGCGTAAGAAGCCCGTCACGGCCCAGCGAGGCTGCAACCTCCGAAACAAGGGGAGCCGCAAACTGCATGCCGGCGCATTTGACAAACGAAGCCAGCTTATCGAGCGCTTCGAGTCGTTGTGGCTGATTCATGGCACTTGAGAGCACGAAATCACGCGCCTGCTTTATGAAGGTGGCGGCGGTTGACTCACGCTGCATCGAGAGCATGGCGACCTTGTCCTGAAGCATCCTGTCCATGGCCTCAAGCTTTTGATTTGCATGCCGCAACTCATGACGAAGCGAGGCCGTCTTGTCCTGCGACTCGGGTTTTACACCGAAGGCTTCAAAGGGGTCGGCTTCCGCTTTTTTGATGACAGGCTCCGGCATGGCGCTCGCAACTTTAGTTTCTCCCCCATCAGCCTGAAGCCGGCGAATGGCAACGGCGGCATCGGCAAGCGGGAAGTCGGCTGCAAAGTATTTGTCCTCGGCCGAGGCGAACTTTTGCCTATGGATTTCCTTGTTAATCTCGGCTGCCAGCACGTTGATGCTGTCAGGTGTGAGGTCTTCGGCCTGAGCTGTCTTGCAGAGGGCTTCGGTCGGAAGAGTCCCCTCATTCAGATACTGGCCTGCGATGGTCCCTGCCCATTCACGGAAATGATCCATGCTGAGCTTGCGGGCCCCGAACGAGCTGGGCTCAAAAAACATATATGCCTCCCGCAGAAGGATTTAGCTTGTCATATTGTCGTGTGTATGTCTTATGGAAGTATAGCCGCAGGCAGGTTCTTAGTCCAAATATTTTATCTATTTTCCAGCCTTAGGCCACTTCTTTTTCGGAAGCGGCCTCCGTCGCCGGAGACCGCACTTGCGGGGGTTTTTCGGTAGGAGGACAGAAGAGCTAAAGCTCACTCTTTTCCGAGCACGCTATCGGCGATACGATTACCTAGACGCTCACCAAGCTTCCAGGCCCAACCTCTAACCGAGGAGATGAGATGGGCACAGATAATCTGCTCGAAACTGGCCACAGCCTCCACATGCCTGTCCGTGTACCCCTTCATTCCGTGTTCCAGTTTTGCTCGAAGGGGAGGCGCAAAGAGAGGGTAATCCCGGTTTTCCTTGTGCCTCATAAAATCAATCACGTTTGACTTATCCATACGTACTCCTGCAATGGATTGACCGTCACTAGACTAAGGCAGTTTTTTATCAAACTGTCAATGTCCATCTGAAGGAAAAGTGCATGTACCAATGTATTGGTTGCGAAACCCATGTCGATGAGAGCGGCCAGTGTTTCTGTGGAAAAACCTGCGTGGACCATAAGGGGCGCGTGTTTGGGGAGAACTTCATCGAGGTTGACGTATGCACAAGATCTGCTCGTAAATCCCATGTCTCAACGTGTCCCTTCTGCGGATGGCGGGGTCTATGTGCCCCCCGTATTGGTCTGGGATGCCCGCGCCACGGGCTATGGGCGGAAAAGTAAAAGCTCTTCTTTTTTCTTTCGATTTGCGCCGGTATGATGGCGAAAACATCGAGGGGAAAACATGAGGTTTGCTGAAATCGAGCGGCGCCTTCGCCGCCAGGCCAAGAGATTGCCAAAAAACGCAAGGTACACAAAACGCACCCAAAAGCTGGAGGTGGACCTTCTTCCCGAAACACGGACGGCCCCCCAGGAGCTAAAAAAGATCAAATCCTTTTTCAAGCTCGTGGCAAGCATTCCGACGACCCTTCCTGCTGAAGGGCAGATGGTCCTGCAGGCGCTCTTTGACTGTTTCGAGCGGAACGGCAATGTCCAGGAGGGGATCGTCGAGGAGCTGATGTGGGGTTTTGAGCAGTGCGGCTTTCCCAGAAAGCTGACCGCCCACGGACTCGTCTTCCTTGAAAAAGCCGGCTACGTGAAATTCCAGACCCGCGATGGTCTCTTCGTGGAGTTCGTTTCGGCAAAGCTTTCGGACAGCTGGATCCGCTACCAGCCCAAGCTTTTGGGGATGGTCTATGAAGCTGGTTGAGGGTGAGTGTGTCATCAACTATCCTTCGCGGACAGAGCCAAGGAAGCCTCTTAGGGTCCTGCACCTTAGCGATACGCAGCTCTCTGGCAGCCCCGTGCGAATCTCAAAGCTTTTGAATAAATATAGCGACGGCCGAATCGAATCGAAGCATATCACCTGGCAGCCGACCTTCGGCTACAGGAGCTTCGAGTGCGATCTCATAGGCATGGATCTGAGGCCGGCGCAGCTCGCGTATCTCGTCTATGAATGGGCGGACGTCATCCACTATCACAACAGATGGCGGCGGCAGGAGATCTTCAGAAGAATGGAGCTGGCCCCGCCTTGCAGGCCGTCTGTCATCCAAATGCACAGCCCGCGACACGAGGGTGAGGACTTTCGGGATGAGGTCAACTCAAAAATCCCTTTGGCCATCATTGCCCAGTATCATGTGCGTCAGTGGCCGGAGCTCTCCTTTATCGTCCCGAATGTCGTCGACATCCACTCCCCGGAAAACACAAGAGAGCCGCCGCCCGAGGTCGTCAAGCGCCCCGTGGTTTCATTTGCGCCGAGCAATACCAACGGCAGGGGCTGGAACGACAAGGGTTATGGTGTCGTTGCGCCTGTTCTCAAAAGGATGAAGATTCGGGGCGACATAAGCTTTCAGCTTCTCACGGGTCTGCCCCACCGCGACGTGATGGCTAAAAAAAGACTTGCCCATATCGGCATCGATGAGATCGTAACGGGCAGCTACCATCTCAGCAGCCTGGAGTACCTTTCGCTCGGCATCGCCTGCTTTGCCAATATCGACCGCGCGACGGAAAGAGCCGTGAAGGATCTTACGGGTTGCGAGTGGCTGCCGTGGCTTGCGGCCTCCGAGTCAAACTTTGAAAGTCGCATCAGACACACTGTTCAGAGCGGAAGCTGGCTTGAGCAGGGGCGTTCCTCACGCCTTTGGATGGAAAGATACTGGAGTCCGGGCCGCCTTATCGAGCACTATGAGCGCATGTACCACACTCTTGTCACGAACTTTACTCCGTAGGAGAGTCCATGAACGACAAGCCCTTCGATCCGGATCCCGTGATTGAAGCTCTAAGAATGCCCTATCACGTTGCGTCGGCCTTTAAAAGCATCTGTCTTGCCGCCCAGGCCTCCGCCCCTGAGGATAAGCTCATACTGATGGCGGCAGCCCAGGAGCACGTCGACAATGAGCTCGTACGTCTTCGGCTCATCCTTCAAAAGCCAAAGGAAACGTCTCAACCTGATCGGCTTTTCGGAGCTGTCCTCGATCCGGATTACGGCCTGACCGAGGAGGCTCTGAGCGAGGCTTACCAGATTAGAGATAACCTCCGCCAAAGAAAGGATGGAGGCGAAAAATGAAGGTCCTCTTTCACATCCCCTTTCCGGCCGTTGGCGGTGCGGAAACGCAGATCCAGTATCTTATCCGCCACCTCTCGCCCGGCATCGCTCCCGTGGTTACATACGAATACCCGGAGGTAGAGGCCTTCGTTAAGTCGCTTCCTCGTGTCGTGGCCTATCGCGTTTTCTCGCCGATGAATCTTGCAAAAGTTATCGACCAGAGTCGCCCCGATGTGATCCATTTCTACCACTCCCATACCATGTACGGCGCTCTGAAAAAGGCAAGGCATCGCCCGAAGACGGTCGAGGTTGTCCACAATCGTCTCGGCTTTGGCGGTGATTCAACAAGCTACGCAAAAGACCTGACCGACATCGTCGTCTGCGTATCGCCCGATGCCGAGAAGTATTTCAAATCGAAGATGCCCGATGTCCTGACGAGGGTCATCCCGAACGGCGTGGACACCTCAGTCTTTACCCCCGCACCGCAGCGGACAAAGCGCGCAATCCCCAAGGGTGGGTTCACGGGACGGCTTGAGGCCGGGTGGGGCAAGGGCATCCCGGAGCTGATAAGCCTGATGGCCGGGCAGCCCGCCGAGTTCGAGCTTGTCGGCGTGGACTACGGCGGCTACAAAAAAAAGCTTAAGGACGAGGCAATTTTTAACGTCAAGGTCCGCGACTACACGCCCGATACGGTGCGCTACTACCACGACTGGGACTTTTTCGTGAGTTACAGCCCCAGCGAAGGTTTCGGACTTTCCATAGCCGAGGCCCTGGCTTGCGGCCTCCCAACCCTGGTCTTTAACTGCGGGGGCGTCTGTCACTGGATCGAGCGTGACAAGCATGCCTTCGTCGCTGACTCGGACAGTGAGATGCGGGCTCTTTTGCCAAAACTATGGTCGCCTGAAGGGGCAACGCTTACCCCTCTTGCGCTCGATCTTTCTGCCGCAAAGATGGCTCGCGCCTATGAAGAGCTCTGGGTTGATCTTACGCTCGGCCGCATCAGGAAAAACCCAAATCCTCCTCGTGCCGCACGCGGGAGAATTCCCTTAAGCAACGCTGTTCTGGGTGTCACGTGCCACGACTGGTGGGGCGTCAGGCGCGCTCTTGATGGGGTGTGTACGAACTTCTCAACGCCGCAGGACGCCGTCCGGACGATCAAGCTTACAAGGCCGAAGGTGGTGGTCTTCGGCTGTTATCAGATGGCCTGGGAGAATGTTCTTCATGCGGCAAAGGCTGAGGGCTGCACGACGGTCCTCACGTGGCACGCGAGCTACATCCTCAACGAATTCAATCACGTCAACCGCGAGTGGATGTTCCATGGGCTCAAAGCCGCAAAGGCCGGGTTTTTCGACTTCGTGGCGACCCCTCACGAAGGGCTTGCGAAAACATGGACCCATTACGGAATCGAAACCGATTTCCTGCCCAACGTCGTTGCCGCCGAGCTCCACCCTGTGCCAAAACTTGAGGGTTTTCATGTCGGCATCTGGGGTTCGGGTCAGCCCTGGAAAAATATGGATGCCCAGATAATAGCAGCGGACATGGCGGGAGCCGACGTGCATATCCAGGCCATCCAGCACCCGCAGTCCCTCGAATCGCTCGGCATCACCCCAAAGCGCCACCCAAGACTTCCATCCGATGAGGCCTACTATCGTCTTGTCGGGAGCATGCAGATCAACCTTTGCATGAGTCTCAGTGAAGTCTACAGCTACCTGACGGCCGAGAGTCTTCTCATGGGGGTTCCGATCCTGACAACGCCGATCACTCCGGTGTTAAAGGACGCCCCGGGAATCCTGAACGTTTGCCGCAACCCGCACTTTGAAGACCCTTATGAAATCGCGCAGGCGCTCCGATGTATAGCTGAAAACCACGATGCAATATCGAAGGCGGGCCAGCAGCACATGACCGCCCTCAACGAGATGAACAAAGAGATTGCTGCCCGCGTTCGGGCCAAATGGCTGGAGTAGGCATGAGAGTCGCTCTGATCGACACTGATAAAAACGGCTACGAGTATTCCTTCGCCCCGATTGCCAGACTTCTTCTTGAGGCAGGGCATGAGGTCATGGCCGTTTATAGCGGTGCCGTCGGCCCGTCCGACCCTCGTGTGCGGTTTGGAAGCTGCAGCTGGGCCCTTTTCGATCTCGCCCCGCTTGTGGCTTTCGACCCGGATCGCGTCATCATCTTTAATGGTTTTCATAAGGCCATCCATGCCGCCGCCCGCTGCATTGAGCAGAGGTGGCGAACGCTTTATATGGAACACGGCTGGCTTCCCCAGAGGGAAAATAACTACATCGACCCAAAGGGGACGGGTGCGAGGAGTTCGCTTTTGACCTCGTGGGAACGTTACAAAGGAAAGCCGGATCGGGTTTTTGCGACGATGCGCGAGCTCAAGAACATCTATAAGCCCTCGCGCCCCGAAATGCAGCTGCCGCGGAACTATATCCTCGTCCCTCTCCAGCTGGAGCGCGACACCTCCATCGTCTACGACAGCCCTTACTTCAAGTCGATGGCAAGCCTTGTGGGTTTTGTGCAAAGGCATTTCCCTGACTACCCCCTCGTTGTAAAGCTCCACCCAATGGACGATACACTTTTCGACTTCAATAACGTGACAATGGTTCCGAAAAACGTGCCTATCAACGATCTCGTGCCAGGGGCGGAGTTCGTGATTGGGATCAATTCGACAAGCCTCATCGAAGCCCTCGTCCACGGAAAGCGTGTGGGCGCCCTCGGGCTCAGTGTGGCCAGCGGCAAAGGCGTTTTCTACGAAGGGGATCGCATGTGGAAAAATCCACGAGGAATCCTCAGCTGGGAAGCGGACCCTTCCATTCGTTGGCAGGTGCTCGACGCGCTCTGCCACGCGCAGTATCCGCGCGCAAGCCCGCCACGGGCACTACTTCAAAAAATATTCAGCTAGTCGGGTATAAGTATTGTGAAGGAAAAAATACGTTTTTCCGCCTGCCGCGAGAGATGGGGGCAGACGAAAGAACGGTATAGGCGACGCTGTCGTTGTCATAACTGTGGCTTCGGCCGAGCCGCCGGGGCAGCCCGGCTCTTTTTAGCTGTGGACTAACCATAACCATAACCATATCCAGTTATGAATCCTCCCGCTCGCAGTCCCAATCGCTATTTTGGAGCTTGAGCGCAACCTCTTCAGCCTTCGCCTCACAAAAGGAAAAATCCCGCAGAGCCTTGCCAATGATGGCGTCGGGTCTACCCTCGTCTGCTTTCCTGTAGACGATCTCACAGGGGAGAACGCCGTAGGGCTCGGCCTGGATCAGGAGTTTACGGACCACTCCATTTTTTTTACAGATCCACTCCTGCTTCCCCTCTGCCGGGGTTGAGCCCAAAAGCAGAGACGCCAAAAAGACAAGTCCTGGCAGACAAAGCCTCGGTCGCCGTGGCCTCAAATCCATGCGTGATCCTTTCAGGATTGCGGTATAAGCTCGTTGGAAAATCCTATGCTCTAATATTTTCGGAGTCTAAATGAATGTCAAGCTGCTGCGAACCACGCAGGAAGTTCACGAGCTTTTGCCGACAGTCATGGGTAAGCCGGCCTGGGGTGTTGACTCGGAAACAACAGGCCTCGACCCGCTCGTGGACTCCATACTCATGTTTCAGATCGGCAACTACGACGACCAGTACATCATCGACACGCGAACGGCCTCGCTTGAGCCCTTGAGACCTTTCTTTGAGAGCACCTCCCATAAAAAAATCGCCCACAACATGGCCTTTGACTGGAAGATGGTGAAGGCGAACTACGGGATCGAGCTTGAAAATATCCGCGATACCTTCCTCGCCGAGCACCTTCTTTTCAACGGGAAAAGGTTCAACGGCTTCGGTCTTGACGACGTCCTCCTCTCCTATCTCGATGTCGTTATTTCAAAGGAGGAGCGAAAGATCTTCGGCAAGGGGATGATCCACGGCGAGTACAGCCGCGAGTCGATTGAGTACGCCGGCAACGACGTCAAGTTCCTCCTGCCCCTTGCCCAAAAGCAGTGCGAGGCCCTTTTCCGGGACGACCTCGCCAACGTCTGGCTTCTTGAGTGCGATGTGCTTCCCTGCTTTTGCGAAATGGAGCTGGAGGGACACTACCTCAACAGTGCCGAGTGGCGAAAGCTTATGGAGATCAATCTCAAAAAACTCCTCGATATTGAGAACTACCTCGACGTCATGGCGAGGCCTTACGTCCAAAGCGATCTTTTCGGAAAGCCTGACATCAACTACGCCTCGACCGAGCAGATCCTGGAGCTTCTGCAAAAGATGGGCGTGACCAAGACCGAGCAGAACCGTAAGACCCGCGTATGGGAACAGGTTCCGCTCAACGACACGAGCAAGAAAACCCTCCTGAAGATAGAAAACAACGAGTTCGTGGATGCCATCAAACAGTACCGAGCCCTTAAAAAGAGAATCACCGACTTTGGTCAAACCTTCCTCGACGCCGAGCACCCGGCCACGGGCCGCATCCACCCCATGTATAAGCAGATGGGCGCTGAAACAGGAAGACCTTCCAAGGCGACCGACGGCAAATTCAACCCGCTCAATATCCCGCGTGACCTGGAGATGCGGGTGTGCTTTCACGGCGAGCCTTACGAGCTGATTGAAACGGACGATTTTTCCGGCTGTGAGCTTAGGATCTGGGCTGAAATCTCGGGCGATCCACAGCTCCGCGACGCCTTCAACAGAAAGGTGGACGTTCACTCCTACGCGGCTACAAAATGCTTTGCCCGCGAGGTTTCCAAGAAGGTGAACCCTCACCTGCGGAATGCGGCCAAGGCGGTGAACTTTGGGATCATCTACGGCATGGGAGTCTATTCCCTTGTCGATCAGATCAATGCCCAGGGCTACCGCGATCCTGAAGGCCGGCAGATGTCCATCGAAACGGGCCAGGAGCTCTACGACAAGTATATCCAGGAGTTCTCGGTGGGTATCGACTACCTTCGCGCCGTGGGGAGGGAGGCTGCTGAGAAAGGTTGGGTGAGCGACCTTTTCGGCCGTCGCCGCTACTATCGCCTTCCTGATCCGACCGACGTGGAGAAGTTCCCGCGCGGGCGGCAGGACTTCGCCTACAAGGGGCTCATCTCCCGAATCGAGCGACAGGGCGGAAACTTTAAGATTCAGGCCATGAATGCGGAAATGACCAAACTTGCGATGGTGCTTATCCGGCAATACGCGCGCAAGAACGGGATCAGGACCAAATTTATGAACCAGGTGTATGATGAAGTTGTAACCAGAACGCACAAGGACGACTCCCCCTCCTTCGCGCCAGTCAAGAAAAAGCTCATGGAGGAGGCGGCTCACAGGTGGCTTAAAACCGTGCCTATGGAGGTCGAGCAGAATGTCGGGCCCACGTGGACAAAGTAAGACCAACCCTAACCGCCCGCTGCCCCTCCCCGAGGATCGGCCGTGGGCTGCCCTTCCTTTGCAAACAAGACAGGACTTCCGGGTTTTCTTTGCCCTTCGCGGGGTTCCGGCTTACCGCGTGCTCATCTACCCCAAGCTTCTTATTTTTCAGATCCACCCGCGTTACTTCAGCTGCCTTTATAATGAGTACGAGAAGAAACCCGAGCACGTCCAGTGGATCGTGGAGCCGATCTCCATGTGGCGTCATGTCCTCGGGCTGCAGGTCTTTGAGGACCACCTTGGGGCTGCTCGAATGATTGAAGGGGAAGGTTATGGCGTCATATACCGCGACTCCAGAGACGGCTAGCTGTATTTTCCAACTCGCTGAAGGCAAGGTCTGTGGCGAGACCAAGGTTTACGGGACAGGCAAGGACGCTCTTCGTTTTTGCTGGTCTCATTACGCTCTTCGCTGCGCCGAGTGTCAGACGAGGCAGGCCCTGTTTGAATGCGCGATGCTGACCGACGCGGGTACGGTTTGCCGGGCCCCCATGTGCTCGGTGGAATGCTACAAGGCCCACCAGCAAAAGCACCACCCGGTCTCCCGGCAACCGCTCAAAAAGAATGTGCCAATTCAAGTCGTATTTGCTGACGGCAGTATATACGACCACGAGGCCTTGGAGAGTGCGCTCGTCGAAGAGATCGTCTTCGAGCATCCCGTCACCAAAGCTCACGCCAGGTGTCTCAGAAGGCCGGGAGCCAGTCCAGGAGGCGTTCCCGTTTATGCAGAGCTTCCTCAGATCCGAAAGCCGCTCCCGCCCCCTCTGGAGCTGCCGAGGGTGTCCCCTCAGCCGTCTCCTCAACCCCAGCCCTCTCAAAGGAGCGGAGCGAGCCATCAGCATCATCCGAAAAACGCCGTGACGGCATTCTCGCTTCATGTCAGTTGGCTTCTTGCATTGATCGAAACCCGCGACGAGCGCATTTTGAAGGTGCTTTCCGTCGAACACCTTCAGCGCCTTGAAAAGGTGCTGTGTGAAACAACCATTGCTCTTTTGGAGACAAACAATCATGGTGGCTAAAACCAACCAATGCCAGCGCTGCAGCAGCACGACGGAGTGCCGCACGGTTTACCGTCTCGACTTTTCCATCGTTCTCTGCGAAAGCTGCCGGCTCGGGTTTTACAGGGCCGAGTCCAGCTGGTTTTATCCTGAATTCGATTTTAAAGGAGCCTTCTCTGATGACCAAAAAGAGATCCTTCCACCTTCGTCTTGTCCAGCCCCCTCTTCCGCAGCGGAATGAAAAAGGTCCTGGTTATGATACCGACCCTCATCTGAAAACCCACATGCAGAGCGTTTTCCTTCCTTTCAGCAGGGAGACGCTCTGGCTTCGCATCGAGCCCTGTGTCTGCGGCGGGGCCCATCTTTTTTACGTAAGGCTCGTTGACGTTGACGACCTTTGCGACCACAAGCCCTGCCTTCGCGTAAAAGGCAGGATTGCGGAAGAGATCGTCCTCTCGCAACACGTCGAGTACAAGAGAGTCCATAGGTTTTTTGGCATAAGTCCTTTGAGATTGGTTTTAAAACACGTCTTCCGACTGCGGCGAAAGCTTGTCATGCGTGATTTTGGTTTGCATCAGTCAACGGTCGTCAAGCAATACTTCGAGGATGCTTTTGGAATTTGACTCGTGTATGAATGCTTTGCAGAGAAAATCAGGTCAAGCATTCCCATGCAGGAGGCCCTATGAGCATCGTTACAAAAACAGGAGTGGTCTGGGACGTTGAGACCACAGGTCTTGACCCCGAAACATGCGACATCATCGAGATTGGGGCCGTAAAGTTTGAGTGGGAAGAAGAGGAGACGGACACAGGTCTTCGCATCGGCTCTCCTTCCATAATTTCTGTCTACGGTGGCCTTAGGGATCCGGGCAAACCAATCCCTCCTGAGATCACAAAACTCACGGGCATCACCGATAAGGACGTCAAGGGTAAAAGTCTCAGTCAGAACGTTCTCCGCTCCTACGTCGAGGGCACTGACCTTCACGTCGCGCACAACGCGTTTTTCGATAAAGGCTTTCTTCTTAAAGCCCCGTTTTTCGCTGGGGCCGAAGGGGTGCGGTGGGCCTGCACGATCAAGCACATCGACTGGATGGAGAAAGGTTTTAAAAGCACGTCGCTCGCCTATCTTGGCTGCGACAATGGGTTTTTGAACCCCTTCCCTCACCGCGCGGTCTTTGACTGCGCCTCAACCTTCAGGCTTATGGCTCCACATTTTGGAGAGCTTCTTCAAAACCATACGCAAAGGCTTATGCGGATTTACGCCTGGCGCTCGCCTTTTCACACCAAGGACACGCTTCGAGAGCGGAAGTATTTCTGGGATCCTGACCTTAAGGTTTGGAAGAAGGAATGCATCGAATCGAAGATCGCCGACGAAGTCCAGTTTTTGCAACAAATGGTTTACGGTCATGCCAATTCCGGTCATGAAATCGAAGAGATAGCCATGTAAATGTACTGCGCAATGGATTAGCCCAAACCGTTATGCGGGCCCGCCTCCAGAGTTGGAAGCGGGCTTTTTCACATTAAGGAGACAAAATGGAACAGAAGTGGAGCAACGAAGAGATTGGCCGTCTGATCGAAATAGCCTGTAAGGCACAGACCGGCTTGCTGCTCGGAAGAGAAAGCTATCAGGACACCAGGAAAGCCTTTCAGGACGCTCTTCGTACAGCTTACGACGCCGGACTCAGCATGAACAGCGAAAGGCTGCGGAGTGCTCACGAGGCCATGGACTCCACCAGCCGCCTCTGCGATGGTGCAAAAGCGGCGATCGCGCAATACGAGGTGGTCCTCGAAACTGTAATGCGTGCTCTGTCGACGAGGATGACAACCGAAGACTACAAAACGCTTTGCCGTCACGACCTTGCCACTTATCTGCTGAAAAAACTGCCCCAGTATCCAACCGGCGAGATTTACCAGATCTCCTGGCCGATGACGCTTGAAACAGCTGCGTTTCACGCCCGAAATCACTGGGATCAATCCGGGTGTCACTATACCAGCTGCGCGCATTATGGTGGCGATGAGATTTACGTAACTGTTGTCGGGACGCCGCGAGCGCTTCTTCTCTGGGTGTGTGAGGAGTTTGACAACCTCGATGATATCCTCAAAAACTTCCACGTTTGCGACGACCCGGCGCTTATAAGACACTACATCTCTCAGCACCGCACAGTCGTCGATCCGACCGAAGAGCTCGAAGAAAAATTGGGTACAAGTTAATTGTAGAATCTCTTTAAACAAGGAAGGTTTCATGACTAAAGAAAAAAGCATTCGCTTGCACCCGGAGTTTGGCGTCAACCCCACCGTGCTCCAGTGCCCGATTTGCGGCGATGAGTACGGGGTTGCGTTGCTTGGTTATAACAGAGGGAAGGAGGCGCCACGGGTATCGTGCGACCCCAACTCGATTTGCGGCAAGTGCGAGGAACACAGAAAGATCGGCATTATCCTCATTGAGACGCGCGACGGTGAGTCTGGCAAAAACCCCCACAGAACGGGCCGCCTCTGGGTTGTAAAGGAAGAGTTCTTCACTCGCGCAGGCGAGCCGGATTCAAACACGGCGGAAATCCTCAAATCCCGAGTAGCCTTTATAACAAGAGCAACGGCAGATGCGATGGGTCTTCCGGACCCTGAACCCGAAAAAACTGGAGGTTAAATTGTGAGCGTCGAATACTGGCTCGTCACTGAAGCCGTGCCCTATTTCACAAAAAGACTCGGCGGTGACGTCTCTTTTTCAAACGGCGCGAGGATGTTCCAACTCCTCTTCGCCGCCGGCTGGGAGCCGACAAAAACCCATTACTCTGAAATACCGGACGTCATCTGGCGCATGCACGAAAGCGATGCGCGCGCGAGGATCATACGGCCCATAACGTTCTCGCTCATGCCCCCGCAGTCAAGACTTCCCGACAAGCAGAGCATCCCCCAATCCCCGCAGGACAGCATGATCCCGGTGGGTTTCCACGCAGACAACCGAACCTTCATAGTTCCTCTCATCGCTGACGTCGGTTATCGGAATAACGACAGCCCCTATCTTCAGGTCTACTTCGATCATGGAAACCAGGAGGGCCCCTACTTTGACGAGACCGGTCATGTCTTTGAAGAAGGCTACGAGTGCGGTGGCGACCAGTTTGCGGAGTTCCTCCTTCCGTCTCTCAGCGAGGAGTGCGAGGAAACGGATTTTGATGACGCCCTCCGGGAATTTCTTTTCGATCGCGTCAGCGGTCTTGCGCTAAAGCTCGGCTCGCAGTCTTTCTACAAAGGCTGGAACGAGTACCTCGTCTCGATTGAGCGGGAGAACTTCAGCTACACGGCCTTCACGGCCGAAGTCAGAGGGCTGCGGGATGAGGTCACAAGGCGAGGCGGCTCCTACGCTCTGGCGGTCTTCAACGCCGAAGTGAGGCGCATCGTGGATCACTTCTCAAAGCAGGCTTCCCTCTCTGAGCAGGAAAAGCACCGGCAGGCGCTGCGGTACCTCAAAGACTTTGCGCCGCAATCGATCCAGTCCGCACAGCAAGCCGGTTACGTTCACTAACCTTTTAATACCGCACCACAACGGTATGATCCTTGTAGAGATTTCTTCAGGGCCTGCCCGGTTTTCGGGTGGGCCCGATTTTCCCAACCGATTGGATCTTATAGGAGCCTGAATGGAAACGAATCTAAAAAAATCAACGTTTGAGGAATTTAAGGCCTGTGCGGAGCAGCGTTTAAGCCTGTCTCAGAACCGGAAAGAGGTCGACGGTGAATACACGGACTCTTACGTCAAACTTTCCGAGATGGCCCGAGAACTCCTGAAGGACGTCACTGCCGAGGATCTGCGTCGGTTAATTTTTGCCAGTCTTTCAGAAGAACACAAGCAGTCCGACCTCTACGGCTCCGGCGAGCTGATGCCGGTTCTTTCCGAAAATATTGTAGTCGCCGACTGGTGGTCAGACGAACCGTTTCCGCTGGCCTACTGCATTTTCCGTTTAGCTCATTTACCGTGGGGCCAAGGGTCTCTTTGGCGAGCGCATCTCCATGTCAGCCTCCACGCTATCGAGCAGCTCAATTATACGGGACGGTCGAGGTCTGTTAAGACATCGGTTTGTCACAACTGCGTTCGTGACTTCACTTGCTCTTCCGGAAAGATCTGTGTTGTCATCGAAGGTCAAGTCGATCAGGTAGCGCGGGCTGTTATCTTCGCCGTTGAAAACGGTTTCGCTCCCGTCACCGCGCTGGAGACTCTTGAAAAACTCGATAGTTCTGCGGAAGCACTGGATATCAAGTTCAAAAAGTATCATGTGGTGCGGGAGTACAAAAGCGAAAAGACTTACGAGGTGCTTGCCTCCAGTCATGATAATGCTCTAAGGCTTGTCAACGAGAGTCTTTTGACCTCCGGCTCAACGCCTATTTCAGAAAGCGACCTCACATTCCATGGGGAGCGCGTTTACTGTGTGGACGAAGAGGCCGCGTTTTAATCAGGTACTAAGGAGTCGAAATTCTCTAGTGGCTGACCGGCACCCTTCCTGATACTGTCTTTCCCTATTAGCAGCCAAACAGTCAGTTATCCTCTGCGAACGGGAGCCTTCCGTATGACAGTGCCGCCGACAGCCGTTGGTACGTTTCGGGACAAGCGTGGGAATTTCTGGGTTAGCGTCGAGGCGGTTTGTGACTTCCTCGGCGTGGACTTTGGGTGTGAGCGAAAGCGCATAAAGGCCATGAGCCGGGCTTTGCACCCGCACAACTTCATGCGCCACCGCTTCACCTCTCCCCGCTCGCGCACTCGCTACTATATCTTCAGCCTGCCGGCCGGCGAGCTTTTGCTTTGGATCAATGCCATGGCGGAGACGCCATCCTATAAATGCCCGAAATCGGGTAAAAGATTTACGGTGGATCGCCAGCGCCTTCTTCATATTCGGCGGTCGCTCAAGAATCAAAAAGCGCTTTCAAAAGCCAGGGAGCTTGAGGAAGTGCTCTCAGCCTAAAGGACACACTAATGCAAGAGCAAACATCGCTTGTGGCACGGGATGTCGTGCTGCAGCCCGGGGATCGTTTTGTCGTCAAGGAGCAGCCCTATGTTCTGAACGCCTGGCGCAAAATTCTCGGGATCGTGCAGGACGACGACCTTCTCAATGCCAAAATCCGTTACGTAAGAGTTTTTCAAGGAACGGCCACCATCGCCGCCCCCCACGTCCTTCTTCGCACGGGCTTAAACCTGCCTGACGGCTTTTACCAGCTGACGATCGACAACTGCCTCGTTTTCAGCGATCGGTGCGAGGAGGACATCAACAGGCCAAACCTTAAGGCCATGACAGCCAGCGAGCCCGTTCCGAGACAAGCCATGCACGATCTTTTAAACTGGGTTACCTGGGTCGGCGACCTCGATCGGCAAAAGCCTGCAACGATCGGCATCAACCGTAAAGGGTTCTGGCTGGCGGACAACCCCAAGGCCCCTCCGCATCGAATCCCAAGCAGCCGTGAGGGTTACGCACTGGACCTCCCGGTACCCGAGGATGACCCGATTTTCGTGAGCGGCTTCAATCTTGAACTGGCGCTCAAGGAAATCACGCGGTACGATACGGTCGTAATCGCATACGAGAGAAACCCTAACGACCTCACGCCGCTTTTCATCGGGCAGAAGTGGGAACGGTGCGCTCTCGTTATGACAAAACCGCCGTATTTGACCCATTCGAGGCCACATGGACAACAGCTTTGACAAGCTTTTCTACCATCACGGGCGTTTTGTTGCCGGCGTGGACGAGACCGGCGTCTCCGATATCGCCGGGCCGCTCATTGCGGCCTGCGTGATCCTGCCCCAATTCCAGGGGCGGGCGGACGACGTCCGGATCTTTGAAGTGGACGACTCCAAAAAGGTCCCGGAGCGCTACCGCAAGAAAAAGGCCGAAGTGATCTGGCAATGCGCGCTCGGCATCGGCATAGGGGAGGTGACCCCGACCGAGATCGACGCTCTTGGACAGGAGGCCTCGGTTCGTCTGGCCATGCTGCGCTCGATTATGGCGTGCAAGGCGCCAGGCAGCAACAAGCCGGCACGCCCTGATTTTTTAATGATTGACGATGCGCAGGGCGTCTACGCCCCGCTCAAAATCAAACAGGCCAACATTCCCGGCGGTGACGGAAAAAGCCTTTGCATCGCCGCGGCCAGCATCATAGCCAAGGTCTATCGTGACGAGTATATGTGCAAGCTCCACCAGAGCTACCCCTATTACGATTGGATCAACAACAAGGGCCACCCCTGTAAAAACCACTTCGATGGCCTTGACTCCCATGGTTTTCAGGTGGGGATTCACCGGGTCAAGCGCTGGCCGTTTGTCAAAAACCCGCGCCTTGCTGAAGATGCCGCGGAGTCAGCCATGTGGAACAGACGGCGAAGGCTCTGGCGCAAAATCACCGAGCAGAAACTGGAATCGGAAATAGGAGAGGGTCTATGGACTTTAAAACCTCAATCCTTTCGTCCCTCACAGCGCTCCAGGAGCCCTATACAAAAGGCTCTGTGACGTGGAAGCAGATCGAGGAGATGAAACTTATGGTCGGCCGCGAGGACAACGTGACCAAGCTCGCCCACATGCTCAAGATCATGCAGGAGCTTCTGGGCCGTGAGATCAAGGTCACAGCACCGGAAGAGGAGACGGTCGATGACAGCACCCTATGAAAACTCCGAGCCCATTGTGAGCCGCTACAGCGAAATCCTCTTCGGCGTCAGGCACGGTTCGGAAAGCTTCACCGTCGCATTTCTTCCTGGAAAGATCGCCCTTGCGGGAACGCCGGGCCACCAGTTTTTTTTAAATCCTGGCAATGTCCCGGCGGAGCGCCTCGGTGAGGTCATGCAGTCGAGAAAGGACCTTATGGAGCGCGCTCTTGTCCATAAGGAAACCAGCTCGGATCGTGCCAAATTTCTAACGTCAATCGACACCCTTTTGCATGAGGGCGTGATCGATGGGGTCGGGCGGGCCACCCTCCGCGCTTTCATCATGAAGTGCGACTGCCCTCCGAAAAGAATCAAGGAAAAACTGAGAGCTATGGGTTACGCCCATATCATCCCGCAGCTCGACTTTGAGCGTTACCCCGACGAGCTGACGAGCACCATCGATGCCATGGAGAAGTTTTTGAATGGCCTCCCAAAGACTACAGAAGCCGCCGCGCAAAGTGAAACCAGGAGCACTCGCGCCCGAGCTGCAATTTCGCCTTCACCTCAGCGAAGGCCATCTAAAAGTTCTTGAAAAAGCCCTCGACCTTTATTCGCGCGTCGGCATGGGGCAGCTCGCCGAACCCATCCGAATCATGGCCGAGGGGCGGCCGGATGCCGCCGGGATCACAGAAATCCGCGATGCCCTCGTTACGGCTTTGGGCGGGGTGGAGTTTCCCGATCAATCGCAGTCCATCAGCTCCAGCCGCATCTCTGATGAGTTTCGTGTGGCCTACGATATCCAGCAGGTTGCGCGCCATGCGCTCCATACCGTTCGCTTTTACCGCGACCCGGGCTATAGGCAAAATTGTAATGCTTACGTCTACGGCGATCTGCCGAGAAGGTATTCGGCCTATGAGCCGATCATGCCCATTCTGCTCATGAGGCCTCTTCTTAGGAGGTAGGTCGTGAGTGTCAAAGCCCGTCTTGAATTTCTCGATGGTTCCGTATTCGAGGTCGCCCTCCCCGCCTGGCATCAGGAAGCGGTGATTCTCGTTTCGCCAAAACCGGGTACAATGGAGAACGTAAACCTCGATTATGTTAGAACGACAAGGGCGCTTGTGCGGGTTTACCGTGAACGGCCCCCGGCCCGGATCATTCCCTTTCCTCTCGACAGGGTGAAGCGAAAGGCCGGCAGTTAAGCCTACTTACCGTGGAGTTACCGTGATGAGAAGTTTCTGGGATGGCTTTGAAAAGAAGGCCAATGCGCTCGCCGCCTTCAAGGGGCTCGCCAAAAGAACGAGGCTGCCCGAGACCGCTGGTCAGGCGGAACGGGTGTTGAACTACGGGGCCATGAAGGCCGCACCGAAGCCCGCCACCAGGACGCTCGACTACGGGGCCATGAACGCCGAGAGGAGCCACGCAAGGGCCATGAAGGAGCACGATGCCGCCCGGATCAATTACTCGAGCGGGAAGCCCGTTTTGGAGGCCAAGGGGGCTCCTGTGCAGACCCCCGCTTCCCAGACGGTCGCCCCACCTCCCAGCCCTGATGCTGTGGCCATGAAGCGCATCCAGAATGCAACCAAGGGGTCAACGCCGATCACCCACTGGAATGATGCCCTAAAGGAGGGGACCCGGTAGGAATTATTCCTTCGAGTAAGCCTCGATCTCAAAGGGTATCCGGCGATAGGCCTCGTCGTGATTCCGGTAGCGAATGAGGTTTGCGAAATAATCCTTGAGGTAGATCACGTAGAACATGAAAATTCCGTGTCGATCCATTTGGGCTTGATGGACGAGCTCGTGACGAATCACCCTTCGCGGGAGCTCGCCCTTTTTATAGCCGGTCAGCATCCACCTTCCAAGAACCATGGCCGCGTAGTTTTTCATGGGCCAGAATCGGAAAATCCACGAGTTATAGATGATCTTCATGGCGTCCCTCCGCGGATCTTATCGGAGGAAACGGGCGCGGGTAAAGCTTTGGCGCGTTTTGCCGAAAGGGGCGGGGGAGACGGCCAGCTCCATGTACCTCCTTCACTGCAAGCGAAGAGGTCCCCCTGAAAAGAGCGGCGTTTCCTGGAGGCCGGGGGTTTTTCGGAGCCTCGTAGCACCCGGCCTTTCAATCCCTTCGGCCAGCGCCGGCGACGTTCATGTGAAATTTAAAGCCATAGCGGGCACAGATCGCCCCACAAAGAATACGCAGCGATTCTATGTTGCGCCCCTTGATGCCTATGACCTTGCCCCGATCCGAGGGCGCGGTATCCACCGTGAAGGCGACGGTCTTCTCCGAGCAGATAAACTCAATCGAAACTTCCGACGGGTGGTCCAGAAGCTGCCGAAAAAGGGGAGCTATGACGTCATCGTGCAGGTATCGGGACAATGTCCGGGTGTCCATAGGCAATCGCTCCAATGGTGACGGTGAATCCGGCGGCGCTATGGTGCCCGCCTCCACCGAAGGCTTCGGCGATAGCGGCGACGTTAAACCCCTTTTCGGAGCGAAGGGAATAAGTTCGCAGCCACGTCCTGTCAGCCGTCTCCGTATCGTAGTAGACCACCGAAAAATCGCTGTCAGGAAACTTTTCGAGAAGGGCATGACCGATCTCCGACCGGTATAGCGGGCTGTTGACTGCCGGAACTCTATGACCTTTGATTTCAAGATGGCCGCTCCTTTCGGTGAGAAACCGCACGCTCTCGTTGACGACAGACAACTGGATTGCGCCGATCTCTGAGAGTGTGGAGGTGTCGTGCATGTTCCGCTTCCAGACCTCAAAGTCCTCAGAGATTGACCGGAGCGCTGTGGTTATCTCCCGCGTCTCAAACATCTGAAACTTCCAGAGGTCTCTGTCCTGGATATGACGCAGGAGCTTTGGCGTATGCCTGCCAGGGTGAAAGTATTCCCAGGCCATGACCGCGCCGGACTTGTCGGGGTTGAAGTGGCAAAAGTCGAGCCCTTCCAAGTCCGCTTTGGCCGTCTTATGGTGGTCGAGCACCGTAATCTTGAGCCGCGTCACCTCGCGTAGAAGAATGTCACGCTTGAAGCTGAAGTCGAGAACAAAGACCTCATCCCCGGTCTCACACATATCAAAAGGCGCATCGCCTTCATCGTAGCGACAGGCCCTGTACATGGCGCCATAACCGAACTTTTCCCAGGCCGCGTAGGCAGCCCCATAGCCATCGAGACAGTCGGCGTGATAAAAAATCCATGTTGTCATTCGACTTCATCCTCATCATCCTTGCGGCGTGTGACCACCCAGTGTGTGGTAACCTCGGCCCTCAGGGTGTAGCCCGTTTTTTTGCCCGTGGCCTTTTCGAGGACTGTGACCTCGAACTCATCGTCGTCCATCGCGTCGTCAGTGAGAACGGTCTCCGCGTAACGGCTCGCCGCACCGTAGGCTGTGCCCGCCTGTATCGTCCGCGACTCAAGACCCTCGCCTGATACAATAAATTCAGCCATGTCTACCCTTTTGCGTCTGGTTTTTTGGAATTGTAGTCGAGAAGGCCGCGCGCGACAACAAAGAGAAAGTAGCCCAAAAACCCGGCTGTCACAGTTTTCATGGCGGGTTTCGCCAGCGTGATAACAAGGAGCGCCGTAACAAAGCCGAAGAACGCGCCCTCGACAAAGGCGTTAAGAGTGCGGTCGCGCTCCTTCAGCCTGTAGGCCTTTTTTGAGACCCGAATGATCCGCTCCTTTTTGGCTTTCGCTTCAGCGGAGCGTGCAAAAACGCTGGAAATGGAGGTGAACCTCCGCACGGGCGTCGAGCGTGTCACTGGCCCAAAGGATCTCATTCCTCTTTCTCCCTCGCACCACCAGCCTTCTTGAGGTGGACAGTGACCTCCAATGTCTCCGGGCAGACCTCCACCCAGTCGACTTCCAGGTCTTTCACCGGCAGACCGTCGAGCGTATTTTCCGTCGCCCCGCATAGCCAATCGCGGACCTCGTCATTCAGCTCTCCAACAAGACCCCCCAGGCGTTCGGCGATAGCCTCCGCCACTTTTTTTACCAAATCCTCATCGGCACTCATCGCCACTTCCTTTGTCCGAAGGGGAAACGACCGGCACGGCAAACGTGACGAGAATCTCATCCTTCTGCGCATCCACGGTTTCTATTCGGTAGTCCTTGCTGAAACCTGCGAGGGTCTTCTTTAAGCGCCCTAAAAAGTCCCCCATGTCTGTGCGCCTCTCGGCTGGTGCCTCCAGCGGGGGAGACAGGCCAAGCGTGGAGTATTCGTAGGCTTTAAGGTGCAAAGGATCGAAACTATGAATGCCTTTTTTGCTTCTGTGGATCACTATGGTGTCGAGCGGCGAATAGCATGGTTCGGAAGGATCAATCTTTCTAATTTTACGAAACCTGTAGGCCTCCCACAGTCCGGTGGAGCAGTTGGCCCAGCCCCCGCTTTCCAGAATAAACTCCGCAAAACGCTCGGCCGCCTCCTTGCTGATCTGCACAAAGCCCATTAGCAAGGACCCCCCTTGTAGCGCACATGAAACGCAAAAGCCGACCAGGCGTCAAAGAGTGGTCGAAACTCGTTGCGGATCGTGCAGCTCCCGTCATCCTCCTTTTGGACAACAAGGTCCATCCGGGGAATACCGGCCTTGTTCTCAGGATTCATGACGCGAATCAGTCGATGAATGATGGGGTCCTCGACCGGACTCGACGCTGCCCAGCCTCCAAGGGCCACGAGCCATGCGCAGAAAAGATCGGCGCTTTGCCGTTCGGTGAAGAAGACGGGTTCAGCCAGCTGCATTTTTTCGCTCCACAATATGACTTCTTATGTCAAGGCCGCAAAAGGGGCAGAAGTTGGCGACGATGCCCTTTTTCTGAAACTCCCCGAGCTTGATTCGGATAAAAGACATCGACATCTCACCCGTCTGAAGGTTCATATATGTATCGAGGAAAAACCCTTTCCCCCTGGGTGAGCCTGGAGCCTGTTCCACGATTCGGCTGAGGCCCGCGCACGGCCTTAAAAAGCTGCCTTCTATTTTGCAGGGGTAGTGCCCCTTCAGATCCTCGACTATGACTTTTGCCATTTTTTTCGATGCTCCCTTAGGGCTAGTTCCCTTGCCGCCTCTTCAATTCGTGCTGGTATCTGGAGTGCCTTTAATGGTTGAAACAGCTCCTCACGCAAAAGTCTACTCTTTTGCGCAGAGAGCCTCAGCTCCTCGCCAGCGCGCGGCAGCGCAATACCTTCGGGAGTCCTTGCCTGACAGATTTTTTGCTCATATTCCTCAAGCTGGTCATAATAGGACAGCCAGGCCTGAAAAGCTTTTTTAAAATTCGGGTCCGGTCGGTTGCATACACCTAAATGCCGTCCTCCAGCCATTTCCTCTTTCATGTCCTCACTCTCCCTCTGCAGATTTCTTCCCCAATTCTTACCAAATTTGACCAACATGCAGACACTCCTAATTGGGCCCCCGTCAGCCGATACCTCGTGATCATCAGAGGAGGGCGTATGCTCGATATCATCATCTCGATCCAAAGCGAAGACATCACCAATGCCCAGGCGAAACGGGTGGTTTCAGCCCTCAATACGCAGCTGAAGGACCATTTCGGGCCTGCCTGGCACATTGTTGCCAAAAGCCGCCTCGTCATGGGCCCCGTGGACCCCTTGGCAACGCCCGCCGGCGCCGTGCTCGTCGTGGCCGATGAAGCGCACATCGAGGGGGCTCTCGGTTATCATGATCGGATAGTGGAAACCGGGCTCCCAATTGGCTTTGTTTTCGAGGATATATGTCGCGAACTGGGCGAACCCTGGTCGGTGACTTTGAGCCACGAGCTTTTGGAGCTCTGCCTGAACTCGATGATCAACGACTATTGCGTGGGGCCGCACCCAACGGACAGGAAAAGAAACGTCTGGCACTGGAAGGAAGCCTGCGACGCCGTGCAGGACCAGACCTATACCATCCGTAATGTTGAGGTCTCCGACTTTGTTCTGCCTCATTTTTTTACGCCGGAGCGGGAAAATAACGAGAAAGTAAATTTTCTCGAAACCTCTGGGCTTCGTAGCTTTGACGTCACCGCCGGAGGCTACCTTGGCTTCTTCGATCCAAAGATAGGCCGTGAGACGACCTACTTCAAATCCGAAATCGGAAAAAAGCGCTCCGCCATCAAGCAAAAGATGAAGCAGCTTCGTAGAAAGGAAAAGGTTGCCAGTCTTTTGAAGAAGATCTAGTCCGCTGCGTCGAGCGGCAGATGGTCGGCTGGACCGGGAAGCCTGCGAAGGATCTCAAAAGTCACAACGCAGCGATCAACGTCGTCGTCACAGTCGGAGATGAGCGTGCACGAGGGCTGGGTCCGGTCGATTGTTCTGCACCGCACGAGTCTTGAATCGTCAAGGACAATGTTCATGTAGACCCCGGAGAGAGGCGGTCGTGGCGAGCTTTCCGGCGGTTTTCTCGTGATAAAAAACTCGGCGAGATAAAGAAAACCCGTTATCGCGCAGATCAGGACCGCCGCCTTGAAGAGGGGGATGGTTGCAGATATGAGGGCTTCAAAGGCTGCCGGCGCAGCTTCACGCATCCAGGAGAAAAGTGTGATGAGTCTTTTCAAAATAAGCACTCCGTTTCTTGTCCGGGTCACGATTGCTCTGGTGCTTGTCATTGTCAGCGCCATAGCCCTCGGCTCGGATTTTACTGATGTGGAATACCTAAAAAATTACGACGGCGACACGCTTACGGTCAATATCAAGGATTTGCCGGACGTCTTCGGCAAGGAGATTCCCGTGAGGATTCGCGGCGTTGACACGCCCGAGATGAATGCCTCAAGAAACTGTGAGCGCAAGGCCGCGGACGACGCCCGCCGCTTCCTTAGGCGCGCCCTCTCGGGCACCAAAATAAGGCTGCTCGGGTGCGAGAGGGACAAGTATTTCAGACTCCTCTGCACCGTAAAAGCAGGTGAGGTGGATATAGGGGAGAGAATTCTCAAAGGAAGGTGGGGTATAGCATACGATGGGGGGACCAAGGCCGACTGGTACTGTGGCAACCCCGAAAAGCAGGACTAGATTATAACCCGTCCTGCCGCGTAACTGTAAAAGGTTACGCATAAATCAGAATCGGCAGGTTTCACACCGAGCGCCTCCCCTTGTCAAAGCCAGAGAACTCGGGCAGTGGCCAGCCTTCAAGGCAATGCCAAAGATGAAGGCAGTAGCTATGGATGTTCACAAAACGGTCCTCGGGCGGAAAGACCATGGCCGCATACTTGTCTTTTCCAATGAACCTCTCTTTGACGAGCTTGATTTCATCGTAGCTCGGAAGCCTCTTCTGGTGGGCCAGCGAAACGTGAAGCCAGGGTTTCATGTCCTCTTCAATGCAGACCGAGGAGATGACGGTGAGAGGGTAGAGGTAGTGCTGCCAGCGGAGCCCATCGATGCGCCGCCCGGTTTCCTGAAAAACCCCCTGAAGGCCGCTCGTGTGAGCGATGACTATGTCGAGCGCGTTAATGGGAATCGCCCTCATTGTTGTCACGTTGCTCATGTCGTGCGGCAGTTCTGTTTCCATGGACTTTAACCTTTCCTTTAGAAGAGTCAGCTCGGACCTGTTTTTCGAGCATTGTAATCATTTCGTCGAGCATTACAAGATCGGGGTCCTCCGCCTTCGGTGCTTCCGGTTTTGAGGGAGTGGGCAGGGGCCTTTCATCGGCACAGGCCGTCAAAGCACAAAAGGCGGGAACCAGCAAAAAAGCTCGCACGCGGTATTTACCTCGTTAAAAAAAAAGAAGGCCTGGGGTTTCCCCCAAGCCTAATGAACGAGGCCTCGCTACGCAACAGTTATCCGTTATGGAGCTGTGCGCACGATATTCTTGATGACCATTTTCCCTGCCACATGCATGAGCTCAAAGCTCTCGACGCCACGCGACATGCTCTCAAGGATGAAAGGAGGGGTGAGGCCGTTGGCCGGGTCGGTCGGCTGCGAGCGCAAAGAAAAGGTGCCGGCCCCTGTGCCAGGATAATCCTTGCCAGGACCCTCCGTGGAGCCTCCGCCCCACTTGATGCACTCCGTTTCCCATGCGATGCAGGTGCCGTACTCATCCTTTTCGGTGCAGCGGTATTTCCACTGCAGACAATGCCCCGGGCCTTGAGCCAGTGCGTTACCAGCCAGAAGGGCTGCTGCGACTGAGATCAAAAACTTCATACGTTATCTCCTTAGTGAACTCCGGACACCCTGTCCAGAGGAATTCGATTTGTTCTCAGGATAGGCTAGCCAGGCTATCCCGAAGGTGTAGGCGACGAGCCATAGTCCAAAGCTCAAGGCTGCAGGCTGCTGACCTCGCTCAAAGGTCGCCTGAAGCGAGAGAAGGCCCGTGCGCGTCCAGCCGGCAATCTCGGGATCGCTCACGTTAGCCGGATTCACGACCATGAGCTTGAACTGAAGGACCCACCAGCACGTCAGTACAAGGCAGATTGTTGCGAGAAACATCGCCATGCGGAGCCACGGCCTTTCGGTCACAACAAGGTTTCTGAATGCCACCGAAAAGGCTATGCCTGCTGAGAATTTGAAGCCGAGGATGGGCGCCACGATTGGCGAGACAGACCCCTTTTGAAGAATCTCAACCCCGTTCATGGTCAGCCTGGGCGGAAGGCCGGGCTGAAGTCTGAGGATGGCATCCATCAGATGAGAGGCATTGAGCCACACCATCGAAACGGCGAGCGTAAGCAGGGCCCAAAGAGCAAGCGAGCTTTTATCTTTCATAATTTCCTTCCATCATTGTTTGACGGCTTGTGCTCTGCGCCGACAATCCGCGTAAGCCGGCCGACCTGAGTGGCAGCGAGACAGCCCGATTTTGAACGATCGTTGGTCTGATAGGCCATTCCAATTTGCTGGCCGTTGAGATTATTGCGAAGATCCATAAGTTTTTCCATGGGGGGATTTCCCGGGTATTCCTCGTGAGCCTTGGTCCAGCTGTGAGTCCAGCTTCTCTCGATGTTGATCGTCATAAGAGCGTTCCAATAGCAGTGGCGGAAGGCGTCGGCATTGCCGTTATGAAAGCCGCTTGTCCAGTTGTCTTCGGTGGCGAGGGAGGCCGTGTAGCCGTAGCGAATGGCCATCACGCCACGCGAAGGGCTCTCGTTGAAGAGCCTTCTCTCGTCGGCGGTGAGGTTCAACCGGCCTTTGATGAACTCGATATCGGAGGCGTTGAGCGCATCAATAATCGAGGCGTAGTCGTAATCGTCAGCGTTTTCTGTCCGGCTTTGAACCGAGAAGAAAAGGTCGTGGTCAATTTCCTCCCAGCTCTTCTCCGGGTGAGCCTCACGGTAGGACTCGACATACTCTATGAGATCGTCCATACCATCGGCAAAAGCGTTTGGGGCGAGTGGTGCAAGGAAAGCCGCTGCCAGAAATCCGAAAACCTTCATGAAAATTCCTTTGTGAAGGGTGAATGAAAAATAGCGTCCTACGGGGTTTTCCGTAAGACGCCATGTTATTTCCATCGAGAGAATGATGGGAGTGAATCTAATTGTCAGGCCGAGAAAGATTGGCCGCCGTGGGCGGTTTTTCACCTCTTTCGGCTATCCGTCGCTGGCGATTGTACTTGATGCGCAGACAGATCCCCAAGGGAAGAAAGATGGTGACCCCGGCTGCGTCGATCGCTGCCATGAACCACTGTCCAAAGAAAACGTCGATGGCGAGGAACATTCCAAAAGCGGCGGCGAGGGAAAGGCAGAACGTGCCAGAATCCCCGGCCCATATAAAGAGGCTTTTCAACCATTCAGCCATTTCCGACCCCCCTCGTATTTTTTATCCACGTAGCTCTTATGGGCCTCAGCCATATCAATCATCCACCAGCGACCCTCCACATCCTGAAGGAAGTCGATCGACCAGGCCCCTGGAATGGCGGTTGTGATCGATTCGGCCAGCCCTGCGAGGTAGCGAACCTCGTCCTCGGTCTCGGCGTTTAAAACCTCAAGCGCGGCGTCGATGGAGGGGTATTCCAGAGTGTCCACTTCGGCCCAGTCCGGGAACGCCTCGCGTGGCCAGTAGGGCTGGTGCCAGCTCACCTTTCCGTTTTCAGCAAAGTAGCGGCGCTCCTTGGTCACAGGCATCTTACCCTCAAAGAGCATGTGAGTCTTGGTTGGAATGAGGCGGCGAACCACCATGAAGTTGGTGTCTTCTGTGCCCATGCCTCCGACGCAAGCCCAGTTGTAGACGATGTTGTAGACTGCCTCCCTCACGTTTTCCTTTTTCTCGACGTAACAGCTCCAGTTATGCTTGTCCGAAAAAAGTCCCGTCTTGACAAAGCAGGGATAGCCAAAGAGGTCGCACATTTCCTCCACTTTGCTTATTCCACGATCCACGGCTTTTTGCGTGACCTCATCGAGCTTTTCGTTTTCAGCAACGCTTAGAATTGCGAGCTGAAGCTCGTAGGGAAACTCCACCAGCGCAGTCGGGGGCACCGGAATGTCCGCCGGCAAAAGCGGAAACCAATAGCTCTGGCAGGTCTTATTCTCTTTGATGTTCTGAAGGTGCCTGCGGCGATGCTCCGCTCTCTCCTCCTCGGTCGGCAGCCTTATTTCCGGTATCGACGCTTCGCTCATCATGCGCTCCTTTAGGTTTTGGTGCTGTGGACGAAAAGATATCCCGAACGAGTTTTTCTTTCCACTGGTCATAGCCTGGGTGCAGGCGCACCGGAATAAACTCTTTCGGGAAGTTCAGGACAGGCATGATCTTCCGGTAGACCTGCCTCGCATCGAGAAGCGTCCCTTCGGGGATGAGTTCCGCGTCCTTCGCGGCATCGTGTTCTCGTTTCATACACATCTCACATAGGTTCCAGAAGGTTTTTTTGGAATCTCCCGGACGCCCGCACGGGCACTCCTGGAGAATGGTAAAACATTCCGGGCAGACGGCCCGAAAATGCTCAAATACCGTTTTGACAAGAGGCGGTGAAAACATGGCTCTCACTTTTGAAGCGGGTTTTCATGGATGGTGTGTTGAGCGCTAGCGGCTCGCAGCTCCTTGACCGCAATCCAGCACTGGCAGAGGTAAAGGCCGAGGTGGATCGGTGGGCACTCTCCCGCGTCGTTTCTCCACCAGCTGTTGTGCCCGCAGAAGGTCTGGGGCTTGCCGGCAAAAAAGACAAAGAAGCGTTCGCGGACCGTGATCATCCAAAGCCCTTTGGGAAGAGGGCTTGCCGCGAGGAACTCGTAGGTGCGGAACAGAGCCTCGATACCGTTGTCATATCTGATTTTCAGACCGGTTATCGTCTCAGTGCGCATGGCTTTTGTCCACAAGGATCTCTCCAAAAACGCCGTGTTCGTTTAGCTGCAGGGTGCCGCCGATCTCCTTATATTCCTCAAGGCTTATCTCAACGACGTGCCCATTTCGTATGACCAGCGCTCCGCGGACAGGGGCTGCACAGGGGCGCAGATCCTCAGAGCTAAGGTCTTCTGAATATACCGGGAGGGGCCTTGCCCCTTTCCTGAACTCGTTTGCCATCGACCATCCTTTCGTATACGGCCTCGCCTTCCTTAAGATCGGAGGGCACAGCCTCTTTGCGCAGCGTGTTGTTGATAAGATCAATTCCGTGCTTGGCGGACTCCACGTAGAAAAGAACAACATTGTAGGCGGAGTGCTCGCCCATGTCGATTTTTGTGTAGCCGCCTTTTTTCCAGGCCTGCAAAACCCCCTCGCTGATGCTGATCAGCATGCACTTGCGGTCATCAACGGCCACGGCCTCGCCGTTTGCCGTGACCTGAATGTCTGTGTCAATCTCCAGCTCTTCCTTTGAGATATAGACAGGGCCGATCTCTCTCAACCCTCTCAGATTTTCTGGAGTGAAGCCGAGGATAACGATATCCCTCATTTTCCCTTTGATCATGAGCAAATCCTGTGGTTTTATGATGCCCTTGCACGTGATAAAAGTCTGAAAATCCTTTTGATGGCCCGGAAAACTACCTGCCGGGCTTTTTCATATCCAGTTCTCAACGACCGTCGGCGGGTCGCTTTCATCCTTTGGAATTTTCACCAGGGGCCCAAATGTGTCCTCCATCGCGGCAATGACAGCCTCGTATTCGCCGTAAACGACCCAGCCCGTCCTCACAGCGGTCCCTGAGCCCGCATGAAACTCGACCGCAGCAAACTCCTTTTCGTTCTGCGGGTTACTGTAGATGGTCACGATACGAAGCGGCGCCTTTTCCATGCTACTTAGCACTTTTTCAGATGGCGCCATCACCCTCTCGTAGACAGAGCGGATGAATTTTTCCTTATCCTCTCCGAGGTCTTGCGAGGAGAGAAGCACTTCCATACACTTGACCCAGAGGATATAGGTCTGGCCTGTGTCGGGCTCGTCGCCCTCAAGGTTCAGCCTGTAGCGTCCGTCGCCATTGTCTTTAAACGTGAAGGTAACCCTCGTCTCTTTGATTTCTGTCATGACCTCTCCGTTGCTATTCAGAATGTGATACCAGGACTCTTAATCCCAGGGCACAGGTTTTTTGGCGAGAAACGAAAAAAGCGCATCGTCCAAAAGGGCGCTGCGCTTCGTCGATATATGGAACCAGGTTCCGGATGATTCTTTCTGAAAGGTATCCTGCCTTAAAACTGCCGCCGTGTCTTCTCTTTCTTCAGGGGATATCCGTATTGACGACGACATACGGCATTCCGCCAGGAAGCAGATGCCAGCTGTCACGCTTCATACAGAATTCCAGCATGTTGACCGCAAGACCAAGGCACATAAGGTCCTCGCACCTGTTATGCTCACCCCACTGTCTGCCTTCCCTGTCTTCACAGAGGGCGAGAAACGACCAACCTTCACCTTTACCCTTATGAAATGTGTCAGGCAGCTGCCGCAAAAGCTCCCGTATCGCCTCTTTCTTCTCCAAAAGACGACCAGGGTGAAAGCCGAATTTCCGGATAACCCCTTCGACGATAACGGCGTCCGGAGGCGGCTTATGGTCGGGAACCTCTTCGTCACTGTAGAGGACGTGATTCATGATCTCGCGTACATTAGCATCCGTCAGCTGCAAGAGAGCTCTCCTCGCTTTTATCCCTGTAGATAACCCTGCCTTTGTCGTCAAGGTATTCAATTTTCCAGGTTGGGTGATAGTTGAGAACGTGGGCCTGATCGTCAAGCCTGATGCGAATATACGGGCCCTGCGTGGACACGATGGTTCCCGGCTTTCCCTTGTAAAGTACCCGGCCGCCACGCTTTGCCGGGACGCCGTAGGTTTTTTGAATGTACTCAAAACTCACAGCCGCTTTTCTCCTTGTCGTAAATTTCCTGAGTTTTCAGAAACTGCGACGCCACGCTTCTTCCCGCACGTTCACGGGCGGCATCGCTCGAAAACTTTTTGATAAGCATGGTGGAAAGCCAGACTTTCTCCTGCCGCTCCATGTCGCGCCTGAGTTTGTAGAGCTTTATCTCCCGCGTCACCCATTGGACGAGCCTTGTTATGAGCATTAACCGCCGCCTCCAATGATTCCAAAACGTACAAGAAGCTGGGCTACAGAGATGCCTGCCTGCACTCCCGTGACAAGAACAAGAAGGAGCGATATGAAGTGGAGCTTCTCGACGTTTTTTACAACCTCCACCGGCACAGACACCCGCCCGTCCATGGACTCGGGCGCGGCGCTCTCAGGGGGTCTGGGCTGCTGTTCGACAGGCTCCTCGCTGACCGCCAGCACGTACTTCCGCCTGTTCCACTGCTCTCCGCACCACTCACCTGTCTCGTTAGTCTCAAGCCTGCAGCCGCAGTTTTCGCAATTGATGATACACGACTGCCGGTTGGTCCCGAGTCTTTCAAAGCTGGCTTCACCGCCACAAAAAGGGCATGGATCAAGTTTTGTCATGGCTCTCTCACGATGGTTATCTGAAAGGTATAAAGTGATAAATGCGATGGCTCAAGGATTTTGTGAAGGGCGCAGAACGCGCCCTTTTTTGGCTGGATTACTGGTCGCTGCCCGTCGCAGCGCTCTCCTCCTGCAGGACGGCAGAAGCGGCTTGACCTTCAACCAAAAGCTCGACGGTCTTTTGCTTGAAATTCACGTTTACGACCACGGCGGGAGTGCCGTTGAAGTCGACAGCCTCACCGTTCCAACCGGAAACGACGAGGTCCTGGAAAAGCTCCTTTGATATCATAGGGGAATCCTGACGGATGATAAGACCAGTCCCCCCTCCTATGGCGCCACCGGCCTTCAGTTCAGACGAAAGCAAAAGAGTCAAAAGAGACGATGCGATGATAGCTTTCATGGATACTCCTCCGTTCCTTTCAGTACGTTAAAGAGCGTGCCGACCATTATCAGCACATCGCCCTTGTTCCGCTCATCACGGACGAGCGTCATGGTGTGTCGGACAAAATCGATCGCGGCATGATAGACAGCGAGTGCGGTTTCAAAGTTCACGCTTTCCCAGGCCACATGGGCGAGCGAGGATCGCTCCACGTCGTCGTTCTGGGATGGACATATGGAGGCCATGACCCCGATCCACTGGCGGGCCGTATCAAGACTCACGCTGCCGAGCGCGCGGTCGAGCCTGAAATTGCCGCCGCTGGCCGGTGCCAGATGGCCCGCGCTCACAAGCTCGGAAAAACGCCGGGCCGCCTCCCGCCCAAAAAAGTCGCGGACCTCGGCCTCATTCGTGCCGCTCCTATGGCTTGCAAGAAGAAGGACGGGCACATAGTCGCGGTTCTCCAGGTACTCCATCATGTCTTCGTCTTCGGTGCGCTCAGAGACCTCCGTGCGCGTCCTGGCGAAGGTCGGCATATAGGTCTGCACAAAAGCCTGAAGCTCCGTCTGGCTCATGATGCGCTCGGCTATCCTCATGGCCGTTTCCGGCATGACGGACGTTTCATTTTGCACGATCCTTCGTATTGTCGAATAGGAAACGTGAGTCAGCCTTTTGAGCATCGTGAGGTTCCGGCTTTCGCGCCCGGCCTCCCATTTTTTTATAGCAAGGCTTAAAGCCTCAGTCATGGTCATAGCGTTCTCCAATCCCACATCAGTTTTTCAGGTCAACTTCTGTAACGGGAATACCTTTGTGTTCCATAAAGGCACTCATATAGCCCCAAAGCTCTTTTTTGGTGACACCCGCCGCCTTAAAATCCGCCTCTTTTGAAAGAGGGATGAGGTTTCTGAACGCCTCGACAATAAAGCGATCGTCATCCGTACACTTGCGCGCCCTGCTTGTCAGCTTATGGGTCCGCGAGTCGTGATCCTGCCCATACGCGAATTCCAGCCCGCTTTCACCATACATGCCCCAAAGTATACATTCGGTGCGCTCAGGGAAATCCTCTGCAGAGAAGTCCTCTGGAAAAGTCGCCCGCTTTTTTTTAGCTTCGTCCAGAAGCTCCTCGTCGGTTTTGCTTTCCGTCTTGTCGATTTTGACCGCAACACACCATGTGTCAACGAGAAAGCCGAAGCGCTCGACATCCTTGGCCGCAAAGGCTCCGGCCAGCAGCAGCATAAACTTCTGTTTATCCCGGATGGTCGTAAAATCCAGCGGTATGACCCACGCTTTTTTGTCACGAAAAGCAACGACCGCTGACGCAAAAGGCTTCTTCCGGTTCAGATAATGCTGCTTCGCGCGGTCGATATAGTCATCGAGAAATTTCTTTTGTAAGTAAACGTAGTCCTGCATTCTTCAATCCCTGTAGCCGGTTGAACGTCTGTTTAAAATGCGAAAAGGGGCTGGAAACGAGCCCTGCCCCCTTACTTTCTGTCAGAATTCTACGCGCCCGGCACATCCCAGCAGATGGTCTTCGCGGTGTTGTCTCTGACGTCAATTTGAATGTGAAAATGCTTCTTGCAGCCAAGGCAGCGCCCGTGACCCGAGTTTCTCCCCATCTGAAGGGAAAGACCGGGTCTCATGAAAAAGGACGCCTCGCAGTAGGGGCAGGATATGTCGTAGCGCTCCTTCAGAGGAAAGCCTTCCGGCAGGCTCTCGCCGAAGCGGTGCTTATCCTGCGCCCGTCTTCCGACCATGATCACATCCCGGAGATCGTCCTCCGTTGCATCTTTCAATGCTGCCGTGACAACGTCTGCGATGGCATCGACGCCGGCCTCCTTCATACAGGAAGGGCAGGGTACCTGCACGCCGTTCCCACCACCGCCGTCCGACATTCGGAGGAGCTTTTTATCACGGCAAATCTTGCAATTATACTGCTCAGGCGCTGGCGTCAGTTCCGGATTTATCCCCATTTCACATGAACCCCATTTTCTTTGCCTTGTCCATCAGACGCTTTGCTGCAGCCGTGATCTGAAGGCCGTTGTTCCAGTCGTCGACGAACTCGATCCCCTGGGCGAGTCTTTTCACGTTGTCGCAAATTTGTGACTCCATCTCGCGCGGCGCAATCAGAAGAATCGGCTTATTCATGAGAACCGCCAGACCAAACTGCATAATGGCCTGAATGTCCTTCTCATAGTTTTTACTGAAAATTGCGGTAAAAACGCTTGATCCGGAGAGCCCTTCGATATTCCGCCGGACGCTCTCTTTGAATGCCGGGTCCTCAAAAAAATCCTCGTTTTCCATATCCCACTTCCTTTCGGGTTACTTGGGCTCTGCCGGAAGCCTTTTGGCTATCTCACCGAGCATCGTCCATATCGCCATAAGATTCATGTTCAGGAGCTCAAGCTCGCCAACCGCCGTTCGCTTGCCCTCGTTCATCTCCAGAAGTTTTTTCGCGTGAAGCGGGATCGCTTGCGACAGTAGCTTCAGCCTTGTGTCAATCTCCTCGTTCGTCACGACCTTGCTCCTTCTCCGGCTGTTCCTTGGTTCCGCGGACTGGCGGCACCCTGCTGTAGTAGCCCACAGCGTAGTCCACTTGATTCTCCACCAGACCAAAAAAATGCCGCATGGCGGCCTTGGGATCTTTTTGACCTCCGATATTGCTCGCAGCAATCCGGGCGAGGGCCAACATGATATGAAAACCCTCGTGCTGCCTCAGAACAGGTATCAGCGCGTCCGCCATGGCCTGTAGGCAGGCGTCCGCTTTTGCAAGCTCCCGTAGACTCCCGTTCGCTTCACTCATTTGAGATCCCCCTTGTCTTCCTTGTTTGCGTAAATTGTCGGTGACATGCTGTAGCGGCCCTTCGGTGCCACAGACTCAACGCCTTCTTTCACCTTTATCCCGAGACGTTTCCCCTCACTCGTCGTAAGGGTCTTCTCGGTGCGGGATGCGACTGTAATCCTGTAAATGCAGTCGTAATCGCAAAGCGATCTGCAGTAGTAGGTTTTACCGACTTCAAACTTCATACAGCCTCGCCCCTGACGATCACTATCGTTTTATCCGGAGTCACATAATGAAGGTAAGGTACAGCCAGCCGCACGGTCACGGCACCATGCTCGGCGGAGGATTCTTCCAGGTCCATCGCGTACACCTCCAGCTCATCGTAAAACTCGGGGGACATCTCGTAAAGGTCCCCGTGTCTCAGCTGCGAGAAAAGAGGCTCCAATACGCTCAGGAATCCAGGTTTTTCTCTTGCCATAAAGGCTCCTTGTGAAAGCCGGTAGACGCATCCACCGGCTCTGATAGTTACGGTTGCTGCAGAAAAGATATCATGATGCCCGTCAGAAGTTTGGTCTGCGTTTCCACGACCCACTTTTGTTCCTCAGGGGTAAATCGGAACTGATTGAGAGCCCAGGGTGATCTTTTCACGCGCGCCATCTTCTCAACAGCGCAGCTTTCTGTAAAGCCCAGCTGATCGGCATTGTCGTTGAGGTAGCTGGCAATCGTTGCGCAGATATCTGTACCCTCTCCGTATACGACGACATCAAAAAGACTTTCTATATTAGCCTCCCGGATAAGCTCAACGGCTCGCCGTGACTCATCCAAGTTAACCACTTTGTCGGTGTAGGTTTTAAGAAAGTCTTTCTCTTCTTTCGTCAAATCTCTAAATTCCATGCACGTCTCCTTGGTTAGTTCCTTTTTGATCAAAAAAGTTAGCTGCGCGCTCTTTCTTCATCGTCCGCGTAGTAGTCGCGCGGATACACATGATTCTTGTGGTGCGCTTCCACCAGCGCGCAGAAGTCCTCCCAGTTATCCACAATGGATGCGGGTTCGATTCTATATCGACCATTCATTCCATCGAGATCGTTTAGCTCCAAACAGAGCGTTGAGGACTGCAGCCCCAAAAGGTTTGCCATAATGATCCGATTTCCGTCTCTCGTATCCACAACGCTGTAAAGCCTTTGATCCATGTACGTCCCTTCCGTCATCAAAAAGAGCAGTTTTTCTGTTTTTTATTTCTACATCCCCTTCATTCGCCGAATAGCCTCCTCATTCATATCCTGAATATGCTTCTCGATTTCGTCTTTGAACGAGGTGAGAATTCTAAACGCATCCTGTTCCTCGTATTCATCGCAGACGTCGGTCACAGTGGAGAATGCTGTGGCCCATCCAGCCTTGAAGGCCTTGTCCATCTCCGTAACCTGTACGGCTGAAGCATTCGGCGGTATGACGTTTTTGCGGAAATCCTTGGCCGATTCAAAGAGACCTTTAACTTTTTCCATATATGGGTACCTTCTGGCTTGTTGCTGTGATCAAAAAACACGTGTTTATTGGACGGAAAACCCCCGATCTGAAAAAGGCTCCTGCCAAGGTTTCTGACAACCTGACAGGAATTGTGATCATCTTCCAGTGAGTTGAGCCGTGCCTTGGTTACTGCTGTGCTGCACTTTCAGAATCCCCTTTCCGGTTCAACAGTTCCGTGCGCCGCGACCTCTCGTGGCCCTCGACGATGATCCATTTGTACTTGGGGTTTTCCCGCGGCCCGTAAGGCTGGTAGCGCGGGAAAGGTTCCACGGGCCAGCTGCCCTCTGAATATTCGGCGGCGCGGCGCTCCATCATCTTTTTCCAGTTCCAGCCAACCCGATGAAACTCGACCTCACTGAACTCCCTGTGCTTACGTACAGGCTGACTGCTTTTGCCGTCTTTATACTGGATCGGGTTGCGCTCGGACCTGAGGTCAGGGTCGCCGCTGGACACGTAGATGAGAGATTTGACGAGATCCACGATATGAGAGTCGTTGTCGTACTCCTCGGCCGTCTCAAAGTACCAGGGGCTCAGCCTACTATTCCTCCTCATCACCCGGCTCCAGTTGTCCGGAATGATTCGGTCCGTACGATCGGGAATCATCTGGCAAAAATAGCCGCCCGCCCCGGTGCGGCACAGCCACCAGGCAACAAGAACCCGTGAGCCTTCGCCGTCTTCTGCTTTAAACTCTGTTTTGCGAACAGCCTCAAGAGCAGCTTTAGGGCGGATGGCCACCATTATTTGTTCGATTTGATCACCGTCGCTGTCCCGGAGAGGCTCGGGCCAGCGGATCGTTGCTGTAAAATACTCGGGCAGCGCGTCCCAGGAAATATTTTTGATGCTGGTCTTGCGAAGAACCGGCCAAAACTCTTTTGTGAAGACGTAGCTCTGAACGTCGCCTTCAAGCAAAAAGTTCGAGATGTTGGCAAGGTAGGTCATCGTGGGGTCTGAAGAAAACACTTTGACCATGTTCCATATCGCGTCCGCGGGCGCATCGACCTTGTGCGCTCGAAAGATTCGCTCCACTCTTTCCCTGTCATATTGCAGAAGGACGTTACCTTCATTATCCCTCACGCCCAAATCCGATGCGCTGTTGTAGACATCGCAAAAAGCCCGCTGCATGCGCCAGAGCATACTTTGCGGTCTTCTCAGTTCTTCGTGCAGAAATCTTTTTTCCATAGCTTCTCCAAAGAAAAAGCCCGTGCCAGCCAGAGCTGGCGCCGGGCAGACATTCAAACTTTTGCTTCGCGTGCAAGCAGCTTGCACACTGCAGCAAAAAGTGAGCGGTCCATCTCCAGTCTGTAGCCGTCTTCGTCCGGCGCTCTTTTCCAATAAAGCGCCTGCGTGACGTAAGCTTCAAACCCGAATTCGTCAAGCCGCTCTTGATGAAAAGTATCGGCGCACTTTAACTTCATGCGTTCGATCCAGCGACGAGGTTTGTGTTTCACGGCTCCCCTTCCTTGTCAGGTTCATAGTCAATCCGACCCCGCTCGGTGGCCAGATACCAGCCGTCATCGGCCTCGGCCTTCCTCCACCCCAGCTTTCTCAGAGCCTCGTTCTCGCTCTCTATGAGAGCCGGAACGAGCTTCCCCCTGGGCGGCACAGCGTAGGCGTAGATCGATCCCGGATAAGTAAACACATGGACGGCTGAGCCATTGCCCCTTGCAGAGGCCGCCAGGACCGTAAGGCCGAGAGCAAGCTTTTCTCCTGAACCCATGGCGGCGAGGCTCACCTCGGTTAGATCGCAGTAGATCTGCTTATTTGAATACTTTGTCATCACGTATTCGTCCGTCTCGACGGTCTCCAGCTTAAGGCGGGTTTCCATCGCAACTTCAGTCTCTTCAGCCTCTTCGTTCATCAGGCTCTCCATCCCGGACGTCGCGCGGGAAAAAAGGGGTTTTCAAAAAATCGTTGAATTGCAGGATGATCGTTGGCCCGCGCATGGGGTACTGGACAATATCGACTTGGTGAACCGCACCGAAGACCGCGATGAAATCGGGGGCGGCTTCGAGAAAACTCCCGAGCCCGAAGTCCGCGCGATCCTTGCGGCTGATAGCCGCCATACGAACGAAGTTTTCAACACAGTAGGTCACGTCCCAGGTGGGATCCGCGAGCCATGCTGTCGGCGGCTGGCTCCACTTTTTCATGGTGGCTTCACCGCGCCGCTTCAAATCCAAAAGCGCGTCTTTTGTCAATTCAGGGACGTCCACGCGGCTTCTCCTCGTATCTTTCCTGAACATCACAGCCTGCGAGGGTTTCCTGAAAGCGTTCCAAAACTTCATCAAGATCTTCGTGAAGTTTTTCCGGAACCAGCTTTCTCAGGTCCTGAAGCTCGGGCAGCGCATCATCCATAACCGACTTGCCGTCGAGCAGCATCCCGTGTTCAACCTCGGTCTTTTTCTCTTTCATCACACTTTCTCCAGGAGTAGGTTACGCATCCGGATCATCCATGGAACCGAATCTCATCATTTGGTGAGGCTGCTTTGCTGCCCCAAGAATATAGTTGACGTTTGTTTTCACGGCCTCTTCCGAGAACCCTGCGAATAGCAAAAACTGCGTGCAACTCGCCCTGAGGTAACCGCCGAGAGTTCGGGCGAATTTATCGGAGCGCACATCGGAAGACGCCATGATCTCCACTATCTTGATCCGTGCGGCCTCGCTGGTATGAAAGCTCGCCGCCAGCTCATCAATCTTATCCTTGGAAAGCCCCGCCGCCCCAAGCATTGAGCGCAGCGCAAGATCAGCAATTGCGCTTCCGTCGAACAACGCCATATGAGAAAACTTGTGTTCCTCCACTGCTCACCCCATTTCCAAAAAGCCGTTGGCATGTTGAAGGATTGCTCTGCCGTCATCGGCATCGAGCCGCCCAAGGATCTGGATAATCTCAAGATAGGCCTGCTGTTTTGGCGAGAGGCTCCGGGCATACCTTATCTCCTGCGACTGAAGCTGGTAGGTCGCGCCGGGCCTCGACACATCGGCCAGGGCCGCAGCGGGCGGGACGGTGCTCACAGGCTTCGGCCTTTCGGCGTTCGGCTGATGGCTTCGCTCGGGCGTCCGAATCACAAAACGTGCCGCCTGGGTATCGCCCGGTTTCTCTCCGCGCGAGGGCTCGGGGTTTGCGGGGGCGGTCTTGCGGTCGAGCTCGTTATAGATCGTCTGAAGCTGAATGCTTTTGATCTTCATGAGTTCCAGGGCGTCCTGAAGATCGAAGATCACCGAGACGTCCTCGTTTCTCTGCGCCATGTGAAGAAGGGAGTTCCAGTCGGGCAGCTGGTGTCCGTTGTGCATAAGGATGTCCCGGATCTCGTACTCGCCCGCCTTGTCTGAATTGATTTCACAAAAATGGACAAAGTCCTTGAAAACCTCATAAAGCCCTGGCGGCAGAGTCGTGGTATTCTCATCCACGACTGCAGGCTCGCACGCGGATTCGGGTACCATGAGGTCATCGCCCACCGCAGGAAGGCTTATCGCCTCGGAGGCTGATCCCGACTGACTTGAGCCGATCTGCTTTAGAAATCTCTCGACGATGGCAACAGTGCCGTGCTTGAAGCTCTTTCCCCGTGGAATCGAAACAGTCCTGTTCCCGTAGCGGTATATCCTGTGCTTTCCGCCTTCACGTTCAAATGTGAACCCCCTGTCCCTCAGGTAGCGGTCCATTTCGTATGCTCGCATGACCTTCTCTCCGTTATTTCCATTCATTTCGCGGATTTCCCCTTGTGTCTGTCCGCTAAAAACTCCACCAAAAAGCTTATTCCCAGAATTTTCAGCCGATTCGCATGCCCGCCTCCAGCTCCCACGGATAGATAAGCCGGATTTTCTGCTCGCAGCTGTCACAGCGGGAGGGCCGTTCCTCGATGGGAAGGGGCATGGTATCGCAGTCCTCGAAAAAATAGTTTTTGCAGACCGGGCAGTCGGCGCCCCAGGCCGAATGCTGGTGGCCTTTTCCGAAGAGGGGCTCGGCCACCACAATCCGCTCCTTTTCGGGATCGGGCTCGGTCTTTTTCGGCCTCGGCCTATAAAGGTAGCGGATGACCTCGCTGAACGTCCCAAGGCCGGCATCGTCCTTGGCGAGCAAAAGAAGGCGGAGGGCTTCGTCGTCGATAAGAATTTCATGCATCGGCATCGTCAGGGCTCCCCAGCTTGATTCTGGCGGCGAGCTGCGACTTCAGGATCTCAATGGCGCCCAAAACGTGGAGCTTGCTACACGTTCCGATGCTTGTGGCAAAACGCGTGCTGCCGTCCTTCATGATCCCGGTGACTGCGATGGCATCGAGCTTGTCGTCGATGGCGTCCTGCAATATCTCCTTTATGGCGTTGACGCTCTGTTCTTTGACCTGGTCATTCGACTGATGTTCTGTCATGCGCTTTCCTTTCATGCATAAAAAAAGCCGCTCCCCTGCAAAGGAGAACGGCCCCGGAATCGTTTGAAGACGTGATCTATGGATCTAGGGAGTTTGAGACTCTCCATGGTCAGCTGTTCCTTTTTCCGTGGGCTTTTGCAGCGGGCCCTGGATAATCTCGGCCGCCCTGAGTGCTGCACCCATAAACAAACGCCCAAGATGCCACAAGCCGAGGGCGAAAGCATAGGCAAAGACGATGGGCATCCAAACAAAAAAGAGGGCGACGAGAGCCCAACCGATCGCCATATAGACGAGCGTTCTTGGGGTGAGGCTGATGCCCGGCAGAGCACCCGCGATCATCTGCCACTCTTTTTTGAGATCTTCCTTCTCGTTGGCTGCGTCTCTTTGCATTTGGATCCTCTTTGCTATGCCCTCAAGGCCGCGCCCAAGAGCGTTTTGAAGAAAACGTGGTTATGGTTAGAGGTCAGGATGCGCTGGCATTATGCGCCAGTGGCTCCTTTTCTTTTGACGCCACCCTTCTCCTTTTTCAGGAACTCGGCGAGTGCCTCCGTTCCCTGCCTAAATTCCGTGGGCCAGTCTTTTCGGATCTTTCCCGTGATGTCTTCGTTATAAAAATCCTTCGTCACGCAGACGATGCAGATCCAGACGTGATGGTTGTAGTTCTCCGGTTTCACCGGAACGTCGAGGACCTTGCCGTGAAGACCGCATCGGCCCGGGATAGGCCGGATGATTGCGGGATTTGGTTTTTTCTCGTCTGTCATGTCAGTCCTTGATAATTACAACGCCAAGTCTCTGCTGAAGGTGACTTCCGTCTTCCGATTTGGTTTCGACGACGCCGATTTTTTCGTAGAGAGTCTTGAGGATATTCTCCTTGATGACCCGCTCGTCCCAGGCCTCCAGCACGGGCAGGATCCCGTTTTCGATCGGCGCCTGAATCTTTATGTGAACTGACTCGATGTGCCGCGAGGCCCACTTGAGAAAGCTCATACGGAGCGCCTTATCCTCAACCCGGTTGATGAGGCTCGTGAGCTCACTTAGAGCGAGAGGCGCCATCGACTCCCCGAGCTGGGTTGTTCCTTGTCGTGATTGAGGAGAGGGATTCTGGTTCAACAGGTTTTCCTCCGACGGCGTTCATGATTGCGGGTTTGAAGACGACCTGACCTTCGACGACAAAAAACTCGTCCTTGCCGCCCGAGTCGAGATACTTTTTGAGAGCAAGGCGCTGCGCCCTTTCAAGGTCATCAATCGAGTGAAGCGTGTCCTCTACAGGAATCATATCCCCATAGAAGGTCTTGCCGTCGGCAGCAAACTTTTTGCAAACAAAGTACATGCCCATCACCGTCTCCCTTTCTCGCCAAGCTCATTGGCACTTACAAAGTAAATCTTCTCCAGAACCCGCGGGTCAACGTCCTTGAGGACATCGAGCACATCGCAGAGGGCAAATCTTTCCCTCCCGTCCGGGAGGACTTTCAGGAATTGCTCGGGGGTGTGATACCAGACCGCTTCCGGGTAAATGGCCTTACTGTAAACGACGATAGGCTCGCCGCTCTCGGCGCTCCGGGCAATCGCGCGGACGCAGTAATATTCGCCCTGGTGATGCCGGTAGTATTGCTGAGGCGCAATATCCGCCAACGTGCGCATGGTGGCCTCCGAATTTTTGGATTTTTAGACACTTGAAAATAATGCCTATCAGGTTTTTCGGTGGGAATCAGCCGGAAACTTGCTGCGGCAAAACGGGTCATCTAAAATGAAATAAAGGTAAATCCTTCCCTACACCTTGGGGGCGTAGCAATACGCCCTATCTTTCAAGGAAAAAATCATGAGTTACCACGACGATCTGCCGGTTCCGTTTGGTTATGAGGTGCCTCAGTTCGTCAAACAGCTTCTTGAAAACTTTGACGTCTGTCTTTTTCAGATGCGCCTCGATCCGGATCCCGATGCGCATCTCAGCATCATCCGAAACCTTTACGTCCACGACCTCATTGTCTCGGCAATTGTTGCCCTCAACATGCCGAAGGAAAAGGAGGCCCTCGTAAAGGAGCTCTCCCAGCAGCTTGAAATTTTATCGGCGCTCACAAACCCTATCGAGGAGGACCTGAAGAACTAAGCCTGCGGCCCGTCGAGCGCCACGGCGTCGAGGGTATAGCGGCGGCTTTTTCCTGTCATGATATCGGACATGAGTTTCGCATAGTTCATCGAATGGAAATAATCGTCGGGGTCGGAGGGTCTATGATCATATTTTATCTCGCGGCGATATTCGTTGTACTCGGCGTAAATGCCAAGAATATCCTTTGCAAACGGCTCAAAGTCCTTCCAGCGCGGAAAAAGGATAAGACCGTGTTTCATATCAAAGAAAAGCTCTGACATGATGAAGTTTCGCTGCAGTTGATAGCGGTAGCCGATAGCATCCCACTTCATTCTTTGCTTGAGCTTGGGCATATACTGAAACTGGGCCACGCGGTTGGGGCCAAAGGTCCGCATGAGGACGTTGTTAACCCCCCAGCCGTGCCCCCAGTCGGCACCGATAAGCTTGACGCCAAGAAGCTGGCAGATGCGCGTGATGTCTTTAACGACAAAGTCCGGATCCACCTCGCGTCCTTCGTACCGTTTCGCATAAAAGACTTTCCAGTGTTTCTGCGAGACGTAAGCCCCTATCGTGAGAACGGTATAGCTTGCGTTTCGTATTTTCCCGGAAGGCGACTTCTCGGAGCCATCATTCCCCTCGCCCCAATCGACGCCGGCCGTCAGACCCCATTTTTTGGCTTCCGCCTGGGCCGCGCGAATGCCTTCGGGGGTCGTGAGGTTCCAGAGCGAATAGTCGCCGCAGGCCTCGATAATCTCATCGCGCGTTATAGGCTTGGATGCCGAGTCGTAGGAAAGGCCAAGCACCTCGTTTGCAAGCTGCCCGTAGGGATAGTTGTCCCTTTTCCAGAGAAGCTTCATCCACTGATCGTAGAGCCCGCAGATCCACGGCACCATGAGCTGGGGGACGCGGAAGCCCTTGATCATGTTGTTCGGATAAAACTCAACCCACCGGCCCGTCGAAGGGTCGATCGGCTTATGGCATTTTTTGCAAATGGGGCCAGGCGGAAGGCGCTTCGTTTGATACCACTCGGTCGGGCCGATGTTTTCCTCGTCGAGAAAATTCCACTTGCCGCAGTGTGGGCACGGCACCAGCCACTCGGCCTGTGTCGTGGACTGCCAGTAGATCTCGATCGGGTTGTCGTGGGACTTCGGTGTGCCCGCCATGAGGTTGGAGGCGTCGGGAAAGTGGGACGTACACTCCATGATAACGGGAATTTCTGTCGTGAGGAAATCCTGGATCTCGTCAAGGCAGAGCACCCTCGCCGATATACCCCTCGTTCTATCCGCCGAACGGAATGCAGAGCGAAGGAAGATGTAGCTGCCGTTTGTGAAGCCCTTCTCAAAGACCTGAGTCGAAACCGAGCTATCCTGAAAGTAGCGGGCGATGAGAGGCGAGCGCTCGATTGCCGGCCGCAGCTTTTCGTTCGAGAACTGCCGCGTCTGAGTGTGCGACGGCGAGACGTAGAGGGCCTTGTTGTAGGGGATGACGACCGAGGTGACGGTGAGGTTATTGGCAAGGAAGGTGGTGTTGTGCTGCACCAAAAAATCTGAAACATAGGTGTGAGTTTCAGTTTCTATGCCCCAGGTGTCTTGGACACCAATATCCTCAATTGATTCGATCTGGTCCCAGATTATGTCAGCTGCTAAAACGTCTGCCAGGTCTGGATCACAGAGCGTCTCGTTTATTTTTCTTATCTTTCCGAATGTCGGGGCATAGCTTCTATTGATTCTAAGACCTTGAGATTGAAGACCAGTTCTTTTCCAGTAGTTGCCGCCACGGCGTCTTGCCAATTCAACAAGATCGTAAACCTCGCTCGGTAAAGTATCGAGGTTACTATTGGAGGCCGTTCCGGGTAAAGAAAAGGGCTTGCCTGGAATCGGGCCGATTTTATTATAAAACGCCTCGATTGAATCTCTTGTGACGACACGAAGGATATAGGCCAGCTGCCCTCCGGTTGACGGGCGATTCTCACGCACCGTAGTTACAATGCCGAATCTACGGAGCAAAAGACGAACCTGCCTCGCCAAAGTCTTGCTTGTAGTACAAAAGACGAGGTCTATCTTCGATGAGGTTACGTTCTTGCAATGCCCGTCAGTGGCCCAAAGCCCCCGTAATAGTTGAACAGTGGAATCTGGCCCCAACTGCATCGCCTTGGAGGGGATGGTTTTTTCGGAGGCCCGTTTTCCAAAGATGCCGGTCTCCTGAAAATATTGATAGATCTGAGATTTTTTGGATATGTAGTAATTCCGCGTGCCTGAGCGCGGGTCGATCGAGAACTCGCAGGGGCCGTAGAGCGACTCAAACCAGTCTTGGACGACAGGGTTTTTTGCTGTAAACCTTTGGCAGTTTTCTGTCATGGAGCCATCGCCGATCATCAGCCCCAGTAGCGCGGCCGTGGGGTCCTCAGCCTCAAGAAAAAAACCCTGAGTGCGAAGACTCGCTATGCGGTCGCCTGGTCTGAGGTCGGCTGCCTGTCGCCACCCGAGCAGCATCCGCAAGGGGTGGTTATGGGTAACCTCCACGGTGGAGCCGAGGCGTGTTCGGATCCTAAGACAGGGTTTGGCTCCGTTAAACTCCGCCGCTATCACGCGATCCGCAGTCTGCCTGCCGTTTTCGCCAAGCGCCACTATCTCGTCGCCAGGCCTAAGGTCACGTATGGCTTTCTCTTCACCATATCGCGTCAAAACGAGGGACGTGCCGGTCTGGCACTTCTCCACTTGGCGGGCAGTCTTAAGAAGGATTCGCTTGAAGTTGCCGTCGTAGATCGGGCGGAGATAGCCCCTTCCGGTGAAGTCGAATTTATGGCCGTCAAGATAGATGAGGTTTCGCACAAAGTCCGACTTTTTGGCCTTCAGGATCTCCCGGAGCGTTCCGTCCTGGTTGACCGTGCTGCGGAACGCGGCCACCGTCCGCTCGGAGACAGCAGGCGGTTTGTCGTCATACATCCGCGCCTCAAAGGCGTCCGATCCCAGCTCTTCCTCGAGATCGATGTCGTCACCGATCCGCTTGTCACCGTTGTCACCGATTGTTCCCATCGTTTTTTCAAGCCCTTTCGACGCACTTTAAGAGACAAAGCTCTTTGATTACAGACACTTGTGCCAGAGCCGCCTCCGACCTTGTCACCAAACGCTTTTTTGCGGAGACACTTTCGGTGACGCTTTTCCGGACATTTTTTGTAGTCATTTCAATGGGTTTGAAATTTGTCACCGCTGGCACCAGTGAAACCCGAAAAGTAGAAAGCCTATACGCGAAAAACATCGTTATCAGAGAACTTACCCACGGGAGGGGAGGGGGTGGGGGCTCACACGATTTAAAATTCTCGCACGCGATAGTTACCCAAAAATGCCGGTGACAGCGGTGACAATGGTGACAACGACTCGGAGAGAGATATATATATTTAATTTTATTGGATTTTAATTTCGCAAAACGCCCGGATTTTGTCACCGCACTTGTCACCGCTCAGCTCCTCCTGGTGACACAGAGGGCAAACCGCCCCCTTATGCCGCAGTAATGGTGTCAATCTGTCTTGGATTTGGCTTTTTCCGCCACTTCCCGGAGCGTCTCCGAGTCGGGGGTCTCAAAGGTGGTCTCGACGAAGTCGAATTCGAGCTGCAGCGATTGGCTGAAGTCCGACTGATCGGCCGAGCGATATTTTTCGTACTTGTCCGCGATCGCCAGCACCTGGCTAATCCACTCCCGCGCCTCTTTGGCAGATCCGGCGCCCCCGTCCTCAAGGTGGATGCGGGCCTTTTGGTAGGATCGCGTTAAAAGCCCCTGGAGCATCGACGAGACCGAGACCTTGGCCGGAAGGTCGAGCTCCGACTTCAGGATGTCCAGCGGCTCGGTAAGGGCCAGGAAATAGATTTTTTGCTCCTGGTCAGACACCCGCTTGAGATACCGGCGCCAGTCGGTCCTCGTCAGCCGCCGGGGGTCAAAGAAGACCCGCCGATAGAGGTCGATGTGGACCTCCCGCAAAGGAGTGGCGAATTTGGCCTGGATCGCCTGGATGATATCGTGCGATTTGACGCCCTTCATGACGAGCGCGTTGATGGTCATGCGGAGCTTGGGGTCGTCGTGGATGTCGGTTGTCAGCTTCAACCGCATCCTGAACTCAGGTGTCACAAAAGGTTTTTCGCCCTGCCACAGTTCGAGGATATCAAGAACGCGCATCCAGTGAAGAAAATCCGCCCCGCCCTGGCTGCCGTTGGCGAGCTGACTTTGAACGCCAAGCGGAAGAGTCGAACGCACAAACTCGCACTGAAGATCGATCTCGCCCTGGGTTACGGGAGGCAGCATGAGAAGGGCAAGGTGCTCGTTGACCTCCTCTTCGACCACCATGTCCTTTGTGACGAGAAACCTCAGGTATAGTTCAAAAGGTGATGCCATGGCCGCCCGCTAGGTGTGCGCTTTGCGGAATAGCTGTTCGAGCAGAGTTGCGCCGTCTCTCCCCCCAGCCAGACGCTCGACCTCGCGCCCGTTTTTCAAAAGCACGATCGTCGGAAACGTCGTCACATGATGTTTCTGCGGCCTGAGAGGGTCTCGCTTCACCTCGACAAGGCGAACCTTTACGCTCGGATATTTACGGGAAAGGCGTCGAACATTGCCGCGGGCCGTCTCGCTCTCGCTCTCGCCGCTATCCCAAAAAAGCATTATGACGTGCTTTTTGAACTCGACCGGAGCCGCGGTTTTCCGCTCGAAGCCTTTCCAAAAGTAGCGCATCTTCCCTCTCAACCCGGCGCAATTTCCTGGGCCGACCTAAGCTTTTCAAGACCGTCGACCACCTCGATCAGCCTGTGCATCGACGTGCTGGCCGCCTCCTCGGGGATCTCTTTGAGCCCGATGCGGCTGGCGAGCAAACAGCTTGCAAGGCAGGAAATTGCAGCTTTCAGTTGTGGAATCTTTCCAATGAACTTAGCAATATTGTCAGGATTTACAAAGTTTAAAGCTAAAAGAGCGTCAACCGTCTGCGCGTTGTCGATGTAAGAGGCCTCTTTCAAGAGGTCCCGGCGCAGAAGCGCGGCCACCTTTTCAGCCTTGTCGCGCAAGGGTTTTTTCGCAGCCAGCTTCTCCGAAGCAAGAGGCGGCGACGCAAGACCGTAGACCTCTGCGCGGCCGCGAACCTTTGCCTCCTTTATAACGCTGGCAATTTTCTCCCGACCGCAGCCGAGCGAGGCCAGAAGAAAACCTGCCTTTGCCTCGGAAAGAAGCGACTGGTCCCAGCCGATGGCCTGGGCATATTTCTGTGCGCCCTTGATCGAAAACTGTCCGTAGCCGGTCGATATCACATGAAGAGGAAGACCTTTTGGATTCTCTTCGGCTTCCTTGATCGCGTAGGATTCGAGCGTATCCGACACCGGGCCAAAGCTCTGCATGGGGACCCACTTCATGTTTCTCGGAAGCGTATGGTAGCCGTTCATCTCGGGCGTGATGCGGTGAAGCTCCATGGAGCCGTTGGTCCGGAGTTTGATCGGGCGGCCCATAAGATCGGCGCAAACCATTCGGTAGCCATAGGGCTCGGCCTCGATGACCCGGATCGTGACCGGGATTGTGGCCAGAGCGTGCGAAGCGTCAGGCTGATAGACGAACGTTCCCGTCTGCCCGACCTTTGGCGTTTCGTCGGGCATCCGAAAGTTGGTGTTCTTCACACGAACACCGGCGATGCGCGGCTGGATGGTCGACATCGTTTTGCCGACAAAGATTTTGAGGTCAACCGGCTTCATATCAAAGTCGATGACTTTTGGAATAACCCAGCCCTCAACAGTCACACCGGTTTTTGTTTTAACCCTGAAGGAGTCGAAGGTGGTCGCCTCCTCGACTATGGTTTGATCCTCCTGAGCCAGAATCACGTTGTCCTTGCCGCTCGGAAGGAGAAGAAACTTCTCTCCGTTCTGATCGACCTCATTCATCGTGTCTTCGACGTGATCGGAAATTTTTGAGACGAGCGAGTAGCAGTCATCGCGCGAGACAGGCCCCACAAGGCTTGGCGAGAAGACCTCGTCGCTATTTGAAAGGATCGAATACTTATCCGGACTCTCGCGGCGCAGCATGACGATGCTGTTTGGAATGAGCTTATCAGCACCCTGGCGGAACTCGTTCATGTTCACGCCCTGAAGATTGGCGATCTTTTTGATAAGCTTTGCGTGACCATGCTTGTGAAAACCCGTCAGGTACTCGGGTTTTTTATTGAAAAAATCGAGGATTTTATCCCCATCCCCGACAGTCGGCGCGATCTCATCGATGAGAGGGTAGGAGGCGGTCTTCATGCCCTCCGGGATTTTCGAGACGATCGAAAGGACCTCGCCAATCGGATCCTCTTTTGCCCGCTCGGAGGCATAGGCGTAGCGGCCAAGCGAGGGCGGGTAGATTGCATTCCAGAGGTTCGCATCCTCGAAGCGCCCGAGGCCACCGTAGGTCGGAAACTCTTCGATCTTTTGAAAAGCCCCGGTTGTCATGAAGATTTCCTGGAACATCTGCGGGGTGAGAGGTAAAAGCTTTTGTTTGGCGATCATGACATCAAGGGGATAGAGCATGAAGTCTTTGACAATGATCGGAACGACGGCTGCCTTGTCGGTCGTGTTGATGATGATGGCGCCGGTCGCAGTTCCGTTCTCTTCGTCTTTTTTCTGAAACTTGACCATGACGCTCATTTCGCTCGCCATGGGAACGCGCTCTTTAAACTTTTGGATAATTTCCTCGGGCCACTGCTCGAGATCGTTGCCGAGATGGGTGAGGCTTACATCCTGCACATCGGGCGCGTCGATAAAAAGGTTCGCGGGCATGGTCATAGCTGTCTCCAATTTAAGGAAATCGTTTTTATCATACTAGCTTACCGCCTGGCTGGCTAGGGATTCCGGCCACAGCGCCGCCTGGAGCCCCGGTCGTGACGAGAGGACTGCTGCTTGCAATCGTCGTCGTGAGCCAGACGCCCTCAAAGGTCATTTCAATGGTTTTGCCGATCGCTTTCACAAGAGGCTTTGACCGCGCCTGCGGGTTTTCAAGGTCCCACATGGGTGGCGTCAGCTGCTTTATCCAATCGTCGGCTATCCCGGCGATCGGCCCTCCGGCGCCAGCCGCCTTCAGCTGGGTCGGAAGGTTTTGGGCACTTACAGGGCCGGGGTTGATCGGCGTCGCCCCGCTCGTTCCGAGGTAGTTGAGTGAGCTGAATTTATAGGTCGTCGGCCAGCGGGTGAATTTTTCCGCGAGCACCGTGAGGAGCGCCTGGGTGAACATCACCTGCTCAGGCGAATCCTTTCCGAAACTAGGTGCGGTGGCAACGAAGGGAGCCGACGTCATTACACCGCCAACCCCCGTACCGGCCCACGCTCCCACCCCTGCGCCCGTGATGATAAGGCTGTCGAACAGGATTGAGTCCTGCCAGCTCTTCCAGGCTTTCTCCACAGCACCAAAAAGGCTTTCGATGTAGGAGACGCCCTCGGGCCCGAGAGGCATTCCGTAGAGTGCGATGGCCTGCTGGGCCATGGTCGATCCTGATGGCGCCGGCATTATTTCGATACCTTGACTGTGGTGGAAAACGGGACGAGCGGTGACCCTGTGAACGCGTTGATGGTTGACGGGTAGGTCAGCACGTTTTCAGTCGCGCCGGTACCTCCATCAAGCTCGATGGTGCCAAGTGCCTTTAGCTTGACGGGAGCTTTTGCCTCAAGGTTTACAGGCCCCAGCGACTGCACGTCGATCCCCGCCTTGGCGTCGATCTTCACCTTCTGAAGGGCAGTGAAGCTCATCTCGCCAGCATTGGAAATCTTAACGGTGCCACCCGGCGCCGAGATCTCAAAATCCCCGGTGGCCAACGCATTGACCTTCACCAGTGGATTTGAGACCTCGATATCCCCGCTCTCCGTCAGCGACAGTTTGGATGTCGGATTCTTGACCTCCAAAGCCCCAGTCGCACTCAGATTGATTGTAATCAGACTATTTACGGCTACTTTAGCCGCACCTGTGGGAGAAATATCAAGCTCAAAATTTGGGATGGGACCGGACTTGAAGTTGTAGCTGCCGTCGGGGGAAATTTTTGTTCGTATCCCAATCGGTGTGCCGACGGGGGAGGGTGGGGATATTTGAAGCTCGTACACGCCGAGGTTTGAGATCGTTTCGGTGAAGCTCGGAAGTTGAACTCCCAGAACGCCAGGCACAGCAGGCCCTACCTGCCTCTTCCAGACGGTGGTGAGGTCAACCCCGCCGCGATCCTCAGTCATGATGAAGGTTCTAAGGAGGTCCCGTCGATACTCGGCCTTATGCACAGTGAGCTGGGTGATGGGATCTGATCCCCAGTCGATAGTCCCGCCGTCAGTCCTCAGTTGGTAGCGCCGGCAAAGATCGAAAATTGCCGAGCCTTTCGGGATCATGGTCCGTCTTAATGTGTCGCTGCTTACGATCTCAATCGCCCCGTTCGATTTCACCGTAATTTTGTTGCCGGCAACGGTGGAGATGACCTTGTCACCCTCGATAAGCTTTGCTGGTTCATCGCCTGTGACCGTCGCAGCGTTTCGGGAGAGAGGCTTAAAAAAGCCAAAAATAAAAGGTTCGCCATCGACGTAAAAAACAAGCCCTATCGAATTTTTGCGAGGTATTGAGGTGGACTCATCGCCTTCCGGATTACTATCTAGGTTGACCCACTGGCATCGAGGGATGTAATTATCATTAAGACTACCCTTACCCAGAAATGTGACAACCGTGCAGTAGCGCTCCTTCGCAAAGACTTCGGTAATTCGTCCGAAGGCAAAACCGAAGGCCTGCTCCTCGCGGGTGGGATGCTCGCGCTCGTATATTGAAGCGTCCATTCCGGCATTTCTCCGTGCATTCTCATGGGGTTTCTGGTCAGTCCCGAGTATATAGCCTTAGGAGCCATTTGCCGATGTCATTTCAAAAAACGATTTTATGCGGCGAGATCATCACCGACCCCGAGCTCAGATGGAACCAGGCGGGCGTCGCCTGCTGTGCGTTTCGCTTGAAGACGGCGGAGAGCTGGATCGGTCCGGACGGCAGCGTGCGCGAGGACGAAGAGAGGCATCGCGTGCTCGTGTGGGGAAAAGACGCAGAGCGCATCTCAAAGGATTTCAAAAAAGGCCACCTCGTAGTCGTCGAAGGTCGGAACAAAACAAGGGCCTGGAAGAGCGAGAACGGGGTCACGATCGACATCACGGAGGTGGTGGCCGTACCTAACGGCGTAAGGTTTTGCGGAGGAGCCGCCCTCGCCGAAAGTCGCCCCGCACGACCCGAGGCTTTCCCGGCTCCTCGACAGGATCCGCCTCCTGAGAGCGCCAAACAACCGTCCCCGGCAGCTCCCGAGGCTGCGGTAAAAGAAGAAAAGCCTTCCGCTCCCAAAAAGAAGACTCCAATCAAAGCCGCCGCCCCCAAGCCCGACAAGGTTCCCGTGGACCTCGCCGTCGCAGACGATTTACCCTTCTGATCGCCCGTAAACTTTACGGCTTGAGTTTTTCCGCAGGTCAGCCCAATATCGGGCTGGCGATGAATTAACACCGACCGAGGAATCAGTATGAATTTGAGTGAGTTGACAGACCGAGTGGCCGCAGCTAGCGGAGCCAGCAAGGCTCAAACACGCGAGATAATCAAAACAACATTCGACGCCATGCAGCTTGAGGTCGCCAAGGGTGGCCGGGTTTGCATCGTCGGCTTTGGAAGTTTTTACCCCTTCGCCCGAAAAGAACGGGTGGGGCGTAACCCCCAGACGGGAGAAGAGGTAAAAATCCCGGCAGGCCCCGTGCCACGCTTTAAGCCGGGCAAGGAGTTCAAGGATACGATGGCCAAGGAGAGTCCGGCAAAAGCGCAGCGTCGCAAGGCCAACCGTAAAAAAGATTGAAGGTGCACCGGAAGCTCCGGCTAATCCTTCCCTGTGAGTTTTCCGATAGAGTGCCAGTGCTCAATAGGCTAGGCTGATCTTAAGACCACCGAAGCTTTGCTGGGCAAGGAGGGCCGTATGAACGGTCTGACGACTGGCCTCCCTATTTTTCTGCGGCGCTTTCTTTGCCGCTTTCTCCCTCATTCCGACAGAAGGCTGGGCCCGGATCGAAACGAGCTGTGGGCAGACGGCGATCTGTCCCCCAGCACGGAAGTCTGCATCTGCAGGCGGTGTCTCAGAGTGAAGCGGAAACCTGCCTAGCCCCTTCTTTTTTCAAAGCCTCGCCAGAAAGCTTTTTTCTCTTCGTGATCTTCATGGAGACCGACCTTGGCTTCGAGCTTTTGCTCTTTCGGGCTTTCCGCAGCTTCCTGCTCCTTTGATTCCCGCCGCTCATGGCTCAGAAGGAGCGCTTTCAGATCTTTCTTCGACACATCGTCTCTCATGGCTTTTCGCTTCCTTTTTCACGGAGAATATTCAAAAACTGGTCGTTCAGAGCATCCTTTTGCGCCGAGAGCATGTCGAGGTACTCATCCACACCAGAGTCCGCTTTCCTGCGTAAAACTCTCTGCAGGAAGGTTTTTGGAACGGTCGAATGGAACTTCTGAACATGGACATTCCTCTCTTCCGGCGGAAGGTGCTCATGGCTTTTAAAGCGGACGCCCCGGCCCTCAGCCTGCTCCAGCCGTGAGGTGTTCCAGTGCGGTTCCAAAAGCTGCATCAATTTTGTGCCTTTGAGGTCCAGGCCTTGAGCGCCTGCGCCAGAGATGAGGAGGGCCTTTGCTCGTCCGGCATTATAATCCTCCACCGCTTGCTTTCGTTTCGCATCAGAGAGTGTCCCGTCAAATACAGCGTGTGGAACACCAAGATTGGCAAGATGTCGCGCATATTCCTTCACTCCGGAATCGAGGTAGTTTGAGTAGACGACCGCCTTGAAGTTAGGGTCTTTTTGCATACGTTTTTGGAACTCGTCGATCGCCCGCTGAATTTTTGGAGAAGTCTCCGTTCCCCCAAACCCTCTCGTGCTATTTGATATTTGCCGCGGTCCGGAAAGGAAGGAATTGAGCGACTTGCTCTCCTGTTTGTTTGGCGGCAAGCCTCGACGAATCTTATAACGAAGCCCAGGACCTGCCTTGTCGAGGACGAAGTCGTAATATTTCATCTGCTCGGCATTCATCGGGACCTGGATCGTCTCGCGGCTCACAGCGGGAAAGTTCTCCCGCGCCGGCGCGTGATAGTCCACATAGCCCTTCACGAGATCAGCGAAGCGCTCGGGGTTTTTGATTTTGTACTCGACCCCTGGTTTTGCCCCATGAAAGATTCGGGCCAGGAGTCCGGGGCTTTTCATGACCTCTGCTATGAAGGCCTTGTCGAAGGCCTTGGGGTCGGACGGTATTTTCGTATCGCCACGCACCATGGCCATAAGAGGGCCGATCTCGTGCGGGTAGTTGCGGATAGGAGTGCCTGTGAGAAGAATCCGCTTGTCGTAATCGCGCGCCTTTTGAATCATCTCCTGAGTCCGCTTGCTGTCGGTGCGACCGAGCATGTGGGCCTCATCGACCACAAGAGCGTGGCCCGTAGGTGGCGTCTTCACGGCCTTTTCGTAGCTCATGATGTTCGGCTTGTGGCCAGTCGTATGCTTTTGTACCTCTTTCGCATAGTTCTGACGAAGAGCCGCTGGTACAACGACATCGGTTTCGTCACCTTGCGTCGCGGCCAGGGAGGTGAGCGTCTTGCCGCTTCCAAGGCCGTGATAGACAAGAACGCCCGGCTTTTTACCGAGCCTTTGCTGAACGCGGATCTGCTGCGGCTCCAGCTTGGTTGTGGTTTTTAGTTTGGCTCTCTTCTCAAAACCCAGCCAGAAGCTGTGCATTACCGTTTCTCCTCCGGAAGATTCAAATGGTGCCAAGCATAAGCTCTTCGTCTTCGCCCGTTCGCGCAAGATAGCGGAGGTATTCCTTCTGTTCTTTTGGAGGCATGGCGAGAACTCTTTTGGCTTCCTCGATACCCCGCTTCTGGGCGATCGCCCTAAGGACCCCGGCCAGCCCGCCGACAGCCAAGCCGGCCGCACCTCCGGCAAAAGCCCCAGGGACAGCGCGGTCCGCGGCACCGAAAAGAGCCCCCGTAACCCCGCCTAAACCAGCTCCGACGAGACCTCCTTTTAGTTTCGACAGCGGTTTTTTCTGCGCTGATTCTTCGAGCTCTTTTTTAAGAACACGAGCCTCGTAATCGTAGTCGTAAGCCCGCTTTTCAAAGCCGTTCCAAAATGCATGCATCAGTATTTCCCTTCCTTGCCTTTGCCAAACTCCGCTCCGTAGGCGAACGCCGGGATCGGATGGTAGTCACTCGTATTCGTGCTCCAGCCTTGCGAGGCCCCGGTCGTCAGCGCGCGCTGCAGCTGCTGATAGCCGAGAGCAGCCATCCAGTCTTTTCTCAAAAGAGGCAGATTGCGCACGGATTTGAGAAGTGGCGCATGAACTATGGGATCCTTTTGAATCTTAACCGTTTTCACCGTGGCCGAAAGCCGGGAGATGTCCTCAGGGGTCATCTCGTGCCCCGCGCGAAGGCCTCCGGCAGACTCGGCGAGCTTAAAGCCGAGGCTCTCTTCGATCGGCACGTCCTGGGCGAGGTTTTTGTTGTGGTGCTGGGCCACCGTATAGGGGATCACATCCCCCGGAAGATAACCCGTCCCTTTGGGAGCGTTCTGCACCTGGGTCGTATTGCCCATGGACCGCACAACGGTCTCAAAAATCTTTTTGTGGAGATTGACCCCCTGGCCCTCGTAGCTCTTTTTGAGCTCGGTGGCGAGGTAGTCCTGGGCGGCGTCCATCCCGAGGTGTTTCACGAGATCCTGGGGCTTGATAGGCCCCTCAGAAAGCGGCTCACCACGCCTGACCTGCGAGCCCACCTGCACGCGAAGAGGTTTGCCCTGAGGAACATGCGCCTTTGTGTCTTTACCGATCGTCACGACAAAGCCGCCACCAAGACCCTTTTCGATCTTTGTCACCCGGCCATCGACCGGGGCAAGTGGCGCAGCGCCTGCGACCTGCTTTGGCATCTGAAGAAGCTGATCGATCCGGGCGTAGCCCTGAACGTCGGCCCCTGTGCCGGCAGCCCCGCCCGTGTGGAAAGTTCGCATCACCATCTGCACCAGCGGCTCACTTATCGTCTGGCCTGCCTTGGCACCGATGTTCTCGCCTATCTCAGGCATGTGACCGTGCTCGTCGAGGCCATAGCACTTCGCGCATGTGCCTTTTGGGGCAAGACAGCGAAGTGGCGAGCGGACCTTGATGCTTGAAAGACCGCGTTTTTTCAGCTCGTTGACCACCTTCGTGTCAACCAGGGTATTGTGAGAAAAGCCGCCCTGATCGCCCGCGAGGAAGCGGTCGTAGACATCGGTGTCCTCGATCTTGTGAGCGACCCCTTCTTTCGTTCCGCAGTCCTCTTTTGATATGACGTTTCCGATTGTGGTCGCCATGATGTCTTTTGAAAAGGCCCCGGGCAGCGAGGTCTGGATCGCCCTATCCATCATGCCTCGACGAGCCCCGTACATGCTGATCCAGTAATCGCCGACGTCCAGGCCTTCGGCGTAGGATTTTTTTATTGGGGTCGGGATAATGCGGCCCTTTTCGTCGCTCATAAAAAGAGGGGTCGCCACGATCTGCCTGAGCTGGCTTGAGTTGCCGCGCGCCCCTGAGCGGACCATATCGAAAAGCGGATTGTCTTTCCCTTCGAGCTTTTTCTCGATGACCTTGTCGATAAGGTTCGCCGCGCGCTTGTTGACGTCCATAAGCCGGGCCTGGTCGGTGGTCGCCGCAGCGGCTCTGGATGCACTCTCGACCACCCTGTCACGGATCGTCCCAAACTGCGCAATGTCTTCAAGACCAAGTGTAAAGCCTCTTTCGTATGCGTGCTTTTCACCTTCGGCCTTGAGGTTGGCGACGATACTCGCATAGTCCTGCGGCGGCAGCTCTTTTGAAAGCTTCATGACAAGAGCCCCGGTCGCCTTTTTATCAAGGACACCCGTGACCTTATATTTCTCAGGCAGAAAGCGATTGAGGCTCTGGCGGCCAGCCGGCGTTTTTGAAAGGTAGAAAAGCCCAATCTGCGCCTCCTGGGAGGGCTGAATCATAAGCTTGCCCGACCCCGGCTGGAAGAGATTGCGCGAGGGCTTCAGCCGCTCGGCCTCTTTGTTGGCCTCATCTCCAATCGGCACGTGAACCGTCATCGTATCGCCGTCGAAGTCAGCATTGAATCCTTGAACGATAAGAGGCGGGATCTTGATAGCCTTGCCGTCGGTGATCTTGGGCTTAAATGCCATGATCGAGAACTTATGCAGCGAAGGGGCTCTATTCAAAAGAACATGCCGCTGCTTCATGACATTATCGAGTGCTCGGCGCGCAGTCTGCGTTTTCTTCTTGATGGCCTCTTTCGCGTCGAGGGGGTTCAGTCCGAAGTTGCGAAGCTCGCGCACGACGAAAGGTTCAAAGAGCGACCACGCCATAGGCTCGGGCATCGCCATTTCATCGACGCCAAGCGAGGGCTCAGGGATGATCGTCCCGCGGCCGACATAGTCCTGCTGCTTTGAGAGGAGCTTGCTGATAAAGAAGCCCTCTTTTGGCTGACCACCCGTGCCGCCCTTGATCTCGGCTATAAGGCCGTCCTTCGGCTTTCCTTTCATGGTCGTATTCGTAAGACCGACGACACCCTTCACGTGCTTATAAAGATCGGCGCGGACATCAGCCTTCGCATCCTCCGAAAGCAGGTCCATGACGGGAAGGTTCATCACCGTGTTGACGACGCCCACGTTCTGATAAAGATCGTTCACGGGGGATGTCGCCACCTCGCCCGTTGGCAGTGGGTAGATGGGTCTATAGATGGGAGGCAGCACCGGAAGCTTTCTTCGGATGTAGGCCTCTTCAGGACGAAGACCTGTCTGCTTCAGCGCCGATAGGTAGCGAAGCTTTTTGTTCATGTCGTCAAGCTTCGAGCCAGTCGCATTCTGCGCTTTTCGCGTAAGGTTCTTAAGCTCCGCGTCGACGTCCATTTTCTTTAAAAGTGTTTCGATTCCCGCGCCGCCGGTGACGCCCGTATGCTCGGTCGTGAGGCTGCCGTCAGGTTTAACGAAAAGCTTTCCTGCAACGATCTCGTCAAATTTCCCCGAGAGCCCGAGAAGTTTTCTCGCTGCCTCTTCAAACGCCGGGTTTACGACGGGCTCCTTCAGCTCAAGATGGCCCCACTTGGTTCCCTTGAGGCCGCCGAAGATCTTGCCATCGAAAAACCCGCCCTTGACGGGCTGAAAGTCCTTGGCGTGATAGAAGTGCGCCTTCTGCACGCCGCCGCTGCTCATCTTTTCGATCTGGGCGTCCGTGAGAGGGGCAAGCGTGAGTTTGGTCCCCTCCTTTTGGACATCGATGCCGGCCCCCTTCAGATAGGCCATGAATTTGTCGAATACAAACGGGGCCTTGGGCGGCGGCAGCTGCTGGCCGCTACGAAGTGCCTTCCAGTATTCGTCGTTGACGTTCGCTTTCAGCGAGCTCATCTCACGAAGGTTTGCCCGCGCCCCGTGGGAGAGGAGCGAATACATCGTCAGAAGGTCGAGCGATTTTGAGCCTTCCTCGCCGCCTGTTTTCAGGGGCTGAAGGTTACTGTCATACGGCATCCCAGGTCCGCCCTGGCGAACCGAGAAGTTGCCGGCCGATTGCTTGAAGAGCTTCAGGATGTATGGGTTTCCGACGTGCACCTGACCGAGGCTTTTGCCAGTCGAAGGATCAAAAAGTTCTTCCTTGTCAGACACCCCGTTTTCTTTAAGAAACTTTCGAGTTGTGCCAAGATAGTTTTGTCCTGTGAAGTTTTGAACCTTGTATGGAGCCCCAGCTTTGAGAGCCGCCTTGCCTGCAGCAGACTCGTAGATCTGACCAATGTTGATTCGTCCAATAACTCCGTGAGGATTGAGGAGGATATCGACAGCTCCGCCTCCAGCATCCTTCGGCATCTGTCCATCGGGGAGGATTTTTGTGATGATGCCCTTGTTCCCCATGCGTCCCGAGAGCTTGTCGCCGATCTTTGCGCGCTCCTCGGTTCGTATGAAGACCGTGATCGTTCCCCCAACTTTAACCACTTCAGTGACAACGCCTTCGTCCTCGCCCGTCCAGCGAACGCTGGCATCCCGCGGTCTATCCGCGAGGGTTTTGGAGATAACCGCGATCTGAGCATCCCGATTCTTCCTCTCCATTGCTGCGATGATAATATCACCCGAGCGGACGCGCGAACCTTTTTTGATAACGCCATCAGAACCAATTTTTGAGGCGTTGTCCGGACTCAGGAGCGCCGGGTAGTTCAGCCGGAAAAGCCCCTTGTCGAGAGTTGACTGGGGTGTTACCGCGTAGGATTTTTTGTGTATGTGCTCGCTCGTGAGCTTCTCAGCCGCAGACTCCGAGATTACAATCCCGTCCTCGAAGTTGTAGCCCTTGTAGGGAATATATGCGGCGCGCAGGTTTGTGCCGAGCGCCAGCGTCCCGCCTTTTGTAAAATTGCTCTCCGCGAGGAGCTGATCCTTTTTCACCCGCTCCCCGACCTTGACCACGGGCGTATGATGGAGAAAGCTTTTCCGGTTGAGCGAGAAGTTATTATAGAGGCTAATCTTCCGATCACCTCCAGCCGTCGTAAGAACGATCTCGTCCTCGCCAACCTTTTTTACAGTGCCTTCTTCAGGGGCACGAATCGCCACCTGGCGCCCGACGACCTCCTCCATGGATTGGCCGGTTGAAGTTCCGACTTGAACAAGCGGCGCCTCCCGGTGCTTAAGGCCGATGGCCTGCTCCAGCATTTTCGAGGCCATCATCGCCCGGTTCCCCTGGTTTGAGGGAAGAAAGGGGACAAGGTTTGTCGATGGAGAGAAAAGGGCCTCGGCGGTTGGCGTGAAGTAATCCACCTTGGAGACGGGCACCATAACGATCTGCCCGCGGTAGAGGGCCTTGACCGTATCGCCCTTTTGCCCCGGAAAAGCCACGTACTTCTCCCAGCTTTCAATTGGCGTGAGAGCCTCAGGCTGCCCCGTCTTTGCATTTTTCAGGATGGCCTTAAGATTCTTGCCGTCCTTGATCACGCCCATTGGAAGGTGGAGGTTGACGCCTATTCGTTCTGATTCAGGCGTGTGGACGGGGTCTATGAAACCGTAATGCGAAGGGTGGACCTGCCGCATCTCGTCTTTGATTGCATGGCGCGATGTGATCCCGCCCGAACCCATGAAAGTCGCCTTGTGTCCGCCGGATAGCATCTCAAGGGGATTTGTCTGCTCGGGCGTTGCCGCCTTGTCGTCCTGCGTGAAAAACCCCTCGACCGTAGACGAGAACGCGGCCGGGTTTACGAGCTGGCTTATCTTCACACGGCGCGGGTTATCGACCTGTCTTCGGATCTTGCGCTCCAGCTCTGTGCGGTTCTTTTCAAGACGCTCGGCTATGAAATCCTCCACGCTATGGATTTCTTTAAACGCGAGGGAGTCCCTGTCCACGGGTTCTTTTTTTCCAAGCTGCACATCAAGAAGGTTTTTGGACGCGGCCAAGAGCATTGGCCCATCGACCCTCTCAAACGAAGTCCCAAGCACCAGTTTCGTCGTATCCGCCGGCAGAGACGTTTTTCCAAAATACTCTCTGAGACCATCTTTTTTAACCCCGAACGCGGTTTCAGCACGCTGCACCGCTTTCGGATCAGTATTTTTGTTGGCCGCCTCTAGTTTGGAACCCCAGGTTTGAGCCATGAGTACAGGAGAGACGCCGAGATGAGTAAGAATAGGATAAAGAGGAATATTCGTCTGACCCCCGCCGATTTTCTGGATGGTGAAGACACCACTCCTCTCATCAAACGCGAGGTCAAAGTTCCTTCCTCGTGCCAGGTTAACTTGGGTTTTGAGTTGTCCATTTTGCTTCCTTATCGTGTAGACGCCAGAGCGCAGGCGAAGCTGGTTGTTCACCTGATACTCGTTGCCGGCGACGATATACGACGAGCGCGCCGTTGCCGTTGGAAGAAGAAAGAGCCTCACTTTCTCCGCGCGGTCAATCACTTTTCCTGTCGAATTTTCGACGAGTGACAGCGAGGCGTACACAGGAACCCCCCATGTCCCCTCACGAAGCTTTGTCTTTGCCTGGCCGGAAAAGTCGTCCGGAGCGGCTTTGTCGTCGGTCCAGACGTTATCAAGCTTCATCGTGCGGATTCGCCCAGTCACCGGAAAAATCGATCGGACGGCATTTACCGCAGCACTCTTCACCGATTCAGTTTGCTGTTTGGCGTCAAAATTTCGCATAGAAGTTGATATAAGCCTCCTGGCGGAGCGTTTAACTTTTCACTTTGAAAGGGGTTCTATAGACAAACTAGAGTAGTTTTCGTGAAAAATCACCTTTTCTTTCCGATGAGTTGTTTCTGAATGAACTGGCTTTACACAAGGAAGGCAAGCCATGTCGATTAACGCTGAATTTGAAGCTGAAGTTTCGTCTGACCACGATAGTCCTTTTTCAAAAGCGCCCGGTGGAAACCCTTTCGGGGGTTTTGCGGGAGAGACGGGTGGAAACCCATTCCGCGATTCCCCCGGGGCGCAGCAGCGGAAATCGCCAAGCGGCGGATCGAAGCCGAACTTTGTGGTACGCGCGTGGCGAGTTGTGAAGGACTTCTTCGTCGGTATCGGAAGGGCTGTATTTTCACGACAGTTCTGGGTTGATTTTATAGCAACAGCGCTCCGTGATGCGCTTGCCGCTCTTGGGTATTCGATCGGCATGCGAATGGTCAAGAAAGCTGCGGCGACCGGTGACATCATCTTCCGTGACAAGAGCGGAATGGTGTCAGAGACTGAAGCAGCTGCGCAGGGTACGGCGTATGCGAGCCAGCAGTCCTGGCCGCCAAGAGCAAGGCCATCAGGTGGTTCCGTCCAGGACAATCTCATGGCTTACCCCGCTGACAGGCCGTACGCACAACGGTCGTTTGTAAACTGAGAAGGTTTGCGCATCGGTGCGCCCTGGGATCCCAGGGCGCATTCTCATTTTTTTAGCTATGCCCATCAGTAGTTCCGCGGGCCGCCGCCCGCTTGAACAGGCTTCACCTCAGGCGAATCGGTAAGCTTTCCGAGTCCGTAAAGACCGCCTCCAGCAGCGATGGTGCCAAGCGCCGCCTTCTGCTTGAGTTTAAAAAGAGGACTTTTGCTCGTTCGCTTGTACCAGTGAAGAGGCATCATAAGGCCCTCAGCCATGCCCGCAGCGAGCTTTTCCTCAAACGCTTTCAGAGCAATGTTCTTTCCTGCCATGTCACCACCAGCTCCAAGTGATCCTGAATCGAGGTGATGCGCCCTGTGTCCGGGTCCATCTCCCGATTCGATATTTTTTCCTTGATGCGGTCGAGGATCTGCGCGTTTGGGTTATTCAGGATCGCCTCGTACTCTGCGCAGTCCTCTTTGTCATTGAGGTTGAACCGCTTTACAAATTTTCTTGTCGTATACATTAAACCGCTCCCTGCCGCCGCGGAACCTTCTGCTCAGGCAAAGGGTCCATGCCTACGCCGCCACCACTGGGCGCTGGCGTGGGAGAGCCTGCACCACCTTGCATCGGCGCGGCTTCGCCCGAGCCCTCAGCGCGCAGCTGATTGAGACGGGTTTCGATACGCTGACCAACCTCGGGCATTTTTTGTTTCACCTCGGAGAGCGTAAGGGCGGCTTCACCGGGCGAAAGGCTCATCAACTGGCGAGCCCAGGAATCGACTTTCGAGTCGATTTGCTGACCAAGAGCCTTGTCTTCCTTGCCGCCGGCAGCCGCTCCACCTGCTGTGCCCGGCAGGCCTTGAGCCGTAGCAGCGCCGGGTGCGCCCCCTCCAGCTCCGCCTCCAGGGCCGGCAGGTCCGCCTGCAGAGGGGTCACCGCCGCCGGGTGCATTTGGATCAGTTGGCTGATCGAGGGGACCAGGAATCCCAAGCCTCTGAGCCCGCTCCTGTGCAGCCACCTGGGCCTTCTCGGAAAGCTCCTGAAGTGTCTGCTGATAATTAAACTGAATGAGCGAGGCCTCACCCTGCGAGCGTGCACCTGATTTGCTTTGTAGATCCATGATGTAGTTCTGGACATGCTGCTCTTCGATAAGTTTTTTGGTTTCCGACTCGTAGTCGTAGCCGAGTTCTGTGAGAAGAGTTTGGTCGCTGATCTTCCGCTGAGCGTTAAGCCCGATGAGCTGCTGATTCCTTTGAATATCGTCAGCCATACGAAAGTCGGAGAACCGGATATCCTTTACGTCAGAGAGGTTGAGCCATGTGCGCAGCTTGTCTTTCAGCCAAAGAGTAAAATCAAGAAGCTGGCTTCTATTCTGGATAAAGTCGTTCTCGAGCGTCCGAAGCGAAACGCTCGACCCTGTCCAGTTGAGACCACCAAAGAGGAACTCCTGCGGAAGCCCGAGCCCACCGACAACTGTCTGCGTGATGTAGTTGATTTCAGGCGCGAGGAGGAGCGCTTTTCCGTCACCACCAAGTCGCCCAAAGCCAATCGGGATAGGGATAACACCTTTGAAGTTGGGATCGCGGCGGTGCTTTGTGATGACGTTTTCAACCTGCTGCCGCCAGCTGGCAAGGTCCGTATGAATGTAGGGGTCCTGCTGCGCGTTTGGAAGCGGGTAGATCATATCGAAGGGGACGATATGCTCCATCGCAATCGCTTCCTGCGCACGCCTGAGGGTATAGAGGTAATACATATCCTTCAGGACGTGGATGATTGCAGGCTTGCCCCAGCCCTGGTCCTGCTCAGCCAGTGTCGGAGCTTTCAGGTGTTTGATGTTATCTGAGTTGAAGCGAATCATCCGGCGGTTTTTAAGAGCTTCAAGGACGATGATGGGAATGTCCTCGATGATGTCCTTGTCGCCGCGAAGGATGGCATTACGAAGCTTTCCGGGCACCGAGTACATATAGATGTAGCGGCCCGTATATTCGTTGAACTTGATGTGGATATTTTCAGGGTTCCAGCGGACTATCCGGATCCCTTTTCTACTTCGATAAGGGACGTCTTTTACGGTCACCTGCCCCGTGTGGTTGCAGCGTGAACAGGTCCCCGAGAACTGATAGTCGGCCCCGCGAAACGTCCAGTCCCATTGGCGAATAGGCTGGCTGTTGCGACATTCCTTACAGACGAGAAACCGCGTGAAAGGGAAGTGGATACTGACGAACGCGTTGCCGTAAGTATGGTAGTCGAGGTTAATCTCCATGAGCTTGTCTTTGATGAAAAGCTCTTTGTTGAGAATCTTGTCCCAGACGTTACGGTTGCTCTCCTGGTCGTCCTCGATGATAAGGTCTGTGATCGGGTACCGCGAAACCTTCTTCATCGCAGCCCCGATGAGGGGGCTGTTGTAGTAGTAGTAGGTGCACCAGCGGAAAAGCTCCTTGATCGTCGGCGGCATGTACTGCTGCGCGAGGTCAAAGAACTGGTTTGGATACCGCTGGCCCCTCATGTCTCCGAGGGCAAGCGAGGGCTCGGCCAGGCGTTCCTGTGGGTTGGTCATTCGCGGTACTCCAAGGGATAGCGATAATCAAGGTCCACCAGAATATCAGTCAGAAACTGATAGGCGAGGTAGGGCACTTCGATTTCGCGTGAGAATTGAACCTCTTTTATTTCAAACTGTATCAGGGCCCCCTGGAGGACCGGAACCGAAAAGCGACCGTCCGGCCCTGTGAGAAAGCGGAGCTTGTGCCGCGTAATTTGCGGAACCTTTCCCTGAGCCTGTGGGTAGCGGATAAGCTGTATTGAGATCTCGGCGTCCGGGTACCGCACACCCTGAAGATCAGTCACGATACCTTCAAGGACACAGACGGCGCCGGTGTAGGCGACCGCCTGCCGATAGCTCGTCTTCAGGCTCTCATTGCCAAAGCTATCGACCGTTACGATCGCATAGAAATCCTCGGGAACTCCGTCGGAATCGGCCCACTCGACCATTTCCTCAGGGTCCTCAAGCGCATCGACTTCGGCAACGAGAAGATCCTCTGATTTTTCCGTGATCGTGCGCGCTGTGAGCTGAAGATCGGCCAACGCGGTCCCGCCCGTGATCTGCACAGAGCCCGGCGCACTTCTGATATTCGAGCGCACGAAAAAATAAGCGCTGTCGGCGTTTGACGCGAAAGCCTTGCCGCCCGTGAGAACGGCATTTATCTGATCGACCGCGCTCGCCGTGCCGGAGAACGTTATGGTTTGCGTCGAGCCGCCGTTGAGTTTCAGGGAGAGGGTTTTGCCGACGAGAGCCGATGGCAGTGCCGCAAGCGCCCTGAAACCGATCATGCTGCGGTAGACCTTGTAGCTGGCGACATCTGACCCGGGGAAAGGGGCCCACCGAAGGTTAATCACGGAATGTCCTCCTCAGGCGGCAAGGCCACGGTAAAACCCACTACAGGCGGGTTGATGTAGTAAACATCGAAATATCGAATCTGTGGCCCGATCTGCCCGAAGTCATGGCCGATCCCGGCACCATCCATAAACGTCACGACCGTGTTGGACGGAAGAATCTTCATACGAACTCCGTTGTGCCCTCGTCCTCGTTGAGATCGAAAATCGTTTTGTGGTTCTGGCGCACAACGCCGTTGGGCCAGCGAGCCTGCTGGATTCGGCTCAGCGATTCAAAAAACGCCCGCGCCCTCACACCCTCCAGAATGATCTCGCCGATCGTGGTCGTATCACCCTCGTCGCGGAAGGTGATGGTTAGGACGCCCGTGTTTTCGTCGGTCGAGTGCCTCGTTATAAATTTGGTGAGCGTCGTGAAGTCCATGTCACCCCACAGTTATGAAAGCGGAGCGCCCGGAGATGTCGGTCGCGCCATCATTGATAAGCATCTCGATATAGTAGCTTCGATCCGCGGCGGGCGGGACGAACGGCATGCTGAAGGCGAAGACGCCGTCTGCATTCGGCGAGGCGAGGTTCGCCTCCCAAAGAAGAGCGCCTTCGGTGCTCTTGACCTTGATGCGTGCATTGCTCGCCGAAAGGAAGGGTGCTCCGTTCTTTTCAAGCCAGACTATGACTTCCTGCGTTTCATCGCTGGAGTTCAGCGTCGTGGACATCCTGCAGAAGGCGGTGTTGATCGTGATTTCCTCAACATCCTCTTTCGTTGCAAGGTCTGAGATATCAGGCCCGAAGCTCTGAGGATCCTGCGTAATCGTCCGGCTCGGGTAGGTCCAGATTTCGGCTGCAGTAGCGCCCCCGCCCCCGCCACCGCACACGTTGTCGATCTCGCTTAGGATATTCGCCTCGACCGTCGAAAGCTGCGAGCCTGTTGCAGGGTCGCTTGTGATCTGATCGGTTTTGGCCTTCACAAGATTCACCGTCGCCTGGAGCGTATTGAGCTTGGCTTCGTTCTGATTGATCTCGGAGGTCAAAGCCGTTTGAGTGCTCGACAGCTGGGCCGTAGTGGCCAGAGGGGCGAGGTCCGCGGCCTGTACCGTGCCTCTTGTCGATACCGCGACGTCGAGCCTTGTAAGACGCACATCGCTGGCCAGGACCGGATTTGTCGGACGCGCGAGAACGCTCGTCTCCTTCGCCGGATCTGGCGGGAGGTTGTCTGTCTTGGACTTGATGCCGGTGGCCTTGAGGTCGAGGTTGGCGATGGCTATCGACTGAGCCGAGAAGCCGCCTGTCACAACGGAAGCGGAAACCGGATCGGACGGCAGGTTGGTCGTTTTCGCCTGGATGGCGGATACGTCGGCCTGCATCGCATTGACGAGAATCTGCGTCTGATTGTCACCCGAGGTGATGAGTCCTGCCAGCGAGCTCACGGTGGACTCCTGAGCCACACCGGCGAGAGCGGAAGCGACCTGTGAAGCCGTTGCGCGGGTCGAGACCTGGGCATCGAGCATGTCGGCCACACGTTTGCCGAGAGAGCCGTTTACGGTCGCCTGCGAAGCCAGATGATCCCAGATGGCCTTGACCGAGGCCGCGGGCAAGCTGAAGCTCGTCAGCTCGCGCGTGCCGTAACTCCAGACGCTGGCGGCGTCGAGGATCGAGCGGCTCGAAATCGTTGCGTCGAGGTTGTTGAGCCGCGGGTCGTTGGTCTTCATGATAGGCGTAAAGTCGATCTTGTCGTAGATCGCCGTGTTGTTGCGGTTGTCAGGACCAACGATGTAGTCCCGCGTCAGGTCGAGACGGGTCTGAATCTCATTGATGTCAGGGCGCGTCAACACAGTGGCGTTGACAGCCGAGACCGAGGCCAGCGTTGCCGGATCGTTCGGTATCAGATCGGTCCGGGCCTTGATGTTGATGAGAAGCAGCTCGTTGGCGTCAATTTCGCCGATGATCTGGCTTTGGCCTGTTTTGATGGCTGCAAGCCCGTACACTCCGGAGTTCACGGCGAGGTTTGTGTTGGTGACGGTGCCTTGAACACTTGTCAGCTGGGCCTGAATCGAGTTGAGATCGCTCTCAAACTCTGTGATTTCAGTGACCGCCGGTACATAGCGCGTTGCCCCGTTCTCGATCACGGTCGCCTCAACGAGAGCCTGATATTCGTCCGTTCCCGAGGTTATGCTAAAATTATAGTAGTAAGCCCCCACTTTGACTCCGTCGGGCGTCATCGCAGCTCCCGCCACGATGTCGATGCCTGTGTCGAGTCTACGTATCCTTATTGTGGGGGTGCTATCCGGGGCCTCAGCGTGCCCCGTCTCATCATAGAGCCGCAGGTGGAACTGGTAGGTTTTGGTTCCACTCGTCGGCTTCACCAGCCTCTCAGGAACAATAAACCGCACCGTTGTATTGTTTTGAATCGTCCCGATCTGGGCGGCGACGGCGTCGACCTTTGTTTCGACGACATTGATTTCGCCTATGATGCTCGACTCGGCGGCGGTCAGCTGCGTGGCCAGAGCCTCGATCAAAATCTGATTCTGATCAATCTCGCTTTTCAGCAGAGCTGTCTGCGAGCCGACGTAAGGTATGATGGCGTCGATCTTCGTCTCGTTCCCGTTGACCTCTGCTATGACAGCCAGTTCACTGTCGCCGATCGCGCCGAAAATCTGCGACAGACCGTAGGTGGGGCTGTTGAGCTCGGCCAGGGTCGAGAGCGCGGATTGCCGGATGACCTGGACATAGTTGCCGAAGGTGTTCGGAAGGTTGTGTGGTGCGACAAGAGCGTCCCATACCGCAGCGGCGATTCCGGTTGGGGTCGAAGCTGTAAGGCTGCCGAGAGCCTCCCCCGTTGATCCAGGCGATGTGTGAGCAGAGAGCAGCTCATCCCATACTTCATCAACCACAGCGGCTCTGGATGCTGACGACAACGCGTAGTCCGTCTTATCCGAGACGACCTGCGCATTCGCGTTGACATTGGAACCGGTGAAGGTCAGCTGATCGGTTTTGACTTTGATTGCGGTGACGTCGGCCGCTGTGGAGTCCGCGACGGCTTTAACCGCAGCGATATCAGCAGAGACGGTCGAGACCGGCGTCCCAATCTTCGTTTGAATGTCATCCGTATCGGCCTGCACACCGGCAATATCGGAGGTCAAATCGTTGAACCTTGTGAGCGCATCGGACTCAGCCTGCCGAGTGGAGACATCAACATCGAGCCGCTTGCCAAAGCTCCCTGCTGCTGTGTGACCAGCCTGGAGCTCATCCCAAACGGCATCGACCAGCTGGGCCTCGGCCGCCGGAGAGAGAACGACACCGCTCGTCCCCGTATCATCGAGAATCGCTGCAGTGTCCGCTTTCACAGCGGCGACATCAGCACTGAGCGAGGCGCCGACAGGGGTCCCGATTTTTGAATTGATGGTATCGGCAGTGGATTTGACCGCCGCAATGTCGCCCGCCAGTGTCGTGACAGGGGTTCCGATTTTGGATTGAATGTCATCCGTGTCAG